GGGAATTCGAACAGCTCGGACAGAGGCACAGCGTCGCCGTCTTGAAGATCGTGGATTTGCTAGTTTGACGGAAGGTCAGGTCGATCTGGGAGAGGACAGGGGTTGGATGATGGCGACTGGCCGACAACATTTTGCATTGAGAATGTCCCGCATGGGGATGACTGTTGATCCAGAGACGCTTCAAGTGGCTCGGCCTTCGCAATCATATATGCAGCTATTTGAAGCTACGATGGATGCACCTCGTGGAGAAGACATTCTTACGTTGATGGAGCGTCATGACAATCCATCGAGGGTGTTATCGACAGCTCTGCATCTCCCCGACGACTTCCTGCAGACTGCGTCGGGAAGGGCGACTCTCCAGGAGATGATGCAAAGCGAGCGTCTCCCTGAATCTGTACGTGAAGAAAGATCGTACAGGACCATTCAAGGTGGAATGGCTGCGATGGCTGCGGAGCATGTGACTGGTCTTTTGACTGCAGGAGGGGAGTCTGACATCGGCGAGGACCGAGTTCGTGAGCTTCTCGGGTCTGCTAGAGGTAGAAGGGCCATTCGTATGGTGTCAGCCGCGTCAGAAGCGCGGAGTATGTTCGGGGGATCGAACTTCTTTGCTCAATCTCAGGGTCAAGAGGCCTTGACCGACGAGCAGATGGAGATACTGGACAATGTGGGTGATGCTCCTCCAGCCTGGCTTCCTTCTCGAGATGAGCGGAGACGTCAGTATCAGGGCGTCCAAAATCTCCGGACGGTGGGAGAGAGGGGGATTCCTAATGCACCGGGAACGATGTTCGAGGCTTGGACTGAAGAGTGGGTAAGAAATGACGTGCCGGTTGTTTCGCAGGACAATGTGAGGGATCGGGAGGCCAGACGTTTCCTTGAAGATGAAGGGGTCCGTTTTCCTGAAGATATTGATCAGCATGAAATCCGGGCATATGGGTATAGGCCGATTGATTTAGAACGTCAAGCAGCTGAAAGAGCTTGGGGTAGTGGAGCGACTGAGCGGGTTTGGGTTGCTGCAGATCCGGACACGTATGGGAATCAAAATGAGCGTAATATGCTTACTGGTACTACTTCCCGGGAAATGCAGGCCATTTCTATTATGCAGCGAGGCCAGGAGTTAGGCTATACGCCGGACGAAATGGCTTTTATGGCCTTGGCTGCGAGGATGGATCCTACAGATGAAGAACAGGTCAATCTGTTTCGGGAAGCTGGCGGGCGTTCTGAAGGTAGGGAGAGGCGTCTTCGTCGAGAATTGGTTACAAGTGGCCGTACAGATGAGCTGACAAACGTGCTGGCGATGGAACGGGATTTGCGGAGGGTGGAACGGGAGTACGACATAGATCGTTCAGATCCAGGTACTATAGATACTTTACAGATAAATAACCCGGAGCTTGCAGGCAGATACTCTAGAACTCGGAGAACCGTCCTTGAGACACGGGAGAGGTGGGAAGAGGAGGGTCTAAGCAGGAGTTTGGAATCTGTATCGGAGGAGACGGCCGAAGCCACTGCCGCGGCATTTGAACGTTTGAATATTCCCGAGGCGGATGCAGAACAGCTCCAACAGTTTTATCAAACTCTCTTAACTTCGGAAGCGGGGCTAAGTAACAGGGAGATGTCCGCTTTTGCTAATTTGATTGAACAGGCTGGGGGAGAAGTGTCGAGTTTGCCTAGGGTCCTTGAGTATGTGACTGCTACTCAAGTTGAGGCAGTTCGTGCTGAGCAGTTTGCTGAGACCGCAGAGGCGTTGCGGGCCGAAGGGGCTGAGCGATTATTTCAGAGTGACGATTTCCTCTCTGCTCAAGGATACGAAGAGTTCCTTCAAATTCGGGAGGAACAGAGGGATAGGGCCAGCACTCAAGGAAGAGATCCAAGTTCAGTGACCAATGCCGACGTCATGGACGAGCTGATGGAGAGGGCGCGAAACGAAGGACGGATGGATGGGGTCGACTCCTATTTTGAGACGGGCGCTTCCGGAGCTGCGGAATTGTATATGCGTTTGCAAGGAACCGGAGATGTTTCTTCGGAAGGTATGGCAGCTCTAGATGCATTGGTGGACCGGGAGAGGCGGGAGAGAATGCAAGCACTGGAAGGTAGGGATCTGGATCCCGACCAGCTCGGTGCGGAGATAGATGACATAGAGGAAGAGCTTGCACAGTATCGTAAGGACTTAGCTGCCGACTGGTCCAATGTTAGCTTCGCTGACGTCATGTACGGCTCAGGTGCGTCGATGGCTGAAGGGGGGATAAATGACGTAGAGAGGGAAATCCTTTCCATATTGCCTGGTTCCGAACGTGTATTCGGATTGCAAGCCACTATGGAAGGCGGTGGGGATGCAGAGCAGCTTCAAACAGTTCTCGCTAGTATGATTGGGGGAGGTGCTGAAAGGCAGCAGCAGTTTGCCGAGAGTATGGGTGCGGAGAGTATAGAAGATCTTGCTGCTCAATTGCAGGAAGAGGGCGTCGGCGGACAGACGTTCCAGGAGCTTGTCGGCCGAGCGATTGCGGAGGGTACGCTTTCTACACAATCCATGGAACAGTTCGAGGAACGCTCGATGCAGCAGAAGCGTGATCAGGCTACGATTCGTATGGATGAAAACCTCGATTCGGTTATCGCTGGATCAGGACGTCGAGCTCTTGTTACGGTGGCGCATGATGATGTCGACGAGCTAGCCGAATGAGTCTGACAGGAAATGCGGATGGCTGAGTATACTGTATTGGAAACCAAACGACTGCCGTTTACACGCGGCGTCTTTGTGCAGCGGATCTACGATCGTTTGAGTCCTGACTTCGTGGTCCATAACTGGACGAGAACCTATGTGAGGGCACTTAAAGCTGGTCGTCCACCGATGTTGACAACGATCAAACGGGCGATGCGGCTTCCGTTGGTTCGCCGTGTCTACCCGTCCGAGGAATAATATGCCGTACGTTTTTTTGGATGTTGAGCCGTTTGATCCGGGTTTGACTCGCGCCAACGTGTTCGACCAAAGCAGCATCCCTATTCGTCGTCCATTCATGGGCCTCTCTATCAACAAGGAGACGCATGCTGCTTTACAGGTGATTAGTCGTTCTTCGACGGCTCGTGCGCATTGGTTTCGTCTGCTTAACTCAAGCGACAATCAGGGCGAATCTTTCGGGAGCACGAATTTTATCATCACTACAGTGCGCCATGCTCGGAAAGAGGCGATTCAGCTCGTTCAATCTTTCTCTAAAACCTTTCTGTATACGTTCGGGGATACGCCTCAGTATCTCAATGTGCAGGGGGTCTTGTTGAAGTCCGAGAATTTTCCGTGGAAGACGGAATGGCTTCGGAATTACAACGAACGAATGCGGGCGAGTAAAACCGTTCAGTCCCTCGCTAGCGTCTATTTGACCGTTGAAGATGTGATCTATGAAGGCCAGATGTTAGGGTGTGATGTGGTGGATCAGGCGGACAGTAACAACATGAGTCCGCTGACTTTCTTGATGTATCTTACTAACGTCATCTATACCGATGTTGGGCCTGCCCGTTTTCCGGGTGAGGAAGGCGGAGAAGATACGACCCGAGCTTCTCGCTCGGAGTATATCCGGCTGCCGTTGTCAGAGAGAACACGAATGATCGCTGCTGGAATGGATCCGGATGAACAACATACGTACTACATCGACAGTGCGGGTAATCTTTCTTCAGCGTCTATAGAGCGGATCCGGCAGTGGGAGTTGGCTCACCAGCTTCAATGGTTGAATGACGGGCGATCATTTACAGAAGCCGCCCTACAGATTGAAAGGCTGATCAACAGCCGTGTTGGCGGGTTCGCTGCGCGTCTAGAAGAATTTGAATCGGAGATGGAAGATCTATGAGTTCTGGTGATGTGAACCTCCGAGCGTTCATCGAAGGGGTAGAGATTCCTATTATCAGCTGCCAGGTTTCTGAACAACTGTGGCAGGTCACATCGGCTAATTTGACGGTTCCCTATCATCGGTTGGGGAAGCAGATCCTCGCCCGGTCGGTGGTGCATGTCTTTGTCAAAGAACCGACTCCTATCGATTTCAAACGAAAGGAAGCGGTCGAATCTGATCAAGGGGCGGCCGGTACGTTCGATGGAACCAATCCTCTTTGGGGGTTTTTTGATACAGAAGACGCTCGTCGGTATCGAACGTTCTTCTGGGGTGAAGTTCAAGGTGACGGAAGTTTCCGAAACCCGGTTTCCGGGCAGTTGACCATCTCTGCAATCGGTTTCTCGAACTACTTTGATTTCATCCGGCAGTATCAAGCTCTTCGTGGAACTGGCTCTCTGTCCGATGAGGAGCGGCGATTTGCGGGTGTAGAGGACGCCTTCACCTCCAGTTCAGGTCGTTATGCTTCCCCTGATCGGATTGTAAATATCCTTCGTCAAGCAGAGGGAGACCTGCAAACAGGAATCCGCGATCTTCTCACGGAATTCGTTGTGCGGACGAATTGGTTTTGGAAGGATCGTTTTGCTCTTCTTCGATTTGAGGATTTGTTCCGGTCCGTCTTGAACGATGACACGGCGGAGACTTTGATGGATCTTCGTGTCTTCAAGAAGTTCATCCGTAATACGATTGGTCGCGCGGGACTCCAGATGAATGTGCGAGGTATCCTTCAGACCCTCGGACAGTTCCTGTTTCATGATCTGATTGAACATGCAGCGCCTACGTATTTTCCTTATGTCTCAGAGGAGATATTCAATACCCTCTCATCCAATGAGTATGACGAGACTGAGCCCGTTGTGACTCGTGCGGCTCAAGTTGATCAGATGACCAGTCTTGTTTATAAGCCGGAACTCTGGTGGACGTCCCCTCCTGCTTGCAACATTCTGTTCCCGTCTCAATACTCTGCAGAATCAATGACGCGGGACAAGATCAGCCAGCCTACGCGCACCGTGCTTAAAATCCGTCCCGGTGTATCTGGATCGCGGAGGACTATCGCAGATCGGTATTTTGCACCGGACACCACGGCGTTAAACAGCCTAGTCAGTTCGACACCGGAAAGCGAACAACATGTATTTCTCTTACCTCATGAGAAGTTTCAGGGGATCAATACCAACTTTGTTTTTCTCAACGAGATCGCGCGGCTGACTCGACGCGATTCGGCGCAAGACTATCTTCGTTCTTACGCCCAGTTCATGCATTGGAAAACCTCGTATCAGGGACGCCAGGTGACGTTTGATAGTCAGAAGATCCTCACTCAGGTTCTAGTGGGCTATCCAGCTGTGGCTCTTGACCCGTCCTGTGCTCAAGGAGACTGGTCACAAGATCCGAATTTGGCGGAGAAGATTCGATTGCGACGGTTGCTTGCGGCGTTGTATGCATGTCTCGAAAGATGGGAACGGAGACTTCGACGTCTCCGAGCGGAATTGGCTATCGCTAGAGCGCATCTTCAATATTTGGACTGGTTTCTGTGGGGATATCCTAGTAGCGCTCCAAATCGGTCGTCGAGTATTCGTGATCTGCTCGCTCAATCGTGGAATAATAACAACGAGGAGCCTAGGTTTTCTATCAGCAATGCGATTCAACGCATGAATCAAAATCGTTGGAGAGCTGTGGGTTGTTGGACCCCTTCTTATGATCCTGAAGCGCTTGAGAGGTTCTTTGGAGAAGCAGGTAGGGACATCATTCCTAGCGGTTCGAGGGACTGGATTACGCTAGAACCGAGCGCGTCAAATAGCGGATATGAAGAATATATTGAACATCTCCGCGGCATTCTACTTGCGTACATTGACCGTCTCTTGCGACAGATTGCGGAGGCTGAGGCGAATATTGAACGTTTGAATGAGGGGATTGCGTGGGTTAATGCCCGGTTGCGAGAGCTTGGCTGGGACACCGGGCAGCACGAACATGTTTTGTTTTATGTTGTGCAGAAGATCATGCAGGTCAAGAATGACGCCGAAAGTCCTGTAACTCGAACATCAATCACCGGGTCTTTTGCGCGAGTACATGATGAAGACATTGATCTCGATGGTGTACGGGGGGACAGTTTTGAGCAAGTCATCAAAACCGGGTCCGGAGGATTCTTTTCGGATATGTACGCTCCTGATAAGATTGGTCAGGACTTCTACTACCCTCTCTACGGTGTTGAATCAGTGGTTGATCTAGGGGCGGCTTTAGGTTCAGAACAGGCGTCAGATGAACCGCCGGAAGCGGAAGCGGATATCGGTGCAGAGGAGCAGCGTTGGCATGATCTCATACTCGAGATTTGTAGAGATCGCTCGGAGGACACAGAGACGTCCGGATTGACCGTGAAAGAAGCCTTGAGTGCGATAGTTGATACGTACCGGGATCTTGTGACGTCTGGAGCAGACCCGACTCGATTTGTGGAAACAGCAACTGCTAGACCAACAGCTACACTCTTTGATATGTTTGGGTCAGGAACTCTGGACCAGGCCTCGCAGGAGGTGTACGGTAATCACCAGGGATCTAACAAGCCGTCTGGGGTAGGTTTCCATGAATTTGTCTTCTTACAAGGGAACAATACCGCGGATACGGAGGAAATGTTTGACACCGGTGGACTGGAAGGTGGAGAATCAGACCACCTTGATGTAGCCACGGCTCGACGTCAACGGGTTTTGGAGTACGTACGAGCGTTGGAGAACGAGATACAGTCGGGGAATTAGATGTCAACCGCCATAGCTATGTATCCATCTGCCATGCGTCAAGTAGGTTTTGACGCTCCGTCTGGAATTCTCAAGATTGCTTCCAACCAGATGCTGATTCCCCGTAATCGGGGCATTTTGAACCCAGTCGATCCGGAGCTTGAAAAGATCGCGTTGGGCACGCTCCTCAAAGGGCTTGGTAAAGGGCTTGGTAAAGGTTTAGGATCTCTAGGTAGAACAGGGGCTCGCGGTTTGGGAATGGCTGCGCGTGCGCCGGGTCGGGCGGCAGGGGCCGGGTTGCGTGGTACTGGAAAGCTTTTGCAGGGGGCGGGAAAACGCCTGACTTCCAAACCATTACTTGGGCGGTTAGGAGGATCTTTACAGCGTAGTGGGATGAAAACTGAGTTGCTCGGTCAGCAAATGGGATCCTCGACTGCTAGAGCGGGAGCCAGAGCTGCGAAAAGATGGCAACCTGGTGTTTTAGACCGTTCGGCGGAAAGTGTTCGACGGGCTGTTGGAGGCCGCGCGAGCAAGGCGATGGGGAAACAGCAGTTCAATCAACTCAACCGATTAAAGCACACGGATCCTAAGACATTCTCGCGTTTGGGGCTAGGCACACGCGTTCGGCACGGTATAGCTCGGCGAGGGCGGACTATGACTGATGTCGCTGATGTTCAGCGGAAAACCCGAGGTTTGGGTCAAGTCGGTGCTGATACCTCGCGCCGGTCTATGGGTCGTTTGCGAGGGCAGATCGAGCGCGTCCGGAAGTATAGTCCGCGGAAAGCACAAAGACTAGAAAGCAGACTTGGTCGAGCTCACGAGTCCCGATTTCGAGCGCAGGCGGCGGCTGGTAAAAACCCGAGCGCCTCTCGGTTCTTTAAGGATCCGACCGGAGCTCAGATTCCGAAAACGCCTCGTCAAGCCCCGTCTTCGGGATCGGCATCGGCGGCTTATAGTCCAACTCAAACTTCCTCGGCCGCCGGTTCGGCTGCTGGACGTGGACCACGGCCTGTGAACCGCTCTCGTCGTATTCGTACCCAACAACCGGGTCGACAGACGGGTCGGACAGTGGCGGAGCAGCACGGTCTTTCGCAGTCACAGTCGGCTCCGATCCGTAGTGCACGTCAGGGAACGCAACTAGAATGGCGGGATGCATCGGGCAAGATTCAACGCGGGTCACCGGAGAGATTTCGTGCCGACCGGGATTGGGCTAGAGGGACCGGAGCGGATCTACCGACAGCCAGTCCGGTAACTGGACCGGTAACTGGATCCCATCGCTCGTATGCACCGACTGCGGCGCAGAGAGTGCAACCTGTAGCGACTGGTGCTACTGGGGCTACTGGTGCGACTGGTACAGTCGTGAAAGGACGATTTCAACCAGGAAGAGGCTTAAGCGGACCTACCCAGCCGGTTATGGGTAAAACGACGACGACGACTCCAGTGAGTCAAACAGCTACACCGACTTCGGCCTCTTCTAGGCAAGCTCCAACTAGTGGCACTTCGGGCGCTAGTCCCACTCAGCAGGCCCCCACTCAGCAGGCCCCCACTCGGGCCCAGCAGGCTCAAACGCAGCGGGCCCAGCGGGTTCATTCCTCGGCACAGCAGCAGCGGGCTCAAATCCGAGCGGAACGAGCTGCCCATCGGCGGGCACAGCAACGGCAGCAGGGTCAGCAAGGTCAAACGCCGCAAGGTCAAACGCCGCAAGGTCAACAGGGTCAACAGGGGACGTCGGGTCAGCAAGGTCAGCAGGGGACGTCGGGTCAACAGGGGACGTCGGGTCAACAGGGTCAGCAAGGTCAAACGTCGCAAGGTCAACAGGGTCAAACGCCGCAAAGTCAACAGGGTCAAACGCCGCAAGGTCAACAGGGTCAACAGGGGGCGTCGGGGTCTACTGGCGAAGGCGCAGAAGGCCCTAGCTGGTTCTCTCAGCCGTTATGGGAAGGAGCGCCGGCATGGGCTACAAGAGGCATGGGTCTTGGTGCCGGCGGACTGTACTACATGACGAATAAACAAAGCAGTCAGCGCAATCACGATGGTCGTGAAGTGTTGGCATCAGTGAATCAACATACAGGACGTGTTGATATGGAAAAGAAAGCATTGAATCTTCGTGGATTGGCCGCTCCGGCCGCTGCTGGTTTGGGGGGAGCTGGACTGGGCGCGTTGTTGGCAAGTCGGGTCCAATCCGATCGGTATGAGCCGTCTCGTATGCCAATGGGCGCGGGTGCGGTTTATGGACCTCGATACGCCTTGGAAGAGTTCGTTGATGAAGCGGAGGAAGCCGAGAACGAAGCCGCCTTGCAAGAGGCTTTAGCAGAACTTCAAGGGAGTGGCGCTGTGTATGATCCCTACGATGAAATGGTCTACAAAGGAGCCAGTGATCGTGGGCGCCAGCGCGCGCGCGTTTTTACTGATGAATTGTCCAAGCTCGCCTCGGCGGCGTTGGATACGCTGGTTGAGAGTGAGTTGATTTCCCCACAGGTGGCTGCAGAATTCGGGCAGAGTCATGACGTTAGCAAGTTGGCCAACGTATTTTATGCGTTTGGGACTGCCGCCGCTGCCGCCGACGCTGCCGCGGAGGACCCTACGTAACCTCCGCGGAAAGCCCACCCGACGGAGGGGTTAAAGTGGCAGCAGGTACCGCGTCATGGATTACCAACGCTCTGACTCGGGCCAGACGTGGAGCAGGACATCTTCCTGATATTTGGAGGCACGCAACCAAAGCGGGAGTACCAGCGGGTCAGCGTTGGGACGCTATCAAGAGGTACGTCCAGAGCCATCCAAGCGGGGCTGGGGATCTGGCGACGTTAGGTGCTATGGCGGTTCCTATGGGAGTCGGTACCTATGATATTGGATCGTCAGTGCTCGATCAACTAACATGACACTCAGTCGAGCAGAACGCGATATCGAGATATGGCGCGCGTGGCGTGCGGATCCTGGTCCACACACAACAGAACCACTGCTCGATTCGATTGAACCCATCGTGGAAAGTACTGTACGCAGTGTTTATGGTCGAGGTTTGACTGGCGGACGTATGCGTGTTCCGCGGGTGGTTGTGAAAGGGATGGCGAATAACCTTGCCTTAAAGCAACTCGAGACAAATTACAGTCCCGACAAATCCCAGATCAATACCTACCTGACCAACTGGTTGAGTCGAAAGTTAGCTCCCGAATTAAACACGTATCAAAATATCGTACGTATTCCACACGGGAAAGCTGAGGATATTAAACCGATTCAGCGTGTTACTAATGAGTTGGAAGAGAAGCTTCAACGGACCCCTTCTGATCAAGATATCGCTGACTACATGAAGTTGCCGGAGAAACACATACAGGCCGTTCGTCATCAAGCGTCTCAGAAGGATTACATCGCCAGTAAGGCGGAGCTCGAAACTGGATTATTCCAGACGCCGTTTCAGCGCGCGCTACGGCAGACATACATCGATTTACCGTCTCAGGATCGAGCGCTCTTTGATCTGTGGGTCAAACAAAACAAAAAGCCGGATGAGCTGATGAACTTGCTGAACGTCAATCGACGACAGTTGTCTGAAAGTCAGTCGAGAATTCGGTCTCATCTCTCCGAGAACTTGGCATTCTCATGACGGATGAACAAGAACAGTTGCTTACTGATTTAGAGACTGCGGCGAATGAGTACGCTGAGAGGGAAACGCTCCGACTCCAAAAACGGGCCGCCCTTCTGAGACGTCTAAACACGCGAGTTGATGATTTTGTCAACTCGGTGGTGTCTACCCAGGCACGTCTGGTACTCTCAGATATCGACTCTTTGTTGGGGTAGCACATGTCCTTGGTTGAAGTCACAGTTCAAGTCCAGACAGACGATGCTGCTCCTGTGCCCATTGAGGATGCGTATTACACCCTTCAGGATGACGGGCAGACGCAAGTTCTAGAGGAGGGGGCAACAGATGCGTCAGGCGAGGCTGGGCCTTTCGCGTTGACCGCTGGCGAGACGTACAAGCTTTTGCTGCGCAAAGACAGGGTGACATTCACCGTACCCGAGTCTTTCGCAGTCACTGGTCCGCTTCCGGAAACTCAGACTTTCACAGGATCGCCGTTTACCGTTGGTACACCCTCTGATCCGTCTTTATGTCGGGTCTATGGGGATGTCCGACGATTGGATGTGTTTCCTTGGGAGGGTTGCACGGTCCTGGTTGACAATCTGTATAACAACGCTGTGATTGGCGATTTGTTGATCCTTCATCCCCGGCTTGAGGCGCAGACGGACTCTTCCGGCGTTTGGTGGATTGATCTGTTGCGTGGTTCGGTAGTGCGCTTCTCGTTTCAATACGCTAGGTTGATTATGCGGGTGCAGGTACCCGATCAATCATCGATAGATCTGGCTACTCTCTATCAATCGGCAGAATCGGAGATCGGTGAAGTGGTAAGAGGCTGATATGACCGAACGAAGACTCAGATGGCACCAACGATACCCGCGCCTAGCGACCAAAGACGCCTCGGAGGACATCACTCTCGAGTCGGATCGAGATGTGTTTGTTCAAGCGGTCGGCGAAATCTCTTTGATGACAACGGCTGGATCTGGTTCGGACATTACCCTTAATGCTGCGGGAAAGATCTTCACTGCAGCCAGCGAGAACATTGAGTCATACTCAGGTACATATATTTATCTGGAGAGTGGGACGTTCGTTAGTATCCATACAGATACGTATTTTCGGCTCTTCTCTGATGAGTATGTTTATCTGCGCGCGAAGATGCAAGAAGCTCTTTTAGCTGCTACCTCGTCGGCTGTCCCGCTGACGGGAAATCAAGACGTGATCCTGGCGGCAGATGCCGATATCAGAAAGATTGCTACAGGTGACGTACTGTCACTTTCTTCGTCTGGAGGCATCTGTTTGAGTACGGACGACACGGTAGCTTCTCCGTATTCTGGATGGACTCCTGTATCGCCGGGTACTATTGAAATTCAGGCGCATTCCACGGCCCCTGTGAACAACAGGATCTCGTTGAGTTCTAAGCTTGAGGGATCCGCTCTTAGTGCGGAAATTCATCTGGCTGCAGATGAAGATATTTCCATTGACTCGAATGGTGCGCTATCCTTGGATACCACGGGAGGGAGCGGCGACGTCACAATCTCCTCAGGCGGTGCGATTGATGTGCGAGCACTGCTCTCTACGTTTCATGTGGTCACAGGGGCGGGAGTTCAGATCTCGTCTAAGACAGGCATTGGGCTCCCTGGTGCGGGGATGGGAAACTATCTCCATTTTTACTCCGACGACAAGACTGGAATCTCCAGTGAAGACGATATCAACCTCCTGACAACTGTCGCGACGGCTGGGATTCGACTGTCGACGCAAGCGACTGAAACGTACAATAATCCGACGAATATCACTACCGGGAACATTGAGATTCTCTCTAGTGAGAGTATCGATATCACGGCTGCGGATGACGTGACCATAACCGGAACAACCGGCAATGGGGGTATGATCTTTACTTCTGGTTGGCTGGTTCTACAGGGCGACTATACGCAGGTAATGGGGCTGGGCGCATCGGGACTCACTCTTGCGGGTAATACGGGCCCATTGTCCGGATCGGCTGGCACGAATATCACTTTCTCTGCTGACGAGGATATCCGTCTTCGCGCAGAAACCGGTCATGCATATCTAGCGACTGCTCACAGTCCTACGCCTAGTGACGGTCACATCATCATCACGGCGGATGTTGATGGTCGACTCTTGTGTGATCGACATATCATTCTTCAAGGCAATACACCTGTTTATTCCGGAGCAGCGGGTACAGGTGGGATTCTCTTGGATCTCGAGGGTGAGCTAGTTGATTCTGAGTCAGGTGTGCCTGGGTCGGACTACGAAAACCGGGTGACGTGTTGTGCTCCCGAAGGTTTTCATTCTCGTGTCGGACAAGATGATACCTATACTGACCCTAAGCTCATCAAGTTGGCTGTAGCTCCCATGTCTGGGTCTCCGTTTGGAGTTGTGTCGTTATCTACTTCGTGGTCTACCGGGTTGGTAGATCTGGAGCCGTCGGCGGCGGTCATGTACGGCTTGGTTCATCTCCCTTTTGATGTTGAGTTGGTCATGGTCTATGTTCAACTCAGAGGAGATGCGGCAGGAGTTTCGTTTACAATTGGTTTGATGCGGAAGGATGTGGATTCTGGTGGTGATCCAACTCCAACACAGTTAGTCATTGCCAGCGGTTCTAATTCGGTGAGTACGACTGCGACGTACTTTGCTTTGCACGGCAATGGGGCTGGATCTACAATCATGACTACTATTGGAAGTAGCCCGCCATCGGATTCTTTTGTAGGCAATCAATCCAACTGGTTTAATGCAGTCAACAACGAATCGCGAGGTGACGGTTCTGGCGATACGAAATGGGAGGAGCATGGTTTTCTCATTGGCATTCACAACGACGATAGCGTTGATGATCTGCACGTTCATGATATTGTCGTTGTGTACCGTGCAAAGGCATCGTATCCATAGGAGCTGACATGCAGGAAGTACGCAAAAACACCGTCAGCGAACTTGTAGTTCAGCTCCTGGACTACTCTGGTGCTCCTAAGACTGGGGCAGTCAAAGGAGACGTCGATCCTTACTACCGTAAGATGGGTGGTGCGAGTACTCAATTACCAGGTACGGATTTTGATTGGACAGAAATCGATTCAACCAACATGCCTGGTTTGTATTTGTTCACGTTCAATGCGACAGCGGTCGCTAACAATGTTCTGGATACTCTTGGACAAACAACCATCGTGCTGAATGATCAGACTGGAGGCGTGTTTTCTCGTCATCAAGAGATCATCATCGTGACCGCCGATTACTCGTGGCTATCTCTACAGCGCATTTTGGGGCTCAACCTCGAGAACGCGAAGTTGAAGCCTACTGCTGTTAACAGTGCTGGGTTCATGACGACCGGTACTTTGGAAATCTACGAGGACAACGGGCTAACGACCCTTGTGGCTACCTACAATGTGGCGGTGACATATAGTCCGGCCAACGTTCTTCAGCTGCATCAGGTGACGAAGATATGAGTGTATCTGATCACATTCGTATGGCGGCCAATGGGGCTTGGGGAGACCTTACAGGCGGGATGCTGTCTTCTGGCGGGATGATTGTTGAGATTGGATCTGTATCTGTATCTACTTCTGGTCTGTTCGCTCGTCCGTATGAGAGGCACCCCATGTCCGCTGTCGATGGGGCTCCCGAGGCGCCAGCACCCGCTAATGTAGACACGGCTTCTGCTGAACCTAGTGTCAATTCTCGGGCCGGCAAATTCATCGTGAGGAGGTAAGCATGGCTTCGTATGTAAAACGGGCCATTGTCGATACAGAGGATATGTTCTGGAAGATCCAGTATTTCCTCCGTAGTAGCTTATTGGCCAGCTGGGCCTATGTCGACGGTCGATACAACAGCCTGGACGGTGTAGCTGAATCGACTTTCGGTGGTGAGACGGCCGGAGGAAGTTTGGCTGACGGTGACTATGTTGTGCTTCATATCCCTGCTACGACTGATTCCGATCGAGGTGTAGTACAGGTGAAGTTCAACACGACAGGCAGTCGACGGGTTGAGCTGTATGCTCACCCAGGAGGCTGGGATGCAGGCGTGCATGCTCCGAAAGAGCTTACTCAAGTGTTGGGGGACAGCACCACGATTGCCTGTGGTGATGATGACATCGACGAGATTCATCTCATTGTCGACTCAACTCGAGCGATCATTTGGGGTCGGGTTACTGGCGGCGTAACGCCCTACTACTTCGGCTATCTCGGGTTCATCCAATCTCACTATGGAGACATCGATTCCACTCCCGATCCGAACCCGCTTCTGGTGACAGGAGGCAGGAATATTCCTGGTGAACTGGGTTCGGCAGCTCCGATGTACATGCTTACTTCTGATCCAATCTCTGTCGTTACTTACAAAGTCCTTCGGTCCACTGGGCTATTGGATACTGACGGTGCTGATATGTTGGACACCATGCAGTACAACTACCGAGAAGACCCACCGATCGCGTCGAGAACTTTGATTGCGTGTCTGATCGGTACTGCTACTGTTCTCCAGAAGGAAATCCGTGGTGAGTTGACCGGGGTGTTCTATTATGGCCCTCATGGTTCCCTGTCTGATGAAACACCTGTAGGCCGTTCGGATGGGCAATACATGGTGTACAATGACGTTGTGACTGGCCCCATTGCCCCTGCGTGACCTATGGTTCGTTTTGTAGTCAAGACTCCGACTGGTGATCCGATCCCCGATGTTTCCGTTCGAGTGCTTGACGCCTCTGGCATTCTGGCGGCTTCTGGCACAACAGACGGTTTCGGCTATCTCGATTTAGATCTTGTCGTTGGATCATATTCTGTCTGGTATTCACGAGGTGGATATGCTCGACCTTCTGCTCCATATAATTTGGAAGTGCCAGCTGACGAAATCATTCTCAGCTCGGGTTGGCCAGACCCTTTGATTCCAGATCAATCTCTGGTATTGATAGGGTCTGGATTTGAGTCAACTCCGGCAGACAATATTGTGCGTTTCACTACTGAAATAGGAACCATCGACAAAGCAGGAGCGGACGTCTCCATGGCCAACGATGTGCTCGTTGTGACTGCCCCTTCGGCTGTAGAGCTTGGGGCTGTTGCAGAGACTAGTGTGTTGGTGATCAAGTCTAATCCAACGCCGCCGCCAGCTGAGATTGAGAGTAACACCATTACGTTGAACATCTGATGCCACAGATAGTAAACTTGACATTGACGCCCTCCACAGAACCGGAGCTGTGTCGTGTTGCTGCCGACTTTCGCTTGCCGGACGGACGTCCCATCAATCGTCTTCATGTTCGGATTTTGACTTGGCCAGATGACCAGGGTGCGCTTGTAGCGCAGTCTCTTTCTGTCCTAGGGGCAGTAGATTACTACACCGACCGGTATGGACATGTCGAATTTGATTTGGTTCAAGGCGGCACGTTTGTTATCTGGCTGGGGTTGCAGACGGAGGTTCGGCATAAATTCGTTTGCCCTGACGTTGCTGAAGCGAATTTGTTCGACTACCTCTATCCGTATCTTGCCAGCATCGAAATGTCCGAGTCTTCTTACGCTATGGAAGTAGGAGAGACAATCGGGTTGTTAGCAACCGGAACGTACAGCGACGGATCGACATGTAATGTGACTAGCGCTGTGACGTTTCAGAGTGGGAATTCGAGTATTGCTTCTATCAGCAATGCCAGTGTCACAGGAGAGTCAGTCGGATCTACGACTATCAACATTGATTCTGTTCTCGATTCTGCCCTCCCAGAACATGAAGATATGTTGGAGCGCTCCTATGTGCACATTCCTTCTCCTTTCTATGTGATTGGTACGAATCGCACTGTTACTGTGTCGTGAATGAAGCCGGGGCTGTCAGCCAGTTTGTCAGGCAACGACTGGAGGGCTACCTGAGGGACCGGCAAAGTGTGCTTCCTCCCCATACTAAATTGCTCATCCAACTCTTGATTCATGCCATTCGCGAATGGATGGGTGTTCGCGATGAGATATTGAAACCCAGAGACGCCAGATGTATGCAGCGGATGGAGATCTACCATCAAGTGCATGACTGGTTCTGGTCGGACTCGGATTTCATTGGTACTGTGTGGGTGGTAACTCGAAAGCGCGGCAAAGAGAAAACTAGCCGCGCTGGTCTTATCACTTTTGGGGCCATTTGTATGGCTCTAGATGTGAACCCAAAGACGATTCGACGGCTCTTGGAAGCTCGTACGTTCGGAGATATAGAGGACATCTACTATGGAGTTTTCGGTACAGAGCATCGAACAGGAGCTACGGACTCTGCTTCGTGGTGGGATCCGGACAGCCTTTGATCAGAATGGTCTGGTCAATGTCGACGAAAAGGTGGCATCCATCTTCGAGCAGCTCGCATTGATCATGCTGCTCAATCCCGAGAGTATCTACACGCTCTTTGGTAAGTATGTATCTTTTCACATTGATGCCCTCAATAACCTTCTGGAAGAAATTCGCCTCTTTTATCATGAACGGTACCTTGCTGGGTTGCCTGCTCAAACGGATGGATCTTCGCTGTCGATTGATGCGGTGGTGGGCGCTGAACGGTCGTTCTTTGTGTATAACCAAGCGGTGGCAGGAACCGCCCCCTCTTCACGAGATGTCGAGACGTCTCAACAGGCCATTCAAACGTGCATAGATGAGCTTCTCCCAAATGTGAATGCTCTTACAAAAAGACAAGCACGTTCGACTTTAATTGCCGCCCTGAATAGCTTGGAGACCTTCTATGAGAGAGTTTCGTGGCAAGACCTCGAGGCCTACGTGGAAAAGTTCGATCGGAGCGCGTTGAGCTCTGCTACATTCTATTCACTCGCGGCACGGATTCGACATCGACTCCAGAAGACGTCGTTCGATCTCTATTATCGTCGTGAGGACGCCCGGGTTGCAATCAGCGATCAGGTTCTGGTAGTTATGGCGACGGCCAAACGTATACTGGAACTTCTGACGGATTTTCCCGATGTAGACGGATCTGTAGTCGTCCCTCCGTTTGAGGATATGGTTCTTGTTGACGACGATTTGATCGTTAGAGGGATAAGTGGCCAAACTCACCCTCTCCTTCTTGTGTTAGATGGTACACCGTCGGCTTTGTTGAAAGTCACCGCACAGCCGCTTTCAGCATCTGATCCATATACCCGTCGTGTGGGTGTTACTCTTCCTGTTCAAGCAGCGCTCTCGTTCTCTGTTGAGGTGGTTGAAGAACCCCTTATTTCCAGTACTTTTGAGTCTGTTCCAGATCAAAAATTGGCGGGCTCGGGAGCGACACCTATCGCGCCGTTTCCCACGGGTGGGGTTTACGGGCCGCATCTTCAACATGTCGGTGCATCCTTCTTGGCAAATGGAGTTGAGAGTGGGGATCGACTCTACCAATCTGCTGCTGGAGCGACTTATAACGGGTATTGGGAGACCGTCCTTAGTCTTCCATCATCTAACCCGCATGAGCTGTTGGATATTGTGGATGACCACTTCGAAGATGGTACGTCGGTGACGTACTATATCTATGCAGAGGCCACTAATATTCTCCGTGATACTGAGGCGAATTTTGGTTTCTCCCTTTTAGGTGCTCGTATAGATGTGGCTGGAGGAACTACTTATGTGCGCCGTGTTCTCAGTGAAACTGAGCTCGAGCTGGGAGATGCTATTCTCCCTCTTCGCTTTGTCAACGGGGTGTCTACGCCGTCTGGATTGGATGCGTCCGGTCAGAAGTACGCGTATGCGGTTTATGAGAGTCCAACGAGTTTGGGACGCACTGTCCAAACGACAGAGATCAATTTTTTCACGTATCACGTTCCACCTCGAACCTTGTTTCGTTTGAATGACGGCTCATCTAACTATCGCGTGTCTGTGTCCACGATTGTGGACGATCGTGAGCTGAGAATCCGCGAAGCAGTTCCACCAGGAACCTATACGGCTTTACTGCTACATCAGATCTTGCCGGGTGACGTGTTGTTGGTAGATAGACGGCGCTATCGCATCACAGATGTTTTAGCTCAAGATCTGATTGCTGTTTCGCCAGGTGTTCCGTCTGGTCTTGCTAATGCCCGCGCTCGCGTTTTGCCGGCAGGCATCGGTATGAGTACGAAGCAGTTTCATGATCCGGCAGCGACATTCATCTCGGACGGAGTACACGCGGGCCATCTGTTGATCGTATCTGTCGAAAGTAGCCAGATGAAGTTGGGGATCACCGCTGTAGTATCCGAGACTACATTGATTCTTCGCCAGCCGATCCCAGCGGATGAAAAGGATCTCGAGTATACGATTGTTTCGGAAGATGATGACAATACGGAGTGGATATCGACTACCTCGACTTCTTTGGCACCCGCCGCTGCTGATGATGTTCTAGCAGTCAACGGGCTGCGTCCGTCCATCGTCAAGGGGTTTCAATCCAGTGATACCCTGATCGCTCGTCCTGGTTTTCCGCTGATTACGGACGCTTCTCCAGCACTCATTGCGCGTGGGGGCGTGTCTGGGTACGCACACTATGCGTTGGTGCAAGAACGTCTCTTTGGTTCCGGAGCCCCGTCTTGGCCAACTTTGGAAAACTTTCGCTTGCAACTCAGCGATGTGTTGTACAATCTTGATGACACCGGCGTGTTATTGCTGACAGACACCATGACCTTGCAGGATCTTAAAGAGGGGACGACTGTCACGTCGTGGATTCGCCCATCCACTTGGGATTTGTCGGGGATTCGTTTTGGGGACATGTTGTACTTCGAGATTTTGGATGGATCGGGCGACGTTGTTCCGTTCACTCGATACATTCGGGATTGGTCGTCTTCTGATAGGTTGATCACATTCTTTCCTCCAGTTGATTTCGGACAACTTTCTACAAGAGAGGCAAGTGTACAAAGGCGACGGTCTGCCGTTTCTAACGCGTTTTATGAACTCCATATGGTTGAGGTGGCGGCAGAGAACGTTCGAGAGATTCTATTGGGTTTGGTTTCTCCGACAGTGCCACCTCTCGAGTCGTTTTTAGGTTATCTCGAGGAGCATGGCCTTCAACGGGCACGAGACCTCTTGTTAGCTGCAGACATAGAGACACTCGCCCAATCGACTGGTCAAGGCCTGTCATATGCTGGTAGGTTAGAAGAGCTGATCGAACAGGGCGTCGGCCTTCTAGGCTCCGAAGAAGACTCGCTGTTGGATTCAGACGAATCTTGGTAGGAGAGCCGTATGTCTGACTCTGAAGAGGCTCAAAGAATCGCGTCGCGCCAGCATTTGCGAGAGAGACTCGCGCGGGGCTACTCGTTCGTACAATCGACACATGTAACAGAGACCATTGCCGGCTTGACCTTAGATGACGTTCGGCAGATGGAGCTGGAGCAAATTGAAGGGCCAGCGGATCCCGAATTTCCGAGATCGATCTATATAAACCGCCGTTTATCCAAATTACAGCGGATAGAAGAAGTTCGGCTAGGAGTGGTGTCAGCTGTTCACGCATTGCTCCATAACGAAGACTTGATCGCATGAAAGATATCCAGGTATTCAAAGCGGTGGACGTGATTAAGGGACAGATCATTACTGACGACCTGGTGGCCGGAGTCCGAACTGTTTCATTGAAGCTGAAACAGTTGGCTGCATACGTAGCTGAGGTCACTGTGAACGGTTATCAATCTTCTTCGTTTACTCCGACTGAATCACACGCACTCGAAGTTGTGCTGCCTTCCCTCTTGAACTCTTATGCAGTCGAAAACCTCGAGTTTAGTATTCTGAGCAATGAATACTCGAACCGCGCTGAGGTTCATGAGATTCTCTATGATATTGGACGCCATTCGAAGGTAATCGGGGGGAATGATTACCTGATTCAACGATGGATTCGCTTTCTTTTGATGTCTCCTGGAACAGATAAGAAGGATGAGGATGCGGGAGTCGGGTTGCTCCAGTTTGCCGGAGCAGTAACTTCCGCCAATCTATCGGAGGTTCGGACGATTATTGCGCGTATGCATCACGATTGTAAGTCGCAGATTTTGTCTCGACAAATACGATCCATCGCCAAGAAACCCTCTGAGACTCTCCGAGATGCACGCCTGTTGAGTGTGTCGTTGAATCAGAATAGTCAGTTAGTGATCCGTTCGACCCTGGTGGACGGCAACAATCGAGCACTGAACGCTGAGGTAAGTATCTGATGGCCTCCGGAATCCACGAGTCATTCGCGCAGTTTCTAATCGAGAAGATGCAAGAGTGGGATCCCAATCTTGATATTTCGAAGGGGTCGCAGTTCTATCAGCAGGTGATTGCTCCCGCTTTGCTTCGGCTGGGTCCAGATCCGACACATACAGATGCAGAACAGGTCATTATTGACCGTGTGCAGTCGCATGATCCAGAGATCACGATTGAACAGGGGAGTGGTGTTCGTGATATCCTTATTACGCCTCTTGATGCAGTTCTGGAACCTTTACGACGTTTTGCTCGGACACTGGTACTTCGCGGTAGCTGGCTGAATGTAGATAGCTTGACCGAAGAAGAAGTGGATGATTTGGCGGCCAGAATTTTTCTGACGCGGGACATGGGAGAATATGCGACGGGCTCGCTTCGATTGAAGTTTGCGTCTCCTCGTTCTGTGACTGTGACAACGACTAACATCTCATATGCTGGATCGCTTCGATTCATCCCCAGTTCTGCACAGTCGATTTCTATCAGCGAGATGGCGTCTAATCGAGCGGGTGCTTACTATTACTTCGATGTGAATCTGATCGCTGAAAATGCCGGAGATGCTTACAACGTGGAAGCGGGTTCTATTACTTCCATGGACGGGGTCCCAGGTCTTTTGAGCGTGGAACAGCGTTTTGATTTCTCGAAGGGGCGTGCGAAGCAGACCAATGCCGAACTGAGAGATGCCGCTGAGATCGCTATTGCCGTCCGAAATTTGGTGACAGAGAGGAGTTTGCGAACGGTTCTTCCTCAGCAGTTTCCGGCAGCCATCGTTCAGGAGGTGGTGGGGCGGAATAGTGCATTGATGGAGAGGGATCTGGTTCGAGGGCCGACGCAAGTAGCAGGAATCCCGCAAGGGATTATCGGGCCAGAAGCACCGGACCTTGTTCTTTCGGACAAGTTGCACATCGGCGGATTCACGGATATTTGGATTCGTCCTTCTGCTTCCTCAAGCTCGATTCAAGAGACTGTGGATGTTGAAAACCTGACTGACGAAGGGGTGTTGGTTTTCCATTCGATGACGGGAGCTGTCAACGGTGGGACACCTGAAGTACTGAATGATGTACGAGGCTTCTTTACAGAAGAGGACGGAGGCTTTCTGCCAGTTCAAGCAGGAGACTTCGCCATCGTTGAAGGCCTCCTTACCAGCGGCCACCATACGGAGTTTACAGTAGACTCGGGCGGCGTGGCAGACAAGAGTCTGACCATGTCTTCGAATATCTCCATCACGAGCCTATCCAATCGATCTTATGAGATTCGGCGTCGGATAGATGGGTGGATTCATATCAGCTTAGACACGTTGGTGGCTGAACAAGACGGATCCGCTCTTTCGGATGGCAACGGGGATCCGTATCTTCCAGTCCCTGGCAAACTCTTGTCGTCCGAGGGGATTGTGTCGGATCAGAATATTGGGCTCAATAACGTTTCTCTACCGCTATTCTACATTGAGCAAATTGAGATCCTCGATGCGATCACCAAACAGCCCACCGGAGAGCTAGTTCCAGAAGCAGATCCTGTTGTTCACTACCTCATGGATCGTGTTTCCTCCTCCAAGGTTTGGATTCGGACGATTTATCGCCTTCCGACACGCTATTCCCCTGGAGCTGGAACTAAGTTCTACACACTCGATGCAACGACCTATTATGAGGGAGCGGAGCAAACGGGAACCGGAACCGTTTCGGGCGTTGACACGGTTTCTACGACTGTCGACTATGCAACGGCTTACGCTTCTGAATATGCCAGTCGACAAATTCAAGTTGGCGATCTGTTGATCTTCAACGATGGCGGTACTCTCTATTCTCACCACATCACGGAGGTTAATGTTGGTGGGGATCCTTTGGAGTATCGTGTGGACGGTTCTCTTCCTGTTCCTACTACTGGTGGAACAGTTACGTTCGTTCAAGCGACTACTGCCGCGCTCATGACGTTGCAGAATGACATGGATCTATACTATTTCGACTTTATCGCGGAGCGTGTGACGGGTAGTCGTCAAGAGATTGGTACCACGGTTTCGACACCAACCGGTGGGGTCATTGCGCAAGGTTGGCGTGTTATTCCGCGGCTTGAAGGATACAGCTTTTCGACCTTGGAAGAGCCTATCCTGCAAATTTCAGAACTGGTTAATGATACGGTAGATCTGACAACCGGCGCTCGGCATATTCGTTTGACGTACCGAACAACTCCGCTCGTTGCTGAGATCCAAGCTTTCCTTGATGAGGATGAAGAGCGTGTTCCATCGGCTCATCTTTTGGCGCGTCGAACTATTCCGGCGCGTGTTCACATTGCGATGCACTACACTCCGGGTACAGTGACTAATCAACCCGCGGTATCTGTCGCTCGCACAGCGTTGGAAGAGTTCATAGAGGAGGGTAGCCACGCCTTGAATGCGACCAATCTTTCCAATGTGCTCGAAGATTTAGGAGCGTCCAAAGTAGTCTACCCGTTTTCTGTCGTGGTGGAGTATGCGGGGAAGTCTCGATCGGGCAAGTATGGATATGGAAAGTTCATGAGCTTTCATGGATATGACGGTGCCGTTCTTCCTTTGGCTGTCGATTCGATTGTGGGATGGTATAGTGTGGCTGACTATACACCCGGTTCTGTGGAGCCGATCAATTCATGATTTTTGATTCTACATACGTTGATGAGAACGGACTGGCGCTGTTGTTATCGGACAACGTCTTAGATGTTCTCGTTGTTGATCTCATCGGTTCAAGCTTTTGGTCTCCCGACTCTGCGTTCAATGGATACGGAGCAGACGGCAATAAGTATCTTGCCGGCGAAGCTACTGTAGATCGAGCCAGTTGGGCGTCTGAAGTGCAGAGTGCGCATAGAGGTCCTCACAATCGGTTCCCGCAGAAGTTCATCGTGGTGCTAACGGATCGCGAAGTCTCTTTGATCGATGCTTCTGACTATTCTCTCTTCTTGCGCGTGGTAGCGTCAGAAGTCCCGTCTTTTGCCGCACCGGCTGAGAACGGTATCTTCTTGGAATGGGTCGCCGACGAAGCGGTCTCTTCGGCTGGGTCAGCGCTTGGATTCATTGGGAACACTTTTTATCGATTAGGATGGGGTGCTGGTCGTCTCTCAATCGTGACTGATTCTGGTACTCGAGTTATCGACTTCAAAGCGGATCAGTGTTTCCTGTTCCACGATGCGGGACATTACCGAGCCAATCTTTCGTATCAGAAAGGTGTCGCCTTCCGAAATGGATCTCACTATTTTTCGACCTCCAATCAGCCTGACCCCATTGGGGTGACCGACAGTCTTTGTACTGCATCGATTGTCATTGGCACGTCTGTGTATTTTGTTTTCGGCACTGCAGCCCCGGGTGGATCGCCGGGAGGAGTTGTTGTTTATCGATGGACGGGCCCGTCTGAGATCGGCGGGGAGCTGGTCATCGACTTGACGGTGGACATTGTCGACCGCCTGACGTCTTTGAGCGGGACTCCTCTGGATGTGTTGATTACTACTGAATGCGTGCTTTATCTGTTGCTCAGGTACAACGATGGGGTTCAGGATCGTTTGCGGGTCGTTCGGAGTATTTCTGAATGGCAGACGCCGTCTGGGGGCGGTTTTAGTGAAGGGTCGCCGATTGATCTTCCCGTCCAGGCTGGAGGGGCAGGTCGACTTGAGATTCGTGGATCTGATCTCTTGATAGCCGGAGAATCAGGGGTCTGGTCTATTGATATAGACACGTTCCAGTCACCTGAGTATACATACGGGAGTACCAGTTCGACAGTTGAACCGCTTGCGCCAAAGTACGATCTGTTGGTGTCAGATGCTCAACCAATTCTGGACTTGCAGGTTGATCGAACTACAGGTCACTTGGGGGTGGTCCACGGAGACTATCTCGAGATCATTGATGTAGGTCGTCAAACCATTTCGGCTCGCTATACGCAGGCATCGGATACTCCAATCCCGTCCGCTCCTGTCACGTTGACTACGTTTTTGAGTTTTGCTATCGGCGGCAGCGATGGGTTGGGTATCATTACCACCGCTGCAGTGTCGGTGTCTGAATACGATCCTGTGGTCCGGGGACAAGATGAACTAGATGGGCGTCTGTTCTATGAGATCCTTCCAGATACTTTTTCGCTTTTGGCGGACTACGACCTTCTTCCACGAATTTGGGAAGGGTACGTTCAGTTGGGTGCAGACCTCTTCCAATCTTTGTTGAGTGCCGACGCATCTCGCAGCTTGTTGGATGTGCCGATCGATTATCAGCAGAAGTATCAGCACTTCGACTTGGATTTCCCGAAGACATTTCTGGCGGATCCGGGCTTGTCTTTCTATGGACTCGGTTACCGCGCCTTCCAAGTGGATACTACAAATCAAGTTTTGGACTGTTGCTGGACGACAAAGTTGGATACCGAGAAGTCGTATTGGCTCTTACGCTCGCAGTTAGATTACCGGTCGTCTCTTCGGTGGTCTTGGACAGCGTCATATTCTCAGTTCGACGAAGGCAGTTATGGTCTGCTTGGCTATCTCTCAACTGATGCTTCCGCCATTGAAAATAGCCTACTGGTTGGCGTGGGAAACAGTGGAAGAGTTGGTATTCTCCACGTCTCTCCTACTGGAGCACCGAACTTTGTGGAGACCCCGCCTGTTGTGTCTGTGGATACGGAAGTCGAGATCGAGGTGACGTATGATTCGTCTACTTCGACTGTCGCTGTGACTGTTACAGAAGCCGATAGTGGGGTTGAAGTCCTGTCTGCATACACGTATGCTCTCCTCAGTGGGCCGAGCAGTGAGGATTTCTACTCCGACAGCTTTGGATTTGTGAATCTGAATGTATCGCGAACGGACTTGACTACATCCCCGACGTTCACCCCTAAAGTCGGGCAAATGGTTTTGGGGACTGTGTCTGCTGTTTCATTTTTGGACGCGTCTTTGCCGGCTGACATTCAAGCGATACCCTTTCTACAGGATTCATGGAGGGAACCGTCTGTGTTTTGGACGGAGTCTGTCGACTATTCGCACTACTACGACGAAGAGGCTGGTTGGTCCTTCATCGCGTTCCAGGAGCAGCCAGAGGCCTTTCTGCTGGCCGAGTATGTCAGCTACAACCAAAGCCTCATCAAGAACAACTTCGGCCTGGATGTTGACTTCTCAGGCCCAAATACGGTGACGTACAAGAGCCAGGTTCAAGCCCTTCACAGTATCTACTGGAAAGGGCCAACTATTCGAGGCATCCAACTTGGCATTCAAGTTCTCCTTGGATTACCCTTTGTGGAAGAGGCAGGAGAAGTCACGATTGTCAATCCTTCCTACTCAGGCGATTTCGGGGAGATCGTGATTATTGGTGTGTCTGGAGCTCGAGCGTATCGCTACAGTTTGGCTGTCTCTCCGCTTGTGACAGTGGGAGACACTGTCGAGCAGTTTCAGCCGCTCACAGATGGAGTCGAAGTTCGGGATTGGGTTAATAGTCCAGATTGGTTCCTCCCGTTTTTAGGGGATTCCAGTTCATCTAGTAGTGACCATTTTGCGACAGCGTTGAATTACCGTGAGCCGACACAGGTTGTAGACAGCGAACTCCAGAAGTATCACATGTTTGCTGTGGTTGTGTTGAATGATATTTTTTCGGTCGCGCAGTTACCGGCAATCCAAGGGTTCCTCGATGCGATTCGTCAAACATGGAAGGCGATTGTCCTGACTGTTGTTGCGTCGATTGAAGATGATGTGAGTATTGACGATGAACTTGAGTTGCTCATGGGCGCCAACATTTTTGATCATGGTGGCGGTTCATTGGTCACGCATCCTAAGTATGACGACATCTCCGGCCCATCGTCTTATGCGTATCACTACGACGGGGTACCCTCTCCTTTGATCTACTACGACATGTTTCATGATCTGTTCCCTGATGACCCCATCGAGGTTATATTGGAGAAAGTCGCCGGCGCTCCCGAAACAATCTACGTGAATGGCGTGGCGACTTTGGTTACTTTAGGGGATCCTCCTATAACGGAGAATATTCCATGAGAAGCCGCATTCTTCGATCTGTTCGTCGCTGGCTTCGTGGTTGTCTACGGGCAATACATGGCCTCAACGACTCAGCGTATGGTAAGATTCCAGCTGGAGCGGGACCGGGAGAGAAGTTCTCGATTGATCTACGTCCGGTTGAGGGGCCAGGACGGAGAATCGAATTCGGGACCGAACGGCCCACCAAGATTACGAGGATGGAAGAATGATCCAGCGGCTTCATGCACTACAACAGAGACTTCAGCGATTCCTGTTCAAACGCTTCCTGTACGATCCTCGTGACTTCTATATTCAAGGGCATGTGGGGATCATCAAGAGGTACTCTGACATCTATCCCAACTCCAAGCTGCGCGGGGATGTGTATCGCTACTATGATCTTGGTCATAACTTGGTAGTCAATCGCGGTCGACACATGTCTGCAGGTTTGTGGGCAGGGTCGGATGGCCCGGCTCCGTCCTTTCCCTTTACTCAGGGATTCAACGAACTTAACGGTCCGAACTTTGGATGGGTGATCCGCGGTATGGCTCTGGGTGAAGGTACGACCCCAGAGGCAGATGAGGATGATTCTCTGGAAACCCCACACATTAATCCAGACATCGGCGTAGCTCCAGGGACAGAGTACCATGCGCTCGACAGCGTGACGTTTGAGCCGTGGTCAACCCCGTCCCCGTCAACTTCTGTGATCTTCACAAAGACATTCGGCATCAACGAGCCGTTGGGATCTGGAGTCACTGCTGAGGTCTATGAATTTGGGCTCTATACGGCGGCGCCCGACCCTGGAGGAGCAGCCGGTCCGCCTGAAACGAATCCACCTGGACCTCCAGGAGGTCCGTTTCTGGTTGCCAGGAAGACCCATGGGCTCATCACGAAGAGTCCGAACTTCACCCTGCAGGTGAACTGGACGATAGAGTTCTGATATGGCATTCAAAGATTCAGCACAAGCGGCAGCAGATCATAATATTCAATCGGGGGATCCCGTTGCGCAAGCAGTGGCGAATGAGCCCCATGAACAGTCATACAAGAATTCAGACTGGTTGTGCTCCATTGCGAATGCGGATCGGAATCTAACGCTCCAGGGTGGTGGAACGATCATCTGGAACAAGAACACGGCCCTACTTTCTTTTTCTTCTGATGTGACTATCCAGTTTCCGAATGAAGTTGTCTCGGCCGGTGTTGGCGGTGCTAAGTCCCATACGATTTCTCTGGGTGGTCAGTTGCTGTCTTTCGGCGCATCTGGCCGTATCGCTGCGATCAAAGTATCGCGGACGTCTACTGGGGTTTCTTACGCTCATACAGCGGTCCAGATCTACAACTCTATTTCAGCCTATGAGTCTGCTATTAGTGCTGGAGCCTTGGCGACTGATCGGTTTGGATGGATTCTGATCGCGATCCGTATCGCTTCGCCGGCCCCCGCTGGAGATAATGATCATGTCGTTTTGTGGGATAATCGTCGCGTTCGGCATCATGATGGCACTAACAATGTCTACGGGCAGATTGAAGGAGCAGGGTCCGTAGAGTCGCAGTATGCTCAGCAATCTGAACACCATCTTCTTCGCTGGCGAGACAATCAGAATCGTAATGAGTTCTTGGTGCAAGGTGGTGTTCTGTCCTGGGCTGGAAGAGCTACGGGACTATCCATTTCGACGCATCTGCACATTTTGTGTCCAGGCTTCGCTCCAGGAGATCCCTTGACTGTCCGGGTGGCCGGGCCTACTACACTGCCTGCTATCGATAACGATCTGTGTTACTACATGGACATTGATCGGACGGTTGGAGGACCGCAGACGCCCGCCGTTAATGTGGGTATGTTTGAGCTCTTGGTCCGCGATACAGACGATCGCATCGTTCTCGGTGTTTGCAGGTCGGGTCGTTTGTATTTGATGGATGGGACAGTCCTGGATTCAGGCGCGACGATGACGCTTGGCGGGCTGGCTCAAGGCGTTCGATGGATTCTGCACGGGCCAGGGGACGGGGCTGCTCTCTACGATCTTCAAAATCCTCCGACTGGAACCTATGTTCGACCTGCCGGATCTACGCCTTCTTACGTTACTGGCGGCGCTGAGCTCATGGTGTTTGTCAATGGCGTTCGACAAGCAGAGTCGTTGTTTCTCAGTGGTGGGGCCGGGAATGGGGACTATCAAGAGGAATCGTCGACGCCGGGATTGGATGCGACAACGATCACATGGGAGTCTGGTAATATTCCCGAATCCCATCATGACATTACGATCTTTGTTGGTATGGCAGTGCCTAATCAAGGCGTAGTTCCTACGTTAGAAGCTGCTGATTCATCTGGAACATCGAGTGGTGAGGTACAGCTAGCGGATACAGCTCAGTTGCGTCAGGATGCGAATGTGACGGTGGAGTTGGGTACAGGCATCGACGCAGGGATGCCTTGGATGAGCTTTAGCGCTGGTGAATACATTCAAGGACCTGTGCGCGGCTGGACATCTAATGCAGGCGCCACTGAGCGTGGGTTGAATGTCTATTCACAACGGCCTTACTTGATGTTCGGCCAGACAGGCAATCTCTATGTTAGCCCAGGTGAGATTCCTCTGCCGACAGACCCCACACGCATCTCTTTTCTAGTGCATCGACGGCATCAACCTCTGGCCATTGTACCGAATGATAGACCTTCAGGTGACCCAGCGCCGACATCTTGGCCTGCACTGATGTACGTGTATCTTCAGCCTGCTGGTGCGACGATGGGTTCGGCCTTTGATGCCGTAATTTCGTCTCTGAGTCCGTACCAAATGGTCGACTCCGATTTGAAGTGGGGTGAGAATCCTAACGATATTGGCGGCATCTTCATAGGGTCTGTGTTGGCCAACGGAGCAGCCAATACCATCTCGGATTTTATCCCGTTTGACCGATATGGGAATGCAACTCACTATCGGTCGGGATCGATCCCTGCACTGACAGCGGTGGGTCTGCCTGGAGATGCGACACAAAATCAAGTGGTCGTGGATCTGAGTAATTACGTACCGATCACAGCGCATGCAGCTCTGCTACAAGTTGAGTTCCAGCTTCAGGTTGTCAACTATGTGGCTGCCGGCGGTAACGTAGTCACTGGTATCAATGTGTATACTGCAGAGGCGACTGTCCCCGGTACGTGGCCGGCAGATGTGAGCGGCGATTATGATGTCCAGTTTTTGTTTTCGCCGTTTATGGCGGCTCCTGCTATTGCTGGAACGTACATTCAGAGCTTCGGGCCATTCTGGGTGGCCGTAAATGATCAAGATGCGTCTGGTGTCCCCTTGAGTCCAGCGAGTACCCGTCTTTATGTCGGCCCCTTCTGTGATCAGATTCGGGTTCGTGTGTTGGGGTATATGGAACACGCCACGGGTATTTATCGCCACAACCGACCCTGAGGTAAGCAATGTCCACCAGACTAGCGAGGTTTCAGACTGACCATCAATCACAACCGTTTGCGATGGCGGTCTATGAGGCGCGGCGAGGCGCTGCCCGCTTGACCAGCGGAGGGGTCCTGACATGGGACTCGACAACCGGTACCTTCACGTGGACCTACGATATCATAGTTGAGTTTCCTACCTTGGCCGCTAACGTGATCATTCCGGCAGGTTCTGAAACTGGTATCACTGTAGGGCAGTCGTTGTATTTCGCTCTTCCCTATCTGCAAGCAGATGATGTGTCTCCCACGGGTGCTTGGAATTTATCTCTCGGCGACTACACGCTGACCGCTCCAGAAATTCTTATCGGGGCTCCTGCTCCAGAGAATGAACAGCTGTTCATTGTTGCCACGCACGGGGTAGACGGGCAGCTGTATTGTCGACATCATTTAGTTCTGACAGACGGAGTTCCTTCTGGTTTTGGTAATGGCGGGCTGGGCTCGAGTCGATACATTGTGACGTCGGATGGCACCGCTGGACAGGTTTCGGATATGGGGTTCGACTACCTTCCAGACCGAAGACATATCGACGTCTATCTCAACGGTCAGTTGTTGACTCCGGGAGTATCCGGCGGAGGGACTGGGTATCGAGATTCAGATATTTCGGGGGAAGCTGATTACTACGAGATCCAAGGTGCGGGCACGTTGCCGTGGTATCGTGGTATTTACATCCAGAAGACAGTCGCTTCTGGCGAAGAGATCATCATCATTCTCAATGTGGGTGGACAAGGGCCACAAGGCCCTCCCGGTCCGTTGGGAGGGTTAGATGACAGCTACAATGCCGGGAATGAGATCGACATTCATGATCTCGGTTCAGACCTGCGCCCGATCGTCCTTAACGAGGGGACGCCGGGAGCTAAGATCACTGGTTCTCCGTTGGAGCTAGACAGTTATCGAGTACCCCTTCTTCAGTGTCAGCGGACCCCTGATCATCCGAATTCAAATTACCGCGATAAGACGGCGTTAGCCTTGATGGCGTCTGGTGATGTGGGCGCTGGTGGACTGTTTCTTTACAACTTGAAGAACTATTCGACGCTGGACAATGAGCTCGACGGTACTGGAATAGCTCCTGCAGATGGGGTTTATTTCATTGGACAAGGATTTGGATCCGGCTCGGCTATTCCGGAAGAGAAGCTTGTCGTCTCGTTCGCTCGTCGGTCCGACATCGATGCTGGGAAACGCGAAGCGCAATACTTGCCGCAGATTCGGCAGGACGAATCTTTCGCTCCTCATATGGATACAGGAGTTTTCTACGGTCAATTGGCTGTAAATGAGCACGGTGAGATCGCAACAGGATGGGGGAGGGACTTTCTCAGATGGCATACTATGACGTTCACTCTTCCCTCTTTTCCCGTTGGAGAAACAGGTGATTCCCTTGCTTTAGATCCGATCCCGCTTAATACGGATGTTGTCGAGCCCACCGCTGAATTCTTGGGTGGGATTTGTGCTGCTCCACATCGCGATGATGTGAACAAGGAAGTGTTCTTTCATGTCAATCCATCGAATGTGTACGCAGGGGACAATCCGTTTGAGATCGAGTTGGCGATGACCAAGGTCGGTGGCGAGTGGAATATCTTGATTACATACGGGCGAGATATGGAAACGACGACGATCAAAGTGACTATATTTTTCTCTGCCGAGTATGCAGTCGGGGCCTCTGCGCCGGATGAAGGCGACTTTTCAGATCTAACCAGTTACTTGCCGTAGGAGTGGTTACATGTATTACGTATTCCGTAAGACAGACGGATGGATTCTACAGCAAGTTGCTACGCCTCCGGTGGTAGGCAAAGCGCCTCATCTTGATATTCTGGAGGTGGACCATGAAACTATTCCGTCTCAGGAATTGAAGTGGTTCCGTGTGGAGAACGGCAAGGTTGTGCGCCATTCTACAGCAGGACAGGCCGTGCGTTCGTCAGAGAAAAAGGCAGCGAGGCGAGAGAAGATTCGGGAATTCTGGCAGTTGCTAGCTCAGGAGCAGGCGACGGTGAGCGATATGCAGAACGCGCTCCGGCTTCTCGCCGCTATCTTGAATGTTCCCAGACGCTAAGAGGAAGGGCGATTCCCTTCCTCTCGCTTTCTATTGGCGGTTCTGGACCGTGTCGATGATCAATTGAGCGATCACAATTCGGTCTTGCTCAGGCCGCACTTCTCCTGCTCCGACGGCTGCTGCCACCTGTACCAACTTGGACCGTGGGAACTTCTTCGCGTTGGCCAGATCTCCCAACCGAATTGTGGTGACTTCTTCGTCGATGGTGACTTGGAATTCATCCACGGCTGAAGCAGGGTTGCGTTTCGACCGTCTCTTCGTAGTAGCACTTTCATCTTTCTTGGCTGCCTCCTGGGGAGAGTCGACTTTTTCCTTGTTAGAAGGAGGCGACTCGGGCTTCTTTGATTTCTTGACGCTCTCTTCGGTTTCTTTGGTTCGCAAGATTACGGCGTTCTGTAAGTGGTCCAAAGCCTCCTGCAAAACAGTCGGACACTCCTCCTCTGAGAGCGGCGGATCTTCACCCTTGACAGCGGCGTCTGTTGATCCAATGAGGAGGAGGATGGCTTTGTGGATGTCCAGAAGGGTCTTATGTTGGGCGGCCAAGACTTGGACCATTTGCCGCAGATCTTCGATGGAGCTGTCAACTCCGTCGAACCGCTTCCCGATATGTTTTGCTACGGGGGTCAGTACCTCGAACAGGGTTTCTTGAACTTCTTTTTTGGTCAAGTGAGTCACAGGTTCTCCTCCGGAGACGGTCATTGTGACTGTGGAGGGTTTTGTCTCTTCCGGCTCTTTTTCTACCGGTTTGTTCTCCACCTTCTCTACCTTCTCCGTTTTTGTCTTCTCCGGCGCTTCTTCGACTTTCTCTTCCTCTTTCGGTGTATCGTTGACTTCTGCGTCTTTGATGTCCGGACGAGGTGCTGTGTTCTTCAACGTAGTACTGCCGGCATGCCCCTCCTCTTGGTATTTCTCCCAGATGAAGTCGATGCACTGTTCTGGCTTACGCAGATCCCCGGTGAATGGGCCACTAGAAGGGTACCCGGGAGGTGCTTTGGATTTGCCACGGGGGACATCCCATCTTTCCTCGATGTATTTCATCAAGGGGACGCGATTGATCTGGCGCAATTCTGGTCGCGTGTAACAGAATTGTGGGTCAAGAGATGTTACTTGTTGAGTAGCCATTGGTCCTCCACTGGAAGATAGCCTCCTCTTTTCATGGTTCTGTGCTGGAGCAGGAAGCAATGCGCCAGCACACCAAATGGACACGCAATACAATCCAGTTCACCTGGATGTTGCGCTTTGATCCGGTCCCAATGATCTTCGATCCAATCAAACATCAGGACACGGAGTTCACGTTCCGGGTCTTCACCGCCCATCCCTTCGCCGGTTTTCAGACAGCGTAGAGCCTCACGAGCGGTCGCCGCGGAGGAGATCTGCAATCCTTGCAGCCGAGCTGTGTGGATCAGATCCCGTCTGTTCAGTCGCTTCATAGTCCTCCTGTGTAACCGGATTTTCATTCTCCGGCAAGAGTTGAATACGTACTTCGACGCGCGGGTCACTGGCGTCTTCTTTCTTGTCCAGTGTCCATGGGAAGAAGTTGCTATCGTCGATGCCCAACAGGTCCTCGAGGCAATCTGAGAACAGCTTGATGAAGTTCTGGACATCCTCCCGTCGGTAGATGGATGTCCATTTGGCCCGACGTTTGGGTCCCGGATCTTTCTTCAGCAGGCGGGGCAGCCAAAACAAAGCCGTGACCGAATAGTGTGCGTCGATCCTTTTGAAATCGTCGGTCAACTTTAGGAGGTCAACGTTACGTGGATCTTCAAGTACGGTCTGAGTAAAGGCTGTCTCATACTTGCGTGCCTCCGACGTTTTCAGAATCGTAGCAATCTGTTTCCCGTTAATCTCTTGAATGGCCGGCTTGTAGAGCTTGTTTGAGCTCGGCGGCAATGGACAAACAAATGTGAGTTCATGATCCACGGCGTAATTTCCGTCTGTCTGCGGGGCTTATACTTCTTCTCTCGCGCCCGGGGGCCGCTCCTAGTCCAGGACTGTCGGAGTCGCGAGCCATGCGTTGTCGGTTCAAGCTCTCGACGATGTCTTTGCGACCGGACACAATGGCAGAGGCGTAGTCGTAGGTAGTGTCTCCTATCAACACTCGTTCTTCTGCCTCCTCGACTCGAGGATCTGTTTCCGCTGCTTGTTTTCGGGCCGCGTCGGTGTACTTTTTGTCTGTTGATGGGTCGATTTCTCCCTTTAGTGTCGCCAAGATCATCTTCTTGGTCTGTTTCAGGTTGGCTCTTGCGATGTCTCGATCTGCTTGGAGATCAGCCAGTTTGTCTCGATATGCCGCCAGTTCTGCATGGAAGAATTGACTTAGACCTCGAAGAGTTTCGTCATCTAGTTTGTCTGCGTTTGCTGGCGGAACGAGGGAGAGTTCTTCTTCGGGGATATTCTCACCCAGATCGCTCAGGTAGTACTTACGGCCTTCCCACTCAACCTGGATGTGGGCTTTCAAGTACTCGGGTATGTCTGGCATGGCCAATCCCCGTAGTCGTTTACTGGCCAGAAGTGCGTGGACTCGGGCCTTGAGTTCGTCTACACCCGCGCTCGCTCTTGAAATGTCGTCGGCGAGCGGCACTTGGAATCGTCGTATTTGGAAGTTGTCGCTCACCAGACGTCCTCCTTACAAGGTTGAGCGTACGGGCACCGGTAGCACCAGCTCCCCTCGCTCTTTTCGGGGGCTTCTCCCAGTTCATCGATCGGAGCGGTCACTCGGTTTCGGATGCGGTCTTCGAAGTATGTCCAGCGAGCCTCCTCGAATGTAGCGACTATTGGTTCCACGTCGGCTTTCTCGAGTTCCCCCTGAATATACTCTTCAGAGACGTAATCAGCGGGCAACATGATTTGGGTTTCGAGGTCATTCAACGCGTCCATATTGATGTACAGATACGTACAAGCTTCCCACCCGAAGCCTTTGAACAGGAACAGCCCTTGATCCAGGTGTTGCCGTGTTGGCTTTCCGGATCGTACGACGGCGTCGAACACTCGAGCAGAGGCGGTTTTGATCTCTAGTCCAAAGCGTTTGTCCAGAATGCCATCTGCGAACATCCGCAGGTACAGATCTGGAATTCGAGCTTCGGACTCGACGGACACCCTGTTGCCTCCGTAGATGTCAACTATATAGTTCTGGTACAGCTTATGGATTGCGCTGCCTGCATCCATTCGCCGACGCATAGCGGGTTCGATTTTGGGTGTCCCCGGCATACCGACTAGTTTGTATCCCAGAAACAGGTCACACCTCGGCCCCTGTTCTGTGGACAGAATGAGTGACGGCGACAGGTTAGCAGAGCCTGTATAGATCTTTTCTGCCGGTTTGTTCTTCTCAAGATGGTACTTGAGAATCTTTCGTTTGAGATCCCACGGATCTCGGATGTGTATCATTGGTCCTCCTTGTATGTGGCGACAAACCGTTCCCACGTTGTCAATAGAAGAAACCCTAAAGGGGTATCAAGCAGTAGGCTCTCCTCAGGTTCTAGGATGCGGACAAGTCCGCTATGGATACGGAAGCTTTTCCGTCCCTTGTTTAGCTGGAGGGGTACGAGATCTAGTGAAGGTTTTCCGCTGATCTCTTCCCAATCAGATGGCATGAGGACGGCTACCGGTTCTTGCCGTTCGACTGTGATTCGGAAGACGGGGATCTTTCCTCCTTTAGCTTGTGCCCCGTCTTTCAGTTTTTGCCAATCGATTTTGGTCAAGTAGAAATGGCCCGTTCTATACTTGTCCTCTATCAGCAAGTCGTCACAGTAAACATCCCCAAACCATCCGCGTGCAGCCCCGCTATTAGGGGTAGTTTGCCCGTTTAGGTCGGCGGCTGCACGCTTCTCGGAATGGAGAGATCTACGCTTCCTCTCCTTCTGGGATTTCTTCCTCTTTTCCCACATTGAGCGCATTCAGTACCTTCTCACGAAGCGCGTGATCATTTCGAAGCCGTGCATCTACATGGTTCCTTTTGCCAGGGATGACGACCATCTCGTCGGTTCCTGGGACGGTCAGGTGGTACTCAGATCCTCTTCTGACCAAGAATTTCTGTTTCACCAGCTCAGCGCGCAATGTGCCGCTCTCATCAATGGTTCCTATCGGCACGGTGAGCTCTTTTCCGTCGTAGTGATTGTGGTGATAAAATCGGAATTCACACATCTCGCCTGTGGCGATCCCATATTTCCCTTTGTTGATGTATACGCGGTGCATATCAGACGTGGGAACGTGGGATGGGTTGCGGTCGTCTTTCGGGCCTATATATGTGCGTTCGTCCTTTTTCCCTTTCTCCACTTCAATGGTCACTGCTGAGTAGTACTGAACAGATTGACCACCACTGATTGATTTGTGGCTGACGGAATATGAAGATGTGTGAGCCATTCGAAATTGAGATACCCAGAAGAATGTCGTCTCTCGAAGTTTGTCCTCCTCTTCCATTTCTTCAAAAGGAGCCATCATGATTGCGTTCTGATTACGGTAGTGGGCGCTGAGAAGTAGTGCGCGCCCTTCGCCTCCTCTACCTTTACCAAACTCTCCAATGCCGCCTTCATCTACAGCGTCCCGTTCAGCGGCAGATGACATAGCGTCGATTGAGTTGAGAATTACGATTTGATAGATCCCGCTCTCCGCGAAGAGGCGCATGTAATCGAGTGCCGCTTCGGTCGTATCTGGCGTAACGACGTCGACTTCGCCAATCTGACACGATTTCATGGATTTCTTCTCAGCGGCCGTGAACTTTTTCTGTTCAATCTCCTCTAGAATGTTGAGCTCTTCTGAGCTGTAGTTCACCTGCACACCGACATTGCGGGCGTGCTGCTTGTCCCATCCACCCTGTTCTAGGTAGATAATGCCGACTGCGGATTCGTCTCCGTATCGTCTCTGGTTCTCTCGGATAGCGAGGTTCAAGAGGAGGTCTTTGCCAGAGCCTGGTTTTCCCACTAGTACAACATTGCATCCATGGGGGTAACCGCCGTTGGTGATCCGATCCAGTCCTATGACTCCGGTACTGCGTCTACGTAGGTAGACATTGGTGAGGTCTGATGCAGGGGTGAATACTGATCCGTCCAAATGCTTACGGGCATTTCGGATAAGTTCTTGTCGTTTTTTCCTTCTCCAGGCTAGACGGTCAGTCTTGTTGGCCTTCGATGTCTTCTTCGTTTTCTTCGTAGTCATGGTCCTCCCATGGTTCTGTGCCGCATCGCGGACACCAGGTGACGGGGCCGTGGTGTTGTACTTCGGCTCCGCACGAACAGGTACCGCTTGGGGCTGCTGTCTTCTTGGTGACTTTTTGTTCTACTCCATACTTGTCCATGATGCACCTATGGTTTTGCGTTTGCCCATTCCCTGGCCCAGCCACCGTCTGATTCAATGGGGACATCGAATGGCAGGCCTGGCCAGCCAATGGGATTATCCATAATTTGACCATAGCGTGCATCCGCTTCTTCTGCATATTTTTCTGGACACTCAGCAGCCAGCTCGTCATGCACTTGAAGGACGGTCCGTACGCCCATTCTACGGAGTTCCTCGTCTTCTTCGATTTGAATCATCGCCAGTGTGATGAGATCGGCTGCTGTACCCTGAATCGGCGTGTTTATGGATTGCCTCTCTGCTCGAAGTCTTGAGGACCAGTTTGAATCGTAGATCCCGCCCGGACGACGCTTGCGCCCCAAAATGGTTGTGATGAATCCGTTCTGGAATACTTCTCGTTTGTACCGTTCAATACCCTCTTGGATACCTGGACGGACTTGGAAATAGAGTTCGATGAGTTGTTCGCCTTCGGTGCGTGTGGTGGCGATACCTGTCTCTTGTGAGATCTGCGAGGCGAGTTTGGCGGGCCCTACGCCATAGTTGATGCCAAAGCCTGTCCGTTTGGCTGCCGTTCGGCAGTTCACTAGGTAGTTCTGGTGCTGCGTAGGATTGTCAGCTTTCTTAGCTTCGATGATCTCCTCATAGTCGAGATTATACATCATAGAGGCAGTGAGGGCGTGTAAATCACGGCCCGCGAAGATGTCTTCGATCATCCCTTCATCACCGAATAATGCGGCGGCGATGCGCATTTCAAGACCGCTGTAATCTCGACAAAGGAGCACATGATTCTCAGGTGCAATGAATGCCCGTCGAATGCGTTTCCCTTCTTCACTTCTCGCAGGGATATTCTGTAGATTGGGACTGCTCATACGCAGACGACCACTGACTGTGGTATGTAGCAGAGAACCGTGGACTCGGCTATCCGCTTGTACTGCTTTTTGAAGACCTACAATGTACGTGGAGTGTAGCTTCTTTAGATCGCGGTATATGAGGATATCGGTTGCGACTTGGTGACCGTCGGCTTGGATGTCTTCCAGTACTTCTCTCTTCACTGAGTAAGCGCCTTTGGCTGTTCGTATTGTTCCTTTGAGTCCGAGGTCTTCAAATAGCAGTTTGCGTATTTGTGCGTCACTGCCTGGATTGACCGGGCTGTTGGTGGACTCGCAGATCCGTTGGGTAATTTCCACCAACCTCCGCTTCATGGGAGCGTCCTGAGATTCGAGATAGCCGACATCGACGAGTACACCTCTCTGTGCGTACTTTTGGAGTACGGTATTCAAGGGCATGTCAAACACTTGATGGAGGTCCCAGTAATTGTGCGGAGGATCGGGCAGGTATTCTTCAGGTGTATTCCATTCCTCGTCCTCAAGGATTTCCCGGAAGTACTCGTAGAGTTCCAAAGTGGCCCAGGCATCGAGAGTGGCATACTCCACCGCTCGTGGACGACGTTCTGGGTCGTCGAAGACCTCTTTGACTTTGTCTCGAACTTTCCCCCCTGGCTTGATGTCAAAGACTTTTGTGAATGCTAGTAGGTTGAGGTGAAGAATGTTTTTGGCCAAGGTTTTTAGATCGTGTCGTTCCTCTTCATCTATCAAGTGGTGCATCTTCATGGTGTCCGCGATCACATTGTTGACCTGGATCTGGTGACGCTTCATGACTCGATAGTCGTACGGGGCGTTGTGGGCGATTTTGCTACAGTTTGTCGATTCAAACCATGGTTGAAGCAAATCGAAGAACTGGTATTGCTGTGGGTGTATGACCGGGACCACAAGACGTCGACTTCCATGCACAGGAGACCGATAGGCGAGAGCGATGAGGTAACAAACAACCGCCCACTCGAGCCCACTGGTCTCTGTGTCATAGGCCACAGGGCCGGGGGACGACATCATGTCGTCCACCAGCGCCTGTACGCCTTCAGGAGTGTCGACAATCTCCGGTTCCGGTAAGTCTAACCGGAATCGTGGCATGTCTTCTCCTACTGATTACGCCGACTACGACGGCGCTTGCTCCGAGGATCTTCCTTCGGAGCATTGTTGTTTTGTGAGTTGGTGTATTCTTTCCCGTAAGCCCTAGCGGCCGAGTCGAATGGGAATGCCATTCCTAGTTCTTTTGCTTGGTCTTCCAAGGAGAGGATGCGGAGCGAGCTAGTGAAGTCCCTGCCTTCCGCGAAAGCGTCCCAGGCTCCTTGAGGGACTTCGTAGTTCACCCAATCTTGCCAGGAGATGCGGTCGTCCCGAGTCCAGATGTAGACCGTGTCTTGTGCTTCCCCCGTCCGGTTGACCAGGGCGGGTTTCATGAAGGGAGAGCATGGGGTAGCGCCTGGGCAGGCGGTTTCTCCGTTCTCCACATGGTTGAGACAGGAATATTCCGGCTTCAGAATGTAGCCAGGGTGGTCATTTGCCACCTTGTCCTGGTTCCAGCACCCGCCTTCGTCTTCGTCTAAGCAGGGGTGTAGCTCATTCAGGATGTTGTCCCGAATCTGTTGGGCGGTTCCTTCCGCGTCCAGATCGTCAACGTCGAAGACGACGGCTCCGCATTCCGGACACACGGCCTGCTCGACGGTGCAGAGAGACAGATCCGGATTGTTCGTTTTGGCGACGCAGGTACACACGTCCTCGAGGGTGCCGACGTACTTCATGAAGTTCATCCAATGGGTGATGCCCATCCGAAAATCACGAGCGCCGCCGATGATCGCCCCGTCCGGTGCTTTGGTTCCTGTCCGTCTGGGTTGCCAGATGGTGTACCGTTCTCGGCCATTGCGACCTGTTTCGATGACGTAGTGGTTCGGGTCCCAAACGCCGAGGAAAACGTATTCTATCTCTTGGATTTGGTACTTTCGATCGTTCCACTTGGTTCCAGCTTCCGCCTCACGGCCCGCACAGAAAACGCAGTGACCGTCGAAACCGTCAACTTCGGCGGTACATCGGAAGAGGGATCGTCCTGTCACTTTCGACTTGTGAGCGACCAGCATCTCGAGCTGCTGATTACCTTCAGCATCTTCCATGGGAATGAAGGGCGCAGTCACGCCATTCGGAACCGCGATAGGCCACTTTCGCAGGGACTGTAGTGCGTAGTCTTTGTTACGTGCTTTGCCACGGAGTGCGCTTCGTTTTCTCATCTCTGCGATACTCATGTTGTTTTCTCCATTCGAGAAATGTTTGAGGTTTGCGGACTAGACGTGTGATCTCTCTGAGATCTGATACATCACTGATGTCCTTTACCTCTTTTGTTAGGACGACTTTCGGATGAGTAAACCGAAGAAGTCGCCGGCCCAATTTGTCGACAGCTTGCTGTCCCGGTTTATCATTGTCTAGAGCAATAATGAACCGACACTTAGTTCGGTAGTGCAGCCGTCTGAGGATGTCTACTTGTTGGCGGGTGAATTGAACTCCCAAAAGCCCTACTCCAACGATCCCAGCTTGATGCAGTCTCATTACTTCCTTGAACCCTTCACAGATCAGCACAGATTCTCGTGCGTTGACAGTGTACGCTCGTTGGATGTTGTAGATCAGCTGAGCCCGTTTTGGGGTGTAGTCTTCTGGAGCTAGGTTGTATAGGTCCTCCTCTCGATAGATTTTGTATTTCGGAATGACGTTCGGATATGGGGTCCTCCCTGATATGGCCATGAGTTGATTGTATTGGTTTCGGATGGGAAATGTGATTCGTCCAATGCCTGTATCGTAACCGATTTCAAAGGCGTAGAGGAGTTCTTCCGGCCATCCGTCATTCAGCATGGTCTTCGGACATTTGTGAAACAAAGCGAGGGTTTCTTCCGGAAGAATGGAGTCGGCATTCCGCTGTCCGACCGGTGTGATCTGCTTGCGTTTAGCTGGACGTCTTGGCCTTTTGGCTCCTTGTAGAAGCTGTTTGACTTGTTCCTGACTGTATCCCAAGCGGAGCAGTAAAGAATCGATCCAACCACCGCCACACCCAGACCAGCACACCCACGTCCCCATATTGAGGCTCATTCCAAAACTGGGATTACGATCTGGATGGAGGGGACAACACGCACGTATACGCGGGTGCCCGTCACCTCCTATGTAGTGATTAACTCTCTCCAGCTGGTCGACTACTAGTTGTACTGCAGTCTCTAAGCTCATGTCAGTCCCTCTCGTAGAGCTTATCTTGTGGTTTTTTCCGTCGTCTTCTCCTTGGACTAGTGTCTGATGATGACTTCTGAATTCTCGGGTCGTCGTAAGGAATCTCTGCTAAATTGGTGCAGGGTTCCCACGCTGTGTACCAGTCGTCGACGTCTGCTTCTCTGGCAGCACGTACCTCAAATTTTCGGTAGCCTTGCTTCTTATATAGTTCGACGTAGATCACGGCGTCCACTACTTGTCCGATTTGGCTGGACTCGCCGACCTCTTTCTCTGTGTTTGCTTGTGTAGAAAGGATGATCGGTATGTCTTGTTTGCGGGAGAACTTTTTCAACCGTTTGCAGATGGCGCCCAATAGATGGCGTAATTCTTTATATCCGCTGAACCCGTCCATGTAGATATATTGCATCTGATCAATCAAGACTATGTCTGGTGTCACCTCTTCGATGATCCCCTCAACAGAGTCGACGGACATGGTTGCTTCATCATCTCCGCTGTCGTAGATGATGAAGTTCTTCATTTCCGAGAATGATGTAATAACCTGCAAGAGTTTAAGTCGGTTTTGTTCTGCCGCTGGACTGTCACCGAGGAACAGTTCGCGAGTTCGAAATTCTCGGTAGGGGAACTGTCCTCGAATGGCGTGGGTACGATCGGTAAGAGTTGAAGCTCGCATTTCCGCAGGTGAGATGAGGAGTACGCGGTATCCTTTCCATGACATGTATTCTGCGATCTCGAGTAGAGCGAATGTCTTGCCTTGCTTTTTCAAACCGTAGAAGACAAAGACTTCTCCGCCGTGAATGCCGAGAGTGGCATGTTGTAGTGTTTTCCATGGAAGAGGTATGGACGTTTCCATTGCGTCTAGAGAAATGCGGCGCTCGAACTCTGCGTCCGCATGAGATCCGACAGTATACAGAGGGGTCTTTCCAAATTTCGCACTCAAAGCACTGAACTCACGCGCAAGTTTGCGCGCAGCCTCTTGTGGTGTGTATTGCATCAGCAAGTCTTCTGAGCGCAACTGTAGATCTCGATACCCGATTTCGGTTAGTTCGGCGGCGACGTGCTCACAGAGAATATCAATGTGCGTGTCGACATGATCTACTAGTTCAACATTAGGCAGGCTGCGCAACAGCGCCTGACGAGACGGTATTTCTCCTGTTGTTTGGTAGCAATAGGAAATGTACTCGAGTGCATCTTGTGCATCTGGATCAGTGAGTGCCTGCGGCGCGATGTGGTACGTACGTAGGGTACGAAGATCTCCTGTATCGATGACCCTGGTGATGAGGGCCATTTGATGACTCATTCAACCCTCCGTATTGGATCATGTAAGGTACTCCGATCAGGCCTTTTCAAGAGTCCATGGTGATGCGGGGAGATTTGTTCTTGGGTGCCTCTTGTCCACTTTCGCCGAGTGTATTCTCCACGTCTCGCTGTACCGACTGTACGAGCTCTTTCATCTTGGCCGCTGTTTCTGGAGACCATGTTACCACCACCATCGCATCCATGAGCGCGTTGAACTCGACATCAGCCGTCGAGATCTTCACCTCCGGGATACGTACATCTACTGGCTGATCGTCCCAGTCAAATGCCGCGGTGACTCTGAAGTCGACGGATGGGATATATTTGACCTTACTACTCTTCAACATCTTGATCCTCCATGAATGGGAAACCGCGCCGTTCGGGACGTCCATATTCTGGGATCCACCCATCTTCTAGGGCTTCTATCCAATCCAACGCCCGGTCGGCACACAACTCGGCTAGCATACTATGAGGACCTCCGTCAAAGAAGTCTTCATCGTTGACTGCCAGTTTGGCGGACATTTCGACTGTCACCGATTGGTAGTCTCCGGTTGCCGTGAACCGAACAGTCGCGCCGATCTCATTGTTGCGGTCGGTCTTTCGCGCTATCTTATGTAGATTATCCAATCCAGGATAGTCTACTTCAGCCACTCTCGTGCCTGTGTTTCGATCTTTGAGTTCGATTCGTCCAGACCAGTAGTTTCTTCTTGTCATCAATTGTCTCCTGTCGGTTTGAATGATGCTCGCCGTGTATTCGGTTCGCGGGTGACGATCCCTGCGTCTATGAGTGCTTCTTCGTCGATCTCTCCGGCCTTGACGAGCTTCTTCCAGACGCCGCGATCGACTTTTATTTCACGTCGGAGAAGGGGCTTTCCTTTGTGTTCCATTTTGAGATCTACATGTTGCTCGAGTTTTTCCAGATCGAATGTGTAGCCGTATCCTCCAGACGTACTTTTGCACTTCCATCCCTTGTATTCGATTGCCCTTTGTGTTTTGCGGGCGAGTTCATGGCCCCGAGCTACGAGTGTGTTTCGTCGACTGAGCAAAGTCGATTCTTGTTCTTCCCAGCTCGTAGGCGCGGGAGTGTTGGTTGAGAGGTCCTCTACTTGCTCGAGGAGATCGGGATGCTGCTTCAGCGTCTCGTAGAGCAGATGGGCCTGGTTTTTTTCCTGCTGAAGGATCGATAATTTGCCGTCTATTATGTGGATGTTGTCGATGATGCGACGTACAGATCCGGTGCCACGATCCATTTTCATCGTTGTCTTCATGGGGTCTCCTATACGACGTACTTGGCGACATCTTTGATGTAGCTGCTGATTTGACTGCCGGTGTATTGCGCCTGGATGTAATCCACGACCGCTTGGGCTCGAACCAGACTCCACACAAATTGGTAGTAGGGGTGCGTACCTTGAGCCAGTTTGTGGCCATTGGTGATCGATGGGTAGTCGTCAGTACGGCTGTCCAGTTTGCGGTTCACGTAGGACGGGTGCCATGTGATCATCGCTTCATATGTCAAGTTTCCCTTTACGCGACTAGGAATGGTAAACGCGGCCACTTCTCCTCTTACACTGCCGATCGACACATTACCTAGAAGCGCTTTGGCCGCGTGGGTGCCCATAGCAATAATGAGAAGAGGGTCTACGTGGTAGATTTCTTCGTATAGTCGAGGTCGGCATGCTTTTACTTCGGCATCTGTTGGGGCGATGCTTTTTTTCCAATTGTCGTGATCGCACGGTCGACACATCACCGCGTTGGTGATCCGAATGGAGCTTCTATCGATGTCGATAATGCTCAATACATCGTCGAGTAGCTCCCCTGATTGACCGGTAAATGGCATGCCAGTTTTCTCATCATGTCGTCCTGGGGCTTCCCCGATGATCATGATGTCGGCATTCAAATCACCTGCCCCCCAAACTGGAGGGCCTCTCCGTCTGGCCGCAATTTCGCAACGTTCACACTCTTCGTTCCAGCCCTCCTCATCCATCCAGGACTCGAACCGGTTGGGGTCCAGAATTCCTATGTTTTCCATGTGGTCCTCCTGATTTGATATGCATAGCGAATACAGTTCCGTTCAAACCCACGAAAGGTGCGATTGAGCAGCGGAACGTCTGTGGGGTTGTAGGCGAAAACCATGGGTTGTTTCTTGTCAGGGTGCTCTCTGACGATTCTTCCTAGTCCTTGGATGAATCGCCGTGTCCCAGACCACGGCAGACAGATGTGTAGCGTGTCCAACTCCGGTTTATCGAGCCCTTCTGTTGCAATCGACGCGCTGGCGAGAATCGTGTCACATGTTGTGAGGATGTCTTGCCGTTTCTTTGCGTCCGTATCGCCGACGAGGACTTTTGAGTTCGGTATACGGTTGGACAAGAGACGCAACTGTTCGATTCGATCACTCAAGATTAATTGAAGTCGTCCGTTTTTTTGATTCTCTACAATGTAGTGGGTGATAGCGTCGTTGATGCGGCTGGCCGCCACTTCGTTAATGGTGCGCGCACGTTCAGAATCTACACCAGCGTCGAAGGCAAAGATCCGCCGCTTCGCCAATGCGGATAATTGCGCTTCGACATCTACGATAGTGACCATCGGGTCTAGATCCGTCTCTTCACTTCGATAGATGACGCGGCCGATATGGTTCAAGAAAACTCTTTCTCGACCGGCCATCGCCACTGTTGCGCTGAGACCAACTCGAACACCGTTGCAGATTGGAAGGGCATGTCGAAATGATCGGCCTTGATAGTGGTGAACCTCATCGTAAATGGCCAATCCGAATTGCCCGCTGAGGTGTAGGCTTTTATCTCGATTGCGGGATAAAGATTGAGCCATACCGACTACCAGATCTTTTCCTTGCCAGGTCCACTTCCCTCGCTCCCCACCGATGCTCCCGATCTTCTCTTCTGGAAGCCCCATGAGTTGGACAGCCCCTTTTATCCATTGCGATTGGATAATGGCTGTGTTTACCACTACGAGTGTTGGAACTGCGTAGTGTTGCATGAGTTGATATCCAACGGCCGTCTTTCCTGTGCCTGGCGGTAACTCGATGATACCTCCTCCAGCTTCGAGGAGACAGTCAATTGCCTCGGCTTGTACGCGCTGAGCCCGCACTGATTTGGCGCCTTGTGGGCTTACGGAGCGCGTACAAGCCGCAAAGGCCACGGGGACTGGCGGATCCAGTCGATCTACTGGCAGACTGAGCTGCGCCATTGTTTCGTCTGTCAGTAACTCACGAGGTACTGCCCACACATCCCCCAGATCCCGGAATTCTTGAATGACCGTGTTGTCTGGATAAACACACGCTGCTTTGCGTTTCAAGAAGTGCGGATTGAGGGATCCTTTGGGAAAGTAGGCCCATGACCCTTTGATGACCTTCATTTGATGTCCTTCTTAGTGAGCCAGTCATTTGTCAGTACCATCAAGCCGACTCCGTATGCTCCGTTCAGGAGCGCTTTTGTTTTATCGGCGATCCGGGCTTCCATCGGTCGTTTGCGCTCCGCGGGTTTCGACCGGCCGGTGAACAGTGTACTACTGATGTCCAGCAGAGTCTCGCGGTTCACCATTCGCTGGACCCGCCTTCTTCTTTTCTGATACTCGAACTCTTCGGCGTCCAGTTCATCCACCTCTTCTTCTTCGTCCTCCTCGTCCTCCTCGTCCTTCGCGTCCACAAGGACGTCTCCGTATTCTTCTTCCAGTAGGGCAAGCTCTTCCTCTAACTCGCGTTCCTTTTTTCTTTTGCGCCTTCGCCTGTGTGCTAGAGTCTCTCGAACAGATCGTCGATGTCGTTTTCGGCGACGTCTCTTCTGGGGACTTTCTTCGTTTTCGTCAAGGGCATCTGTGTCGTCTCCATACTTCGACGTGTACCAGTCATTCATAGCGTCGTAACCTCCGGTTTAGGTGCTGCCACTTATACGGAGTGTCCACTCGTTGACGCCCCTGATTTCTCAGGGTAAGCTGGGGATCGAATAACGGAGGATAGTCATGCTTCAAGTAGATCCTTACGACGATAATCGAGAGCGGTTGAATCAACTTCCAGTCGAACTACGTGATGAATTGCTCAAAACAGGAGCAGATTTGACGTCGACACTCAATTCTCTTCCAGATGTTGACTTTGCTTTGGTCGTAGTGGCTCCCGGTGAGGACAATCGGATTCATAAGTTTCGGAAGTTTGCGTGTGTGGATGAGGGAAACACAGCCCAGTCCGTGTGGTACTTTTTACAGACGCGCAATCATCTGCCGGATGAGATGCGGAAGGTGGCTGCACAAAATCTTTTGCGAAGTGCGCGGGATTTTGAGCTCACCCCACCGCCCGATTTGGTGCTGTTGGCCGAAGAGGAAGATCCTTTGCCCGTCACCAATGTTGTTATCTCCTCTATGGACAAGATCGCGTCGTTTCTTCCTCCGCCAGAAACGGTGGAAAAGATCGCGTCCGAACCTGTTCCTGTGATCAACTGCAAAGAAGATGTCTTCGACGCTCTTGCTTACTACCACGACAACGCCTTTGCTTTGGATGGGTGGGAAAAGCAAGCACTGGCCCGTCTGCTCGTTCCAGCGGCCGAAAGATTCGAGGTATCTGTGCCGACGGAGATCGAAAAGCGCGCGGCAGATACCTATGCCGCGGATCTGGTGGAAGCCGTTGTGTGTCGTCAGGTTATGTTGGCTCCTGAGGATGACTCAGAAGAGTCTTTCCAGAAGGTCGCTCATGTGAACGGCCAGTATCAAAGTCTACTGTGGAGCCGAGCTGATATGGGCCCTACCGAATTCGCGCATGAACTTGATCGGATCGACAGTCTGGCTCAACTAGACGGATTTGTTCCAGATGCGGTGTATTCGACCTTCGGGAAGGTTGCGCAAACTCAGCCAGATCCTATTTTTGATAACGGGGTCAACAAGCTTTATGAGGACGAGCTCGTCTGGTTTTGTCAGAGCTATCCCAAGATGGTGGAAAACCAATTCGGAGAGGAGCTTGCAACCGCCATTCTGAAGAAGCCCGTTGTGATTTTTCAATCCCTACCGAAGCCAGTTCAGGTCGCGTTAGCTCGTCTGATTGCTCAGAAGAAGTCTGAGTACGGGGTTCAACTGTGACGAAGGACGCCAAACCGGAAGTTCGTGTTCTGACGATCCACGGCTGGTTGGACGATCTGGATACTCTTTTCCAGGATGTCCCCGAAGGGACAGTAGATGATTTTGAGATCGACGAAGATCCTGATGAGGATCTCGATCCAGGCGTGCCCGAAGTAGTCACTACAACGTTTACGTTGACAGATCTAGAACCGACCACCCTTCTTTTTATTCTCCGACATCAATTCGGAAAAGATTGGTGGCAGCAAGATCGAGAAGCTCTGTTTGAGCTACTACGCACTATCGGGCAGACGGTGGATGAGCCTGACAAAGACGCTATTCGTGCGCTGCAACTTCTTCATGTGGATGAGGCGTTTTGGACAGAGTGGGAAGTATTTAACTGGATCACGCAGGGGCTGACCGACGGACAAGTCGATTTCACCAATCTGCCTGTTCTCTCGCTGAAAGACATCATGCGATCGATGTTGATGGCCATGATCGTAGCACAGAGTCAAAAGGTAGAAGCACATTACAGCGAGGAGACTCTCTCGTACATTGCTGCAACGTGCGTGGAGCACGGTCTTTGGGCTTTGCCCTTCCCTATGGATGTGGCACAATCCCGCATTCAGCAGATCTTGAAGTGGCGGGGAGCGTCGGATCTGCCTATTGGTCACGTGAAGCAGCTCGTCAAAGAGAGTGCGACTCCTACGCCCGTAGACGAAGTGTCTACGCAAGCGTACCGATTCCGACTCCTCTTGGATTTTGCCATTCAAGGTCTGAAAGAGACGAAGTCGGAAATTGACGCTTACAGAGACGCAGTCAAGGAATAGAATATGTTCGGATCTTCGGCCAGTCTTTCCTCTCCGATGACCCAGCGGCATAATACACGCGGCTCTGGGCGAATCGGGATTAACTACCCGAACCCCTTCTTTGATTTGTCGCAGATTTACCTACCCCAGAACATGCGCTCGTTGTTCAAGTGGTGTAGATACTATGCACTCACGTACGGGCCCATTTTCGCGTTTGTCACCAAGATGGCCTCGTACGCATTGACTCGGTTAGTATGGGGAAGTGATGCCCAGGCAGACCCTGAAAGGAGGGCTAATCAGAATCTAGCGACGCAGTGGAAAGATTTCTTTGAAGATACGCTGCAGATCTACAAGGCGTGTTATCGAGGTGGGCTGCATTACTGGACGTACGGTAATTGGTACTTGTCTATTCACTATCCGTTTGATCGGTGGCTCGCCTGTCCTTCATGTAAACATGAGATGCTGGCGAGAAGATTCCCCAAGAAGGGGTATCGGTGGCATAGTTACAAGTTCCACGGTAGGTGTACAGCATGCGGATCTGATGTGACTTTCAAAGTCAAGGATGTGCCAGTCCGTTCAAGCAAACGCATCAAGCTCAAGCTGTGGAATCCCGAACGTGTGTATCCAGTCGTCAATGAAGCGACGGACGATGTGGAATACTACTATAAGCCGACTCAACAGCTCATCAAACGTATCGATCGAGGCGATCGGAAAGTCGTAGAAACTACGCCTTGGCCTTTTATTCAAGCGGCTAAGAAAAATAAAGACGGGTTGGTCAAGTTCAACAATCGGAACTTCTTGCACATCTCCGCTCCATCACCCGACGGAAACGAGACGGGGATGGGGCACCCGCCGATACTAGCGGCCATCAAGGATGTGTTTCACTTACAGTTGATGAAGAGGGCACAGGAGGCTAATGCTGTAGAGCGGACTATTCCTCTTACCGTAGTGCACCCTCTCCCGATGGGAGATGATACGATCAATCCTCTTCAGTCCACGAATTTAGTCAACTTGATGGACTTCCTCAAAGATGAGGTGGCGATCGCGCGCCGAGATCCCAACTACATTCCATTTTCTCCTCTTCCTGTCGGCACGTCGCATATCTGGGGAGAAGGGAAGAATCTCCTCCTCGTCCCGGAGATTCGTGGGTGGACCGAGTTGATTGCAGCTGATCTCGCGGTGCCCATTGAGTTTATGTTTGGCGGGATGCAATGGTCAGGGTCCAACGTCAGCTTGCGTATGCTCGAGAATCAGATCCTGACTTTCACGACTGGGTACAAGCAGGTCACTAGGTTCGTCACCAAAGCTGTGGCTAGATTCTTATGGTGGCCTGAGTGTCCGCATGACTGGACTCCGTTCAAAATGGCCGATGACATACAGCTCAAGCAGCACATGTTGATGTTGTCGCAGCTGAACAAGATTGGTGATTCTACTCTACTCTCTCACTTCGGGAAGAACCCTGTCGATGAAAAAGCCGACATCGAAGCTAGCATGAAGCAAGCGAATCGCATCGCAAAAGATCAGTTGCTTGCTCAAGCGGAGGCTCAGGTTGAGGCCATGGAGATGCAGCAGAATGCTCAGATGGAGATGCAGCAACAGCAGAGTACGGGACTTCCTACCGAAACCAGTCAGGCTGCGGCGGGAGCGCCACCTCCTGTGCAAGAGGAGGAATCACAAGAGGAGTTTGCATATCGTATGGCGGAGCAGCTTGTGAATCAGTCTGAAGATGTGATCCAGCAGACGTTACAACAGGTGTCTGCTCAGTCTCCAGAATTAGCTCAGTTCATCTATCAGTTGATTCAACAGCTTCGCGCGGAGACGCAGCAGCCTGTGCAATATGGTCAGCAGCCTGCCCAACAGCCTGCCCAACAGCCTGCTATGGGCGGATACAATCAAGCTCAGGTTGTTAGCGGTCCAGAAGGCCAGCTACATCAACAATATGCAGCATCGACTCGACAGATGATGCAGCCTCAACCGCAGATGCGTCCTCCACAGCGGGGACCTGCTAGTACAGCAATCTGATGCAAGAGATATATAATTTCGATCAAATCAAAGAATCGGTTCAGGAGGCTCTCGGCCAGATTTTTCCTGTCGCTGGAAGAAACTTGGTTGTCGATCTCAATTCTCTTGATATACGAGATCGGAAGAATCCCGCATCGGTTCATGAGCAGTACGGAGCGTTGACGTCAGGTCGTTCGTGGACCATCCCGGTCTATGCCAACGTTACGCTTCGCGGCCCGGACGGGGAGTTGGATCGAGGACGGGTTAAAGTACTTGAACTTCCGAAACTGACCGAGAGAAATACGTTTATCGTCGATGGGAACGAACGTCAGTTGCACAGTGTGCTTCGACGGAAATCCGGAGTGTACACGCGACATGATGAAGTGGGGGACCTTGTTTCCGAGTTCAATTTGGATAACGGTCTGCATGAGGGAGGAAAGACTGACCGAGGTCGGAAGTTCGCCATACATTTCGACAACACGACCAACCAGTTCTACACACGTTTAGGTGGAAAGAAGAAAATCAATGCCTACACGCTTCTCGAGTCTCTGGGTCACGATATGGAGGGTCTCCGACAGCGCTTTGGGGATGAGATCCATTCGAAGAATCTCAAACGGACGTCGAAGAAGATCAAGCAAGATGTTTCGAAGATCTATGACACGATCTACGGATCGAAGGCCAAATCAGGATTGACTTCAGACCAGATGCGGCAACAGATCCAAGAGGCTTTCCGTAGAACGAAAGTAGATCCGGATACGACTAAAGTTACCCTTGGTACGCCAGCCGATTCCATTGACTCTAACATCCTCGTGAGAAGCATGGACAAGTTGTTGAACATCTCTCGCGGTCAGGAGAAGGAAGATGATCGTGAGAGTTTGGTGTTCAAGAAGGTCGTGTTCCCCCCGCAATTGATTGCGGAACGTGTGTCGCATCACCGCAACATCGAGCAGATTCGAGGGAAGATTCGGGCCAAGCTCAATGTCCGCGGTCGTGGTCGGAAATCACCTGAGCGAGTTGGCGAAGCTGTACCTACGCGCTTGTTGGATAAACCTTTACATGATCTCTTCGCTGAGTCGACCGAATCCGATCTGGTTGATCAACCTAACCCTGTAGGGATTGCGTCGGGCTACAATCGGATCAGCATGTTGGGTACAGGTGCAATTCGGTCTCTTGATCAGATCCCATCAAGTGCTCCTCTGATTTCTCCGTCTCACTTAGGATATATTGATCCGCTACATACTCCAGAGTCGCATAAGGCCGGCGTGTCTGTACATCTCCCGATGAACACCAAGATGGGAGAGGACAAACGCCTCGTTTCTCGTATGTTGACTCCGGATGGAGAGGAGAAGTGGGTAGCCGCGGAAGACGCTGCTCAAGCGGTGGTTGCTGCTCCTGATAGTTACGATATGCGTAGCGGTCGTCCTGTGCCCCGCGGTAAGACTGTTCAAGTTCAGCGAAATGGAGAGATTGAAGACGTCGATCCGACTGAAGTAGATTACATCATCCCTCATGCGCGTGATGTGTTCGATGTTGCTACGAACTTGGTGCCTTATCTTCAGAACAACCAAGGGAATCGCGCGATGATGGCCGGAAAACATGCTACTCAGGCGCTTCCCTTGAAATACAGAGATACTCCTCCAATTCAAACAGGAATCGAAGGAGATTTAGGCGAGACTGCCGGTGCACGGAGGTCGCCTGTTTCAGGGCGTGTTTCTGATATCACTGAAGTGGATGGCGCGTATGAAATCCGCATCCAAGAATCAGGAAAGACCCGTCCGACCATCGTTCGTGCGTATCGCAACTATCCCATGGCGAAAGGCGTGGTGATGGATTCAGACTTGAAGGTCCAACCAGGGGACTCAGTCAAAACGGGTGATCTTCTAGCGGATTCGTCTTTCACCAAGGATGGTATGCTGTCTATGGGGACGCCTCTTCGTACAGCTTACATGCCTTGGTATGGCAGGAACTTTGAGGATGGGGTCGTCATTTCGGATCGGGCCGCAGACCAGCTCACGTCTCTTCATCTCCATGAAAAGTCAAAGTATGAACCTGAGGCTATCAGTGATAAAACTCGGTTTCTGGATTGGTATCGGGCTCGATTTCAATCGCAAGATGAGATCAATGCTCTTGATGGAAGTGGTGTGATTCAGAAAGGGCAGACTGTCCAACCTGGTCAGATCCTGATGGCTCGACTCAAACAGGTCGAGCGAGATAGTGAGGAAGCTAGACTTCGCAAACGGATGAAGCTAACGCCGTTTGATCCAGTCGTCATGACCTGGGATAAGGAGGTGCCGGGGACAGTCACTGATGTTCGGAAGAACCGAGACGGTACTGTCCGCGTCTTTGTGAAGACCGAAGAGAAGATGCGGGAAGGAGACAAGCTGGTCAGCCGCAATGCAAATAAAGGGATTGTGGTGAAGATCCTACCTGACGCAGAGATGCCACAAACAAAAGACGGGAAGCAAGTGGATGTTCTCTTGTCACCATTAGGTATTCCTAGTCGCATTAATCTAGGACAAGTACTTGAGACGGCGGCGTCCAAAGTCGTAGAGAAAACAGGGAAACCGATCAATCTGTCGGATCAGATGTTTGGCCCCAATAGCGATATTAAACATGTCCAACGATTACTGAAAGACGCTAAAATCACTGATACAGAAGAGCTGGTCGATCCTACTCGAGGGAACAAATCATTCGGGAAGGTTTTTACTGGTCCACAGTATTTCTATAAGTTGGAACATCAAGTCGCAAAGAAAGAGCGCTCTCGAGGACAAGGAAAATATGATCGATGGGATGTGCCTGCAGGGGGAGATGGAGGCGCGCAGACCATCGGAGAGTTAGGCACGTACGCCATGTTGTCTCATGGGGCGGTTGAGAATCTACGGGACATGCAGCTCTACAAATCTCAGAAGAATGATGAGCTCTGGGATGCTTTGATCCACGGCCAACCTATCCCGCCTCCTAAACACATTACGCCCAATGTGCGCTTCGAGTCTTTATTGCGTACTGCTGGGGTGAAGTTGAAGAAAGGGGATACACTCAGTTTGATCCCACAGACCGACGAGCAGACCGAAAAGCTGGCTCGGGGACGTCCTCCGCTGGAGGACGCCGGACGGATGTATGCGTTTCAACGAGATCGGGTTGTGGAAGAGCCTGAAGGCCTGTTTGATCCTGTCAAGACTGGTGGGTCAGAGGGAGATAGGTGGAGTTACTTTCGGCTTCCGGAACCGATTCCCAATCCAATGTTTGCTCCGGCTATTTCGTCTTTGACGGGTTGGTCTGAGTCTACACTCAAACGGGTGGTCGAGGGTAAACAGGAATATGGGGGTTTGATCGGTGGACCGGCGGTCGCGAAGCGCCTTGAGGAGGTAGATCTGGATGCGGAAGAAGCGAAGCTTCGGGAGCAAGCCCAGAGTGTACAAGGAAGAAAACGCCTCAACATGGAGAACAAAGCCAAGGAGTTGAGTCGGATCTATCGGAGACTTCGGTATGTAACGGCTTTGAAAGGTCGGGATCTTCGTCCTGAGAAAGTGTATATGATGCAGAATGTTCCTGTTCTGCCGCCAAAGTTGCGTCCTGTTATCGCTCTTAGTAGTGGGGAGCGGTCGGCTGACGACATGAACAACCTTTATCGAGATCTTGCGCTGGTTTCGAATACTATGAAGGAGAGTCAAGAGCGGGGGGTCTCTCCTAAGCACCTGCAGCCTTTGCGTGGCGCCTTGTATGATGGCCTCTCTGCTTTGATCTCTGCTAAGAGTGGGGATCGCCCGTTGAGTGGGGCATACAGAGGGGTCATTGGTTCTATCTCCGGTAAACGCCCTGTAGAGGAGGGAAAAGGCGAAGTAGGGCAGGCCAAAGGCGGATTATTTCAAGATCAAATCACGCGTCGTCGACAGGATTTCTCAGCTCGGACGACGATCACGGTTGAACCTCGACTCGAGATTGATCAGATTGGTATGCCCTTCAAAATGGCGTACGAGATTTATTCTCCGTGGGCACAAAAGCGGTTGCGGGAAAAGTATGGGTACGCTACTCGAGACGCGCGTAAGTACTATGAAGAGAAGGGCCCTGATGATCCGCGTGTACGGGACGTTCTCTCTGATGCGGTAGCCGAGCGGCCTTCACTTGTCAAACGGGATCCCGCTTTGCACAAATTCAACGTGATGGCTTTCAATCCAGTTCTGGTGGAAGGCAGTGCATTACAAATCCACCCGTTGGTGACCGGAGGATTCAATGCGGACTTTGATGGCGATACGATGTCCGTATACGTGCCTGTGAAAGAGGAGGCGGTTGAAGAGTCTTATAAGATGTTGCCTTCTAACAACATCTACAATCCGACAAACGGCAAGTTGATGTACGCCCCGAGTCAAGAAATGGTTTGGGGCTTACACAGTCTCACTAGCGTAGGAAAGAAGACCAATTGGAAGTTTGGATCTCGCAAAGCAGCGGAAAGCGCGTTGAATCGTGGGGATGTTCACCAAACAGATCGCATCAAAATAGGCACGCGTGAGACAACTTTAGGGTGGGAAAAAATCAACGACATTCTCCCCGGCCGGTTTCGTTTCAAAGGGTCTTTGGACAATCGAAAGCCACTTGACAAGCATCGAATTTCTGACTTGTTGAGTAAGGTCGCTGCAAAGGAACCTGAAACATTCGCCCCACTGGTAAACACTCTCAAGGATGTCGGTAATCAAAACGCTACAGAAGATGCGTCGTCTTTTTCTCTGAAAGACTTTGATGTGGTAGGTCAGGAGTTCCGAGATCGCACTTTTCGGGAAGCCGAAGAAAAGGCATCTCGAAGTAAAGATCCACTTGGCGTGCTGTCTGATGCGCTCAAGAAAGTTGATCGACACACTCTTGAAGTGCTGAGTTCGCAAAAGAAGCCGAATGCGATCTTTCAAATCGTCACGTCGGGATCGAAGGCCAGTTGGCCTCAGCTCAAGCAAATTGTCAGTGCTCCTGCATTGGTGTACGACACTCAAAATCGAATTGTCCCGCGATTGATCAAAAAGTCGTACAGTGAAGGTTTACCGTTGATGGATTATTGGACGGGTCTCCACGGAGCCCGAAAAGGGGCTATCAATAAGTCCATCTCGACGTCCCGTCCCGGATATCTTGGGAAACAGGTGATGCGGTCTGTGATTGATCAGGTTGTTGTGGAAGATGATTGCGGAACGCGACAAGGTCGATCGATGTCGCCGGATGATCCAGAAGCGGTTAATCGGTATTTGGCGTCCGGTATTCGAGTTCAGGGCGGGAAGCGAGATCGGAATTTCAATCGTAATTCGGTGGTAACGCCGAACATAGTGTCCTCTCTTCGTGCCCACAAGACCCCTTCGATACATGTACGATCTCCCATGCGATGCGAAAGTACGGACGGTGTGTGCGCTAAGTGTATGGGGTTGGACGAGGAAGGACGGGATTATGCCGTTGGAACGAATGTCGGTGTTCAGGCCGCTCAAGGAGTAGGGGAGCCGTCGACGCAGTTGTCATTGAATGTATTTCATACCGGTGGGGTGGTAGAGGATCCCAATATTCCTGTTGAGAGCGATCGTCTGCAGCGTGCTGAACACTTGTTGCGGCTTACTCAACGAATCCCCAATAGTGCTGTGCTCTCTCCGAGATCTGGAAAGATCGAAGGAGTACGAGAAGCTCCTCAGGGAGGACATGAGGTTAAGATCGATGGAAAAGAGATCTACATTCCCCATGAGAAGAAGTTGTTCGGCAGTATCAAACCGGGTCAGGAGATAGGCAAAGGCGATCCGATGACAGCGGGGCCCATCCATCCGCTCGAGGTATTGAAGTACAAAGGTACGTATGCCGCGCAGGATACTCTCGCGGATCAATTGTACGACCTCTATAAGGGTGCTCGTGGCACCAAGAAGAAACACTTTGAGGTGATCGTACGAGGGATGTCCAAGAACACACAGGTATTGGATCCAAAGGACTCTGAGTGGGAGTCTGGACAAGTGACGTCATTGACGAAAGTTAAGAAACATAATCGAGAAGCAGGGAAAGACCAGCGGGTCAAACATCTGCCTATCATGCGTGGAATTGGGACGTCTCCCCTGTTGTCTGAAGATTGGATAGCTCGGCTCAATGGAGAGCGACTTCGGAGTACTATCGTAGGGGCGGCCACTCAAGGTTGGGAATCTCAGGCGCACAGTACTCACCCTATCCCCGCGATGACTTTTTTGAATGAAGAAGAGCTGTCGGAAGAGTCAGGCTTTGGGCGGCCTATCCAACCGATACGATCTCCGTATTAGAGGACCACCGTGCCACAATCGAGAATACAGCAGCGTGATCGAACGTCGAGACGACAGCCTCCTGCAGCTATCTCTAAGGGCCGGATTCGAGATGTGCATCCTAGATATTGGACGGTAGATGTGGAGCTCGAGAATGGCGCATTCATCGAGAGCGCACCTGTGGTCTCTCCGTATTTTCACCAGGAAAATGGAGAAGGGTTCAGCGCTCTTCCGGAAATAGGGGCTCACTGTCTTCTCCTTACTGGTACCGCAGAGGGGTATGAACCGGCGGTGTTAGCGTTCACGCCGCTTCGATCCACGGAGTATCAAGAATCTGAGGAACCAGAAGAAGATCATAGTGCTGGGCGAGGTCCTGCTGTCCCTGGGGATATTTACATCCACGGCCGAGATGAGAATTTCGTACGGCTTCGACGTGGGGGAGTTGTAGAGATCGGGGCGGATGAAGGCACTCGCTCTTGGTACATTCCATTTGGCAATCTCATTCGGCATATCTGCGCTAACTATGAGCTGTCTGTCAGCGGTTCGGTGGCGCGGATCAATACCCTCGATTCGCCGGAGATCCCGGAAGAGGGGCCGACCCCTCTTCAACTCGATCTGAGATTGCAAGAGTACGTCGAGAAAGCCCCTCTCATCGACTTGAAAATGGGACACGTGGTGGATGACGAGGGGAGGTCCTTGGCGGCCAATCAGGGGGATATCGTTGCGCGTATGTTGGTGTTTGATCAAACAACCGCAGATGCTGCTCAGCGGGATGGCATTGATCCTAGTCCGGATCAAGCCGCTGTGGCGATTCGTTTTGATAAGAACGGAAATGCTGAGCAGATCATGTCGGGTCAGTGGCTCGTGCAAGCAGCTGGTCGCCGTCTGTACCTGACCGATTCCGATGTTCAATTAGTCCGAGGAAATCGACGTGAGGAGATCACGGGAAATGCAGACCGTCATATCGGAGGCGATGTTATCGATCGTGCTGATGGTTCGCGGGTGATTCAATCACGAGGCCCCTTGACGATCAGTTGTGAACAATTACAGATCGAAGAACAGCGAGCGCGACAGACTTCGATGGCCGGGAATCGAGGTACTATTGTAGGTGGGAATTCGGAAGATCAGGTCGCGGGTGATCGAACTACTGGATCGGGTGGTGGGGTCAACGATACGTGTTTGGGGAATCGAGCTGTTACTACTGGTGGGAAGGTCATCGAGACAGTGTTGCATGCAGCAGAACCGACTAGCATGTTGCAGGGTGCTGTAGCACATCTACTCGACGTCCTGGACGGCACGATTCGTCAAAAAGCGCGGCTGGGAAATATAGAGCTCGAGGTTGGTCCTCTCGGCTCTCCGATTTGTAAAATTACAGTACACAACAACCCCACACAACCTACAGAGATAGGACGTGTTTCTATTACCTGGGCGAACCCTGCTATGAAGTTGATTATCGACGGGTTGACGGGAGCGGCCACATTTACGAATATGATAGGGGAGTGGACACTGGGTGCTGACGGTCGGCAGTATGTCGGCCCTCGTGGTGGAAGCGGGCCTGGTGCAGGGAATGTCGTGACGACGAATACACATCCGTTCTGTTACGTAACCGGCGCGCCCATTATTGGGTGTTCAGGCTCTACTGCTGCTGGGGTTCCGGCGCCAGGTCCAGCTGCTCCGGTAGTAGGGCCAGCGGATAACATTCCTGATCCTGACATACCGAGGCCGTGATGGGCTGGCTCCAAATTGTGAAAAAACGTGGAGCGAGAACGGACAATGAGTAACACAGTTTTACAGGCTTTTGTAACTGCTTTTGAGAAATGTGCAGTTGATCCTGAATCTGCGTTGGCTGGAGGAGGCGTCGGCACTTTGGTCGGAGGGGCGGGTGGTGCGACCATTGCGGATCGGGCAATGAAGGCGTATATGGCGCGGAAGTACGGGTTGAATAAAATCAATCCTGCGTACTTAAAGCACTTGCGAGGGCGGGCTCGTGGGGCGGGAGCTTTGGGAGCCGCTATTCCACTCGGTCTTGCAGGTGCATTAGCGGGAGGTATGATAGGGGGGTGAGAAAACGGTCAGCAGTGTGAAGACACGTAGAGTGAGAATGGACAATGAATAACACAGTTTTACAGGCTTTCGTGACTGCTTTCGAGAAGTGCGCAGCTGATCCTGAATCTGCTTTGGCTGCCGAAAGCGTCGGTGCTTTGGTTGGAGGGGGTGAGAAAACGGCCGGTAGGCGGCGGAGGCTCCTTCTCGGGTTGGGCGGTTTAGGTGCGTTGACAGGTGGAGGGTTGTTAGGTCTGCAAGCATTGGGGACAAAAAGCGGGGACTGGGAGGACTACTTGATTCCAAATCCGCAGGCTATAGCTGCGGGAGGGGAGCGTGTAGGCCAGTTGTCTGGGCAGTTGGCCGCTCATTTTGCCCGTCAAAGACCGACTACTATAAGCGATATGCGCGAAAGCAGTAGAAAGTGGAGGGGCCGACTCGATGGTATCAGTGACCGCATGTCCAATGCCGTTTTAGACTATGATTTGTGATAATGCTGGTTGTGTCCACCATGGCGACTTACATGTTTGACGCATGTGTCGTAGCCTTCCCGGAAATGGCGACTTTCTATCGAGCTAATGCATATAGCGTTCCTATCGTTTCTGCGCATCGTCCAATCGAAGAGATTTGTTCGGCGATTGCGAGTGCAGTAGTTGACCTTCTCCCCACTTCAATGACCTTTGTAGGGGTCGGTCCAGGCGCTAATGCATCGCCGGGTCCATTTCCTGTAACCCCCGCTGATTTCTCTGTGGCTGGGCCTGCGGCTAAAACCGACGCTGTACAGGACACGCAGACGGCACTTGGCTGGGTTGGAAAGAGTGGTCCATCTTTGATCGAGGTATTGATGCGTGCCATGATGGACTACATCACGCTCAATCTTACGCTCTCAACGTCCACAGGATTGACTGACGCAGGTTCGGGAGGGACTATGAGTATTTCAGCGGGATCGCTTCCTTCTGGAAGTGCGATCTCCGCCGCTGCTCTTGCTATTTTGTCTGACGCGGGGCAGTTTTATAAGAATGACAATCCGTCTTTAGGGTTGGCCCCTTCGTTGGTAAACATGATCGACGCGTATTGTTCTGGGGTTCCTGGCGTGTGTGCTGCATTGGGTGGCGTGGTCACCATCTCGCCAATTGGTCCTGCTACGGCCACAACTATGTCCATCGCCGCAGGATCGGTATCATGACAGAGTGGACATCTGTCGACCGCTGTCAGATAGAGGTCGTTCTGGACAAGACGTGTTCGCTGTTGTACTCCATAGTGACGAAGGCTATGCAGGCGGAAGGAATCCGTACAGCGAATTTATTGAGGGCCGTAGATGAGCATGTCAGAGTGGAAACAGACCAAACTGTTCAGTCCAGACGCCTCGAGGTTCTTGCTCGAACTATCGAGCGGGACCTCATCTTACGTAAGGGAGGGGAGTCGATGGCTGGACAATTTAGCGGATTTAGCTGGTCCGCTTCGGGCCATCGTCGAAGCTCTCAATCTGGCCAGCCCCTCGATTGGTATACTGAATGCTGCTGCAGCAGCGATTCAGGCGCTGATCAATGATTTCTTAGAGTCCGGCGCCTACCTCATCATCCACCACAATTTCCAATCTGTACTCGATTACTTCGGGATTGCCAATGTACACGGAGATGCTGAGGCAGTTAGCAATCTCGATCCAGTGCCGACAGGTCTAGGGCCAGACGCCTCCTGGGGCGATCAATGGTTGACAGTAGACGAGCTCGACTTTTTCGAGGGGACACATTTCCAAGATGTTCAAGGATTTGAAGAGTGGGTTCGAGACATTCTCAATGCGTTCCATGATCCGCTGGATCCACGTCGACCTCGTATTGACGCTGACGGACAGATCGGTGGGTTTTTGTTCTTGACCGGCGCTCCAGACCTTCTCTCGTTTGCGCCGCTCATTGAATCCGTTGCTACTTTGTTTGAGCTTAGAGAGATTCGTTTGTTGTGGGAAGGTCTCAAGAGATTAGAATCGATTGATCTCACTGATCTAGCTCGTTTGCGCTCTGCTGGTATGTTTTCTTTCGTGCAAGACAGTGCCTTTCAAGGACGAGGTCAAGCTCCTGATTTTATGAGTTTCAAAGTTGGGGATTTGATTCCGCAGATCGGCTCAGTACTGGTTTCTTTTGATGCGCTAGCTGACATCCTCCAAGCATCCGATACTGTCGGTAATGTCGTGCAAGCTTTGCTTACGATCATTGAACATAAGCTGCGACGACTCAGCGAAGCTGTTGAGAAAGTCGCAGGCCTTACGGATTGGCTTGGGCGTTTTTCTCAAGCGGCGAGTACGTGGAGTGTTCTTCCTTTGGAAGTCGAGAGTGGTGGAGTTTCCAATCTAGCCACGCGCATTCAACAGTCTATTAACCGGCCGCCATTCGGGGCAGGTTCCCTATTGTTTGGCGGTGGGGTATTTGTCACGCGTCCGGAAATCTATGATCTTCTGGAAAGTCTCTTTGAATTCACTGAAGATCCTCGAGCACACACGACACTCAATCTTACGCCGTTTGATCGGTTGGCCGGTATGGATGTGTCTGAAGCAGTCATTCCGTCGGAAGATTGGGCAGCTTGGAGTGGGACTGAGTTGTCCATGAGTAGGATAGCTCGAGGTGTGTACAATCGTCAGGGGTTTCTGAACTCAACATCGCGAGGAGTTGCATTGACACCGACAGAAGGCCTATCTCCAGGTCTTCTCGGCGGTCTCGGTGGAGGAGAGGATGAAGCGGGTGCAGGAGGCGGTAGGCCCGGCATCGCACCTGGCGGGCGTGGAGACACTTTGAACCCCAGTAGTGGCGGTAGTGGTCGTCCAGGCGTCTCTCGACCTGGTAGCGAAGAAGGTGAATCTATCGGAGGGATCGGTTCTACTGTAGGAGGGATGACTCTCCAGCGCGCCTCTTGGGGCGCCCACAAAATCGAAGTCACTGATGTACGTATGGGTACAGAAGAAGGCCGAGCTGTGATTTCAGAAACGGGTCGACGAACCTACTTTGTGAATCATGCAGCACATGATGTGCCTCGATCAGAACCTTTCGCATTGAGCGGGTCCGGGGTACTCCCTACAGGGCTTCTTTTGGAAGGAGCTGTTAATAACCAGTTCTGGGATTCTGATCGTTTGAGTCAGACTACGTTAGGATCTTCACTCATCTCGAGAGAGCTGGTTTTGAATGGAGCGCCAACAACGGATCTCAGTAGATTCCGAGATGATGCAGGTCCAGTGGCTAAGTTGACTGCTGAACAGGAGATCGTCTCTTGGTTGTACACAGGGTTGACGGGTAGTGTAGATCATTCGGGGTGTGCTATCTCGAACGTCAACCAGTCTGATGGAAGTCCACTGATACTTGACTCGTCTTTCATTGGGAAGAGGGTGTATGGCCGGCAGCGAACGAATATTCTGGCAGTTGAGCGGTGGACCCCATTCATCACTAAGATCATTGATGTGGATCCGGCAACACGTACGATCTTTATTGCTCCATCGGTGTTTACCGAGCCTCTAGCGCTGAACATGATGATCGAAACGTTCAGCATTACGGAGCTGGATAGCGGGCCCTATTACACTTATGTGGAGCAGCTCATTGATTCCTTCGATACAGGTCTGGGTACGTTTTCTGTATTCGCTCGTGCAGAGAATGCCTATTCGTCTTGGAATACGGTTTGTCTGGGGTTGACTGGGGACCTTCTTGGGCCCGGGTATTTCGTTGAGCAAAGTTTGGAGCTGCCGTTACTGCGTACGCTGATCGAGCCTAGCAACGGATTTCAGATAGAAGATGGCGTATTGATCGCAGACCCCGGTTCGCCCGAAATCCCTGAAGGCTCTCTAGTTGAGCTCTATACCACTTCCGATCAGATCACGGTTTTCTATGTTGCGGAGGTTGAGGAAGATGCCACCAGTGTTCGCATCACTTTAGAGACGGCGGCAGGAGATCCACTTGAGTTTTTGGATCACACCATAGATTCTGTTCTGATTCGCGATGTGTCTGGTACTTATCAAGGATTCTTGCGAGCGTCGCTTGAATTGCCTGTTCGGCATACATCTCGTTGCGCCATCGTACCGCCACTGACTGATACACCTATGTTGACCCTGGCTCATCAACAGGTGCAGGACATTGAAGCAGGTGTGGTAGAGCTAGATGAGACGGTCACTTCTCTGACATATGATGCCGCTCTTGGTGGGGTATCATACCGACTAGAGTTGGGTGTTGGTCTGGAAGGACGCGCTGCAATTCGCCTATCCGCTTCTGCCCACGCTTTGTATGTTGGTCGTTTGATTCAGGTGGACTATCGGATGGATTTTCGCAGTGGATACGCTCGAATCTATCCCAACAAGTTTCAATATCCTGGAGTGATCTACGCTTGGAGAGCCCAGTGGGAGCAAGGGCCGCTTTCAAGTCCCGTACCCACAGCTCCCTCCAGCTCTAGACGAAGAGAGCCAGATAAGCTGTTTGCCGAGGGAGGCGTATTTCGGATCCCCGTTGATGCGGAAGCTCAAGTCACTGCGGTGTACTCTCCTACGAATCGACAGCCGGATGTGTTAATCGACGGCCTCCGTCGGATTCTTTTTTATGGAACATCACATTTTGTGGTCTCTCTCGTGGGGAATGCGACTGACTGTTCACTACGAGTGAGTGTCGGCAGTGTCGACTTTGATTCCACTGGATTCACTTTCGCCGCTGAGGATCAGATTGAACTGGTCGTTGGTGTGACTTATGGCCTGGCTGATGTAAAGTATAAAGTGACGATCAACGACTCGGTCGAGATCGACGAGACGAAAAACTTCGCGGTTTCTGTACCGTACATTGACGACTTGGTGACTCCTGGTGCTAGAATATATGTCGGATCAGATCCAAATGGGGGGCACTCATGTCTCGGTCGGATCATCAATCTGAAAGTAGAGGATGAAATCACATGATCACCAGCTTGTTCACCCAGCCTGAGAAACTAGCCGCCGGAGCGTCGAGCTCCATCAAGACTCGAGTGGAAGGGCCGCCGGAGACCTGGGCCGAACAGGCTATGTCAGATCTCTACGAGGAGCACCCGTACGTCGCGGAGTATCAACCAACCATTGATGTGGTACGCATGGATCCGGACCGCGGATACATGGTGGCGTTCATCAGCATTGAAGGGAACAACAAGAAAATCAATATTCCTGTAATCGTACAGGACCATGAGTTGCTTCCCTACGCCACGTTTGCGTCCGGCGATCAGATCTTTCCTCTTACGGAGGATCGTTTGGCGTCGGAGTTGCTAGATTATGTAGCGGAGCGAGGGGTCGACATGACTGACCGGGAACTGGAACAGATGCTCCAGTTTCAAGAGCTCGAGCCGCCGGATAGCACAACTTGGGGTGGGAATCGGACTGTTCTTAGCAAACTCAGCTGGGCGCATATGGACGACTTTCATGACTTCATGGAGAAGTCCAACAGCGCTGTCTATTCGACGGTGAGAGAGCGTGTTCAGCAGCTTGAGAAGAAAGCGAAACCTCTGTCAAACGGCATCACTGCATCGGATTGGGATCCTGTGCACGATACCATGCTCATCGAAACCAGTCCGAAGTCTACGCAGAGATATCGTATCACGTCAACCTCCTCGCAGTTTCTCAAGTCTGCACATGTTCAAGAGGTGACTCGATCCAAGGCAGCGCAGGTTCTCCCTCCTGAAGTGCTGCAGAAGGCGGGGCAGGTAGGGTATGCCGTGATCGGCGGGCCTCCGGTCAAACTAGCGATGGAGACGCTTACTGAGGCGGAACAAGTTGATCGCGCAGGTATTTGGAGCGTGAAGACAGATACGGGAATGTCATTGACGGGATCCGTGATTCCTCATGTAGTGGATTTCAACGGGCAACTGCTACCGTTGGCCTTGTTCTACAACGGCGCTGTTGCCGCCGTACAGGATCAGATTGCGGGGGTGTGCATCTCCGAACTCCGTCTACCACCGACGGAATTGAAGTCACACGGGGAGAGTGCCTTTCTCTTTCGACATCCTAGTGGGGGAATCCGAGCGACTCTCTCTTTTGTGGTCAACAGTGAAATTCCGACTGAGTTCGGGCCTGCACTCGTCGTTGAGACTTATCTGGGGGATGTAGTGCGGTTGGTGCGGGATACGTGTGATTCGCTGGCGCAGGTAGATCCGCAGACGTATTTGATACCTGCCAAGTATAGTCTGGTGAACCTTGGCCATCCCAAAAACCGGGTTTCTCTTGTGGAGATGCCGGAGGATTACGATGCTTTTCACAAGATGGGCCAACAGAAAGCATTGGAAATTATCGGCAACGGCACGTACGATGTGAAAGGAGGAGATGTCGCTCTCCACGACTTGGATGAACGTCAAGCGGAGTTCAACTTGACTGCTTTGGGAGCCCCCGACCCGCCACGCCTACTCAAGGCTGCCAATGTCCTCGGTTCAGTTCGTCTATACGGCACGCCCCCGGTCGATGGGAGTCAGCAGGTGATGGAAAAGGTCGGGATGATGGAGAAACATGCACGCAAGGTGTGTGATAGTTGGCGGCCTGACTCGAGTGACCTCATCAATGCTGCCGCTTGGATGCTGGCTGAACCTTCTATGGAGAAGATCGGTAATATTCCGGTCGATACTGTAGACAACGTCCTTTCCCTTGGGTTCATTCGACCAGAAAACACTAAGACCTATGTGGATTCTCTAGGAGATCTTGAGGACACTGTGGCCAAGCTTGCGTCTCTCGTGTTGGCTAGTCAACTCGGCTACTCAGAGATTCCAACTGAAGACGCTATCAATGCGATGGAGGGCATGGAGCGCGTGGTCAAGGGACTGCGGAAGTTGAAAGCGGAAGTTGGGTAATGGAGCGAGCCCCCTACGAGCTCTACCTCTCTTTGATGTTGATCCGCAATTACTCGGATGAACAGATTGATGAGGAGCTCCGTTTGTTGGACTATCTTCTGCCCGACCCAGAGTTGGTCGATTTCCTTCGAGAGGACACGCCAGTTGTTCGACGACGTTTGTTCCGTGCAACCAAGGAACTGCAAAAATGGGCCGATGATCGGTTCCTAGATCGCGCACTGCTCAACGTTAACTCGAAGCGGGTCTTGAGCGCCCGAAAGATTTGTTTTCATTCTCGCATTCGACATGCACTTGAGCTTTGTCTTCTTCGACCTGATATGCCGTGGGAGACTATCGTCGATCAACTCGACGAGATCGGCAATGTTATCGGGCTCACAGAACAGATGGTTCAGGATTACCACCAGCTGTTTTGGTCTTTTGATCACATGTCTCTCCCAGCCAAGCGCGCGTATTTAGAGAGTGCAGGTGCGACTGAAGGGGCAATGACCGCTATGGGAGGCCATCCTCGAGTAGGGGTGGCGTTGGATCTAGGGATCCATGTCGGTTTGTCGGATGTAGAACGTCTGTCGTTCATGCGTGATGTGGCTTTCACTCGGTTTGCTCGAGACGCGAGTATAGGTGTTTTGGCTGCAAAGGAAGCTAAAGACTGGTCGTATATCGTAAAGGATATGATGAGCGAGATCAGGCGGGTGCAACCTCCTACCGAGAAGACCACGGTTGAGTTGGATGCGGGGGTCATTGACCATATTCCTCACATCGATTATCTACAACAAGAAGACGATGAGTCTTCGGAGGACCACAATGCCAATGCCGACCTCATCCCGTTCCGACAGCGGTAAGCGTGTCAAGTACGAGTACCGATCTAAGCGTGAACGCGAAGTACTTCAAGATTCTGAGAATGTCGGGCACCGGCCCACGGCAGTTCCATTTCGTGTATACGAGAAGCAATTCTACGACGTAGAGGTAGTTTTCAAGGCGAACGGTGATGTAGATTACCATTTCTTTCCGCTTAAAGGGAGATTCGACTTCCCGTTCAGCTTTCGTATTATCGGCCTTTTAATTGAGGATGCGGCAGTTTGGTCTGTTGGTCCCAGCGTTCAAACAGAGGCGGACTATTTTGACCGGGAGATAGCACAATGGTTCATGCGCGCCGGTGAAGATCCCTCTCGGTCATTAGGGCAGCCTACCTTCTTTGTCCGCTTTCAAAAAGTCGGACATCGCATGGGTGCTGAGGAGATTCTCATAGATCGTTTCTTGGGACGGCTGGACATGCTACTGAAAGAAGTGTCGTCAATGTCCATTCGTGGGATTCCAAGCAGTCAGATCTACCAAGACATTCGTGTCAATCGCCGTCGTTCATAATTCGCCCTTTCCTTTTCATTCGTCGTAAGGTTAAGTGGGTCGTTCCGACTATGTCTGCCGTGATGATATAGCGCCAGCGAGTACCCACTCGATGTCTTTTCGCTCGAACATGTCTGGTCTCATGATCTGGTATTGATAGTGCTTGCACCAGCTCTTTGAGAGATTGAGTCAGCTCTTTAGACAGTGCCGTGACGCGAGCTAAGAGAAAAGTCGGATCGCCCAACTTTTCTCCCTCTTTGAGAACTACTTCGGCTGATTCGACCATCAGCTCGAGATCCTTTTGGAGGTTTTTAGCCACTAAGCGCGTATTCAGCAATTTCCCGAGCGGTGAGTTCTTGTCCATGCGGACACAGTATACATCGTTCGTACTGTGAGCACACGAACCCTCTCTTGACTGCCTCGTTCAAACAGACCCGATGACTCACTGTGGCGATCAGCAGATCCTGAACAGCCCATCGTTGCTCTGTATTGAGTTGCCGAAGAGCTTGTCGATCGATGTTGTGCGCTTGCAGAAGCTCGGCCACGTCATCCGCATCGACCGTTCGTATCAGTTTTCGTAGAAGGTCTACATCCCGTAATTCGGCTAGTTTCACTTCCAAGTCCTCAGTGGTTCGGTGTTGATACTGATTCAACACACTTCCGCATCGACAGTCCGAAAAGAATCGCGTCTCTGTCCGTTTTTCTATGATCGTCTGTATAGTACGCATTACTGTCCTCCATGTGATATGGTTCTTATACGGAGGCGTCATGTTGCATATCGAACGTCCGCGTGAACGAGCAGAGTTGAGTGAAAATCGAGCCGTCAGGATATCGACGGCCAATTGGATTGACGGGAATTTGCGGGTCAGCGGTAAAGCGCTCAATTTACGTTGGCGACCGTGGTGGAGACTGCCCTACAACTTGGAGCATCATCGATTCCCAGATGGTATGTATCGACGTGCATCGGTCATTGTCGCCGGACGACAGGTTGAGAAGTCTACTGCGTTAGCCAATAAACTTTTGAGCGAGAGTCAGGTGCCGTGGACTAGTTCGCTTTACGTAGCCCCGTCTGCAGCACAGCTCTCTGAATTTAGCTTTCGTCGAATCGATGAAGTGGTCGACACCTCGCCCGCCATTTCGGAGACTAAAGATTATGACGCCTGGAGCGTCAGTCGTAAGGGTTTCCTCAATCATTCGAATATTACCTTACGTGCTGCTTTTCGTTCTCCAGATCGAGTCCGAGGTATTCCTGCTGATGTTCTTGTTCTAGATGAGTCTCAGGATCTTCTGCTCGAAAACATCCCCATCATTCGAGAGACACAAGCGCATTGCATTCGACCGGAAGGTCCCATCTATCAGATGTTGGGCACTCCAAAGTCCTATGACAATCCATTGGAATATTTCTGGTCTATGACATCCACTCAAGACGAGTGGTGCATCCGGTGTGAGAGATGTCGAACGTGGGTAGAAGGCATCAGTGAGGATAACATCGGAAAGTCAGGCATTGTCTGCGCGAAATGTGGAAAGTACTTGAACCCATTCGCCGGCTTGTGGATGCGCACAGGTCCAGAGGATGCCCCTTTGGAGGGGTTTCGGATTCCGCAGTTGCTGCTGCCCTACAGCTATGCCTATGACCCGCGCATCTTCTATCGGATATGGAGAGAGATTCTCAACAAGTGGAAGTTGTATCCTCGAGCACAATTTTACAACGAAGTGTTGGGCATTTCGTATGATAGCGGAGACAAGCCGATCACTCGAGACGACTTGAAAACTTGTTGTGTCGGAAATCGGATGATACCTCTTCATCTTCCTACCACTGTGTTGGATGCTCGAATCGCCAACGGTCTGGTATTTTGTGGAGTGGACTGGGGGACAGGGGGCGCGTCTAAGACGGTTTTTTCTGCATGTCATTATCGAGGCGATGTGTTCAACGTCTTCTACATGAAGAAATTCGAGGGTCCGGAATCAGACCCTGAATACATCGTGCCGGCAATCTTACAGTTGTTAGAGAGAGTCAAGGCCGATCTGGTGGGGGTAGATTGGGGTTTTGGATTTGGTCTCAATAGTAGAATTCGGCAGGGCTTTGGAGCGGATCGGACGTTTGAATTTAGCCACTCTCAAATGCAACGCGAAAAGATCAAGTACGACTCGTCCGCTAACGTGTTCGTGACGAACCGTACTGCAGTGATGTCTGATTTGTTTCGGCTTATGAAACAAAGGGGTTTTAGCTTGGACGTGTCTTGGCCTGAGCTAAGAGATTCGGGGTTTTCGCAGGACTTCCTTTGTAACCATCGAGAGGCGACCCGGGTGGGCAAGATGTTATTCAATCACCCACCCGGGACCGCTGATGACGCGTTACATAGTGTGCTATTTGCGTTTCTCACTTCATTATCGAGATATCCTCGACCTGACTTGAATTAGGCGGGGTTGGCTATAGAGGGGGTTGATAGTTGAGGGTGGAATTGAGGGTAGACGTTAGTGTATGGGTTATGGAGCCGTGTAGCGATTTGCCCGAGCTTGAAGCAAGCGAAAACGCCTAATCCGATTTTGATGGCGTCCAGAACCCACCCTATATAGGTTGTTCCTTGTCTCGCTTGCACTGCGTCGAGTAGGTGCTCTTCTAGCATGGCGTTGATTTGTTTGCTTTGTCGCGTTGCCTCTTCAAATGCTTCCGTTGACGCCTCCATTTCTTCTCTCAATGTATCGAGTCCTGCCAATGTGCTGGCCAGGAGTCTTCGATTCTCTCGTTCGGCTGTGCGTACCCCCTCTTGATCCTTCTGCATCGCGGATATCATCTCACGATGTAGTTCCAGTATGGAGTTGAGATCCATTCCTGCTTCCTCCGTTTTCTTCTTTTTTGTGTCGCGTTTTAGTTTGGATCGGACTGCATCAACAGCTGCTCCGGATGCACCGGCTAATCGTTCGGCGGCAGATGGCTCTTTCTCCTTCTTCTGCTTCTTTTTCTCCTTCTCCTGTTTCTTTTCTTCCTCGGAATCTTTGTACGGTGCGAGTTCAGTCGAAGTTCCATAATCCTCTGGCAAATTTCCAGGCATACACCCTCCGTAGTATGATGTGTTGTCTTATACGGCTAAGCGGCTTGGGAGGCGAGGATGAGGCCGTCGATAGGTGAGAGGCGGTGGGGGATATGGAATTGACATTTCACAAGGGGATAGCTGGGTTCAAAGGCTTCTAGCAAGTACCGGAGGTGTCGGACAGCTAGGAGGACACGAGTCTTCTCTTTTTTGGTCGATAAGTATGGAAGTAACCGGTGTCCGAGCTTCATCAACCAAATAGGTAATTCTCGAAGTTCGGGATTCTTAAGACAATATTGGACGACCCCTGCATTGAAATGTTCCATCGCCAGAATCCAGCGCGCTTTTTCCTCATCGTTGATCGAATCTGGAGTCAGGTTCCTTCGAATCGCTTCTTCCATCAATGATAGAAGGCGCGTCTTGCTGATTCCATGGCCTCGCAAACTGATCCCCGAGATATGTTCGAGCACCTCTAGTCTTTCGTGAATACTGGATAGCTCGCGCAGATAAGTCGAATCGAACCCGCGATAGATTGCTTCTGCTTCTTCTTCGCGAGGATCAACTGGTCCAGACGTCGTTCCCATGAGGCGTTCTACATCTAGTCGATCGATGAGAACTCGATTCTTTTGTTTCTTTGTTCGTAGGTGTTTTCTGCGGATGTGATAATCGATAGCGCGCACTCCCAAATCGAGTAGATCTGCGGCTTCTTGTCTAGTAACGAATCTATGTCTCTGGCTAGTTGACATGTTGTGTGCTCCTACCCTACGATTGCAGAGGAAAACGTCTTTGTGGAACCCCAAGAGGCTTCCTTGAGTGTAACAATTGACAAAGCATTAATCACCAGCCTTGTAGACAAAGCTGCGGATTTGTTCATTGGAGACTGTTCTCCTGACCTGAGTACGGCTGTTGCGGATGCTATTGGGGATGTGCCATTCAATGAGGACCAGGTGGCGCGAATTGCACAAGCGACTAACCAGACAGTTTGGGCTCGATTGTCGTCCAGCAGAAAACCGTGTACGGTAAGGTTTGAGCCCGCAATCGTCGAGGTTATCATGGAAAAGACAAAGGGAGCGCCGGAGAAAACAAAAACGGCGAATCGGGACATGCGCTGGGCTACAGGTCCTCAAAATCATTTTGAGGACCTGGTAGGTGCAGTTCTTGAGAAGACGGCAGCCAAAAGTAAGAAGCCGTCGGTTAAAAAACAAACCAAGATGCGTTCGATCACCCCCAACTATTGGCGGGCACGAAATCTTCGTCGGAAGGGCTCCCAAGCTCCGGGAGCTCCGCCTACAAAAACACCGGAGATCAAACGCGCTGCTCAGCTTCTTCCAGATACCCAATCGAGTTGGGGTCGTATTATCGAACAGTTGAAGACTGCGCAAGATGAGCTTGAGCTGCGTTTGCACAAACACGAACAAAATTTCGAGGAAGAGCTGTCGGCGTTGAGTAAGACCGCGTCAGATCTTTTGTACGATGGTATCTCCCAGGAGACCGTCGAGAAGGCAGTGCTCGCTTCAGCAGACGAGCAAACAGGGCCTGCTTTAGTTGCTTGGCTCCAGAAACACGCCTTTCCCAAACATCCTGTGTTCCGAGATGAGTTTTCCTTCTTCGATAAAAAGGCTCAACAAGTCTACGGCAACGTTACGGTATGGGATCCGATTTCTCTAGAGAAGACTGCCGAAGCCGACGATGTCGAAGAGTTCGATTCTACTGCGCTCAATCCGGATCACCCTCTTGTCAAAGCGGCGGAAAGTTTGTGTGGCTTTCGGGTTGAGGGCCAACGAGCATCTGTCGCCATCGAAAAAATCCAACAGCGGATTAAAGAGGCGTCTGATCTGAAACAAGCGGGAATTGAGGTGCCATTTCATGCCAGCGTTGGACACAGCTAAATCCCTTCTCGGGTTCGGCCGGGGTACGGTTGATGATACGTTCACAGGTGCCGCTGGGTTAGGTTCTCTAGCCATGTCTGGGTGGTCTCCGTTGAAAGCCTGGACACATCCTCTATACTACAGCGCAATGGGTCGCTCACCGACAGCGGCGTTGAAGGGGTACGGTACCACCAAACGGCGTCTGTTAGGGTTGCCTGAACCGCGGTCACAGTCCAATCGACAGCAGTTTCGGAAAACGGGGGAGGAGAGTTCCATGCAGAAGACAGCGCTGGGAAGATTAGTCAGAAAGGCCAAGAATTGGTTGGCACCAGAACTCGGCACTCTTGCGCGACAAGCAGCTGATCCCGGCCGTCGTACTCTCCGTCCGTCTCTTCGAGCTCCTCTTGCTGTAGCTGGCCTTTCCGCTGCTGCGTATGGAGGCGCGCAAGGATTAGGATACTTGGGCGATCAAGCTAGTGTAATCGGGCGAGCGCGTGGGTATCGTCAGTTGATGAAAAAGTATGGACCGGAGCTTCACGCGATTGCTGAGCAGACACATGTGCCTGTACCTGAAGAGCGGATGCGTGATGTTTATAACGCTCTCTACAAGATGTCTCCAGATGTTGCGAAAGAGCCGACTCTCGCTGCAGCTCAAATGGCGCCGCTTATTCGTGAAGCTGGTTCTCCGAGTGGGACTATGGAGGGGGCGGAGGGGCCTGTTCCTCGTGTTATGTTGGAGGGGGGATTGGAACAAATGGCTGTTCCATCTCGTATCCAGTCTGGGATGCCAGACTCGTTTGCGGACCGTACTCAACCATGGGTACGCAGTGCAGTCGGCGCTTTTGGGGACTACGACTTAAACACGGCGGCCCAACGTGAGATGATGAGAGCTGAGTTTCAGCAACCTGATTTGAAAGCCAAAAGTGACTTGGCGGCTGATCTGAGTTCGTTGGGTCGTCGACGTATGGAATTGCAAGCTCTCTATCGACAGAAGGCGGATGCTCTGAGAGCTGGAAACCAGACGGCTATTCAAGCTCTTGAATCGCGGATTCGCCAACTTCGCACAGGTAGACCAGAGGCAGCGTCGAGGATTTGATGGAGAAGTTCATCAAAATAGGCGCCAGCTCAGGGGGCCATTGGGACTCATTTTACCACATCATGCGCGGAGATCGTGCGGACATGGTGAAATGGGCGGCTGCTGGAAGTTATCATCCACGTATCGAAAGATACCTTGCGACAGAGCCTTTTACTCGTCGTGACCTCGTGCTCGTCGTGGTTCCTTTAGGAGCTCATGAGGCTTGGGGCTGTAATGTCAATGGAGATGCATTCCAGCAAGAGCAGATTGAGCCGGCTCATCGAGATTGGGGTCACGAGAGTTTCGTCCATCACGCCAATGCGTTTGTTCATCATCAGAACAAAGATCCACAGAAAGGATTCGGAAAAGTACCTATTGCGGTATTTGAACCCGTGATGCGGAGAATCGAAGCCGTCTTCAAGCTTGACCGAGACAAGGCGGATCGTGTCGGGGCTGGCACCTATGTCCGAAAGCTCGATGAGGGGGGGTCAGCTGATCTCAGCATGGGGTGTTTTCCGGCTGGCACGCTCGTTACTATGGCGGACGGTACTCAGAAACCAATCGAGACGGTAGTGGTGGGGGATCTGGTTCTGACGAGTACAGGTCGAGCGCAGCGTGTAACGTCATTACACCCTCGTGAGTACGAGGGGCCACTACTGCGCATCAAAGTTTTTGGGCAGATAGAAGTGCGAGTTACTCCCGAACACCCGTTTTGGGCCACCCCCCGATCTTCGGTGATCAAAAATCGACGTTGGGTAGGAAAGGAGGACGGCGCTCAGTGGGTACACGCAAAGTGTTTGCAGGAAGGGGATTATCTCACCACTCCCGTACTCCAAGAGGTTCTGACTCCGTCATATGCGTCACCTGCGCTGGCGCGACTGCTAGGATACTACCTCGCTGAGGGTCACGTACTCTATAATAAAAAAGGTGAGTACGTCGGCATCGAGCTGGCTGTAAATCGGATGGACGCAGTGCTGGACGAGATCGAAAGCCTGTGTCGTGATTTCGGGTCCAGAAACGCGCCAGCTATCCGTCCACGCACAAATTCCAAACACGCGTTGGCAATTCAGATATTCGACCCACACTTGGCGGAGCTTTGTTTCAACCACTGTGGGAGTTACGCACGCCACAAGCGACTATCCGAAGATGTCATGTGGTGGGATCCAGAGTTGCAGCGACAATTGATTGGGGCCTACATTAATGGGGACGGGGGACAGTTGGAATCATGGCAACCTGGGGCTGTGGTCCTCTCCACGTTATCTGATCATCTCGCCGCGCAGATCCCGCAGCTTCTCTTTCGTTGTGGCGTCAAATCCAACACTCAGTTGTTACGACATGAATCCGGAGGTGGATTCAATAGCAGTGCCACCTTTGAACACCAGATCTACATCGGGAAACATCAAGTTCCGTCGTTGTTGGATGTAGCGCGTCTCAAAATGCCAGAACTGAGTCGTGATACGAACCCTGGGGCAAAGTTGGAAGGCGGCCTTGTCTTCTCGAAACTCCGAGAGATTTCCACGGAGTTTTTTCAAGGTACGGTATTCAACTTCGAGGTGGAAGAAGACGAGTCGTATGTGGTGGAGGGCCTAGCTGTACACAATTGCAAGGTGCCCTATGACATTTGTTCCATTTGCGGCCAGGAGTCTAAGTCTGTCGCGAATTATTGTACCTGTCTCAAAGATGAGATGTTGAAGATCGAACCGGATGGTCGGATTCACTGTGCCTATAATCCTCGTCCTCGATTCTTCGATCTCAGCATTGTTATTGTTCGGGCAGCTAAAGAAGCTGCCATCCTAGAAAAGGCCGCGGCAGCGGGTATGGTCATGGATCAGAAAGACCCAGTAGATTGGACGACATCTTCCTTTTCATTGGATGATGATTCTGGTCTTTATTTGACTAAAGCCGCCAGCGCGAAGGAAGCTGACACCAAACTAGCGGAAATCGAGAAGAAGCTCCCTGAAGTCTTCCATGAGATGGTCTGGCCGATGATACGTTCTGAGGAGGCTCTCCCTGAGAGTCTTATGGATCGGTTGTCGGATCATACTCTCCCTAAAAGTCTGGCCTCTACTTCTGCTTGTGGGATTGTCCTTCGCCCGCGTGAGTTCCAGCGTTTGTATCTTAGGCGAACAGGGCGCCCAGAAATGGCTGAGGAATTACACAAAAAGCGGTGTATTTTTTCTCCGCGTGATAGTCGCCATGCTTATCGTCTCCAATCGGATGACATAGAAGAGAAGATTCTCCCCTTGTTACACGATCTCCTCCCGAAGAGGAGCGTGTTCCAGCCGTTTGTGAGTAAGCGCATTATCATTGTTCGTCTTCGCGGGGAGAGGCCGACTGAACCAGAACTTGTAGAAAAAACCAGTGAGGCCCTTGACGAAGTCGGAGAAGAGTACGCAAAATATATCAACGGTCTGGCTCGCTTGCCATCTCTGCTTAAATCTGCGATGGTACGACATGGAGATCTTTATGATGCATTTGCGGCAGAATCATATGACCCGATGCGAAAGGTCGCCGGATCTCTTGCATCTATCGTTGGGGCTGGTGTTGGTGTCGTATTGCCGGTATACTTGATGGCGTCAAAGTGGCGTGCAGATGCGACTCGTGGATATGATCCGGGACTACTTAAGGGAATTGTGGCTGATTACCCCGCCACAACATCCATTGGGGTGTTGACAGGCCTGCGTTATTTGGGCAAAAGAGGGAAGTGAGGTATCCGATGGTCAACTCGCAAGAACAATTGGCCCAGGCAATTCGACAGTTGGTGAGTTCTGATGGACGGCTTACCAAGTATGCAGCTGCTCAACATCTCGTTCAGAACGAGCAGTTGATGAAGCTGGCACAAGATCGACAGTACTCTGATGAGCTACAGGGGCAGATCATGTTCGAATCCTTTCTCGATGAATTGGATAAGATCGCATCTGCTGAAATGGCCACAGGTGAACGTTTTTCTCTGACGGACTATGAGAAACGCCATCCCCTCGAGTTCGTTCAATACGTATGGAGCTGAGATGTCAGGCGATATCCTTTCCAAGTTGTTCTCACAGATCCCTCCTGACCAAGGTGACTTTCAGAAGACCGCTGGACAATCGGCTCTAACCGACCAGATCCAAGGTTTCTTGGACATGTTCAAGGGTGCCGAAAACAACACCGAGTCGGTGGAAGAGCAAGCCGAAGAGAAGGCGAAAAAGAAAAAGGAAGAGGCGCGCGGAGCCGCTACGACTTCCGGGAAGGGAACTCAGAGTGAGATCCCGCCCGAATTTCTTGCTCAGCAAGAGAGTGAGGACAAGAAAAAAGAGGAAGGTTCTGAAAAGGAAGCTTCTTTGAGTCCGGGTGCCGTTCGACAAGCTATCGACTTTTTGGTGCAGAACCAACTGCAGTCTTCTTCCGTCAAGCTCGCTGAGGATCAAAAGCGGACCAAGTTGGCCGCCGCTGCCGAGCTGTCTCAAACCAATTGGGGAGGGAAGGTCAAGGCGGCAGCGGCAGCTGATGAACTGGCCAAGATTGCCTACTATGAAGCGGTCGGTGTTCCCTTCGAGGCTTACTTGAAGATGGCGCAAGGCGCAGATCCAGCGGCGGCGATGGCTGCCGCAGCTCCGAGTGGTCCTCCGCCTGGAGGCCCCCAGGGACCTCCTCCGGGACCTCCTCCGGGTCCGCCAGCTGAAGGCCCTCCGGGACCAGGGCCGGGCGGCGGTCCGCCGGTAGATCCCAATGCGGTTCTCGAGGATCTGATGGCACTGCCTCCGGAGGTACAAGCTCAGATCCTCGCAGCCGTCAGCGGTGGCGGTGGCGGAGGACAGTAGTTCATCGAACAAGGGAGTCGCGAGGATGAAGTTCTCACAAATCGAAGATATCATCGCCGAGTCGCTCGAGGCGGCCGAAGAGGAACGGCGTCAACATTTGAAGGTGGCGTCTGTTCCTATTTCAATAGAGGGTGCTGACCTCGATCATCAAGTCGAAAAGTTAGCAGCTGTTTACGACTATTTGGCTCGGGAGCCCGATGCCATCGCTAAAGTCTCGATGGCACCGCACAATGGGAGTAATTCCCCAGAAGTGCAACCGCCTACAGACGAGTCTCGGAGCACCACTGAGATGATGAGTGCGCAGACCACGCCTAACAGTCCTCACACTGATCAGGACGGGGTTGTGTCTGAACCATCCACTGACGTGGATCGAGCTACCGCTGACTTTCAAAGTCCAGAGCCGGTCTTGAAGCAGTCGTCAGATTTGCAAGCACATGTTTATGCGACTGCTCAGATCTTCGATGCGGCCAACAAAAACCGCATGCCTGATATTGATAAGATCGCCGCTGACTCTGGTCTCAGTCCGGATACTGTCCATGGGATCCTGAAGAACATTGTCAGTACCAAGAAGATGGCTCAGGAGGACATTCCGGCTGCGAAGGAGGAAGAGGAGGGGCCTCCTCCGAAAGAGGAAGGGAACGAAGGACAACAGCCGGCACCTGAACCGACAGATCAGCCTCAAGAAAGTAAAGAGAAGGACAAAAAGTCGTCAGACCAGCCTTCTCCCAAAGTAGCCGGGGCGGAAAACGAGTCGGCTGCTTCGCCTACCGAGTTCGCGGCTGGCGAGGGAGGGTCCACTTCTCCAGAAGCCCAGTCCTTTTTGTCTACCCACGAGGCGGCTATTTCCTTCAAAAAGAGGCAAGCTAAGTTGACGAGCAATCAGAAGGCCCTGAATGGCTTGTTTTCTACTAGTGCCTATCAAGACCCCGTCGTCCACCGGCACTTCGAACATGCCAATGAAGCCGGGGTAAAGACTACGCCGGGAGGGCAGTCATGACTGATCAACGTCAAGAATTGTTTGCCAAAACGGCCCAGCTTCTGCGGAATTTGAATTCTGAAAGACTGGCCGTCATCCGCGAGCGAGACAACGCTCAAGAAAAGGTGGCGGACGCCGAGAAAAAAGATCGTGCATATGCGCTTGCCAAAACGGCCGTCACTCGTGGTATCATTGATGATGACTTCGAGAGCGTGCAAAGCTTTGTTGATGATGTTCTCGATTCGAGTCGACCATTTGAGGTCATCGAAGAAGCGACCAAGATGGCGACAAGCAGTGCACAGTTCTCAGTCCGGGAAGTTCCGGAGGATGAGACAGGAACCGGCGGACGTCGGGTCGATGCTCTGACCAGCTTGATCATGGGGTCTGTAATCGAGTAGTGAACTCGAGAAGTAAGGAGAATAATCGTGTTGAAAGGATTTGGACACTTCCAGGTGCTGACCGCTGAGGAGTTCAACACTCGGTTCGCGCACAAAGTCGCTGATCCGACTCTACTGAGTCCTATGGACGCAGATGCGTTCGAGCAGGGTGAGTGGCTGAAACCCACCGCCGCTGACGGGACCAAGTTTGAGCGTGCGGGTGCAGGCGGCAATGGTCCGGGGATCGCATATCCCATAGCGGGCCGGAAAGGCGCGACTGACGCTCAGAGCCGCAAGAAGATCGAACTCTACGCGGTTTGGGAGCAGGCACACACCACCAGCTTCGATCCCAACGGTACCTACAATGTAGGTACTCCTCTTCGCGTGGAGCTCAAGGATATCGGCGGTGGGGTTATGAGATCAGTTCTGACCGATGCTGCAGCCTCCGGTGAAGTTGTAGCAGAGGTGGAAGTACCTCCGGTTGCCCCGCTGACGGATTTCAACCAGATGCGGATCAAACGGGCACGATATCAGTTGAATCCCTAGTCGGATTAGCTGAGAACGTTCCGAGGACACATCTTCAGGGAGATGAATAGGATGAGTGGAACCAACGACCCCATGCAGTTCAATCAGGCTTTCGTGGCCTATTTGGACAATGAAGGGGGAATGCAGAAGATGGCCGCAGCCGGTCGTGCTTTCGTACGTGATCACCTGAGAGAAGAGTCGGCAGCTCGTCGACTTCTTCCTCCGGAAAGGCTGTCGCCGCAGAGCCCCAGAGTAATTCCGTCGCTCAACTCCGACACGCTAGTTGTGCGGAAGGACCTTGAGCCTGGGAGCCGCGCCGTTTCATTGACATTTGGCGCTTCTCCTGCAGCCTCGATCGTCAGTACGCAGCGAATCGATATTCCGGTCTTCACGATCAGCTCAGAGATGTTCCATATCCGCGAGCAGCATCTGTTGGCGTATGAGGCTCCAGTCACGCGACTCGTCGAAGATAACACTGGGAAGGACATCCAAGAGATCGAAGATCTCGAGTGGAGGACCTACTCGGAGGCGGCTGTCGTATCAACGGGTCGCGTGGTTCGAGGAGCACAGGCGGCGGCAGATGCTGCTGTTCACGGCAATGGCTCTGGATTTCGTGGCGAAATTGAGCGTCCGGATTTTGTGGACCTTGCCAACGTTATGTTGGATGACGGCAATCGGAAGCGTCTCAACAAAATCTGGATGAACGACATCGACTTCAACACTATCTTGAAGTGGACGGTCGAAGATGTCGGATCGGCTCATCAGGGTGAGACGTTGGTCAAGGGGTACACCTACGATAAGGTTCTGAACTACCTCATCGTGCGTACCATCAAGACCGACCTGCTTCAGACGGGCAACGTCTTTGGTTATGCCGAACCGGAGTTTCTCGGGTTCTTCTTCATCCTGAATGACGTGAAGTTCTACATCGACAAGGTGGCGAACCTCATTCGGTGGCAGGCCTGGGAAGACATCGCAATTTCCATTTCGAACATCTCCTCGGTTGCCAAGGGGGAGCTGTACAACGGTCAAGGTGGGGGGGACAACAGCCCCGACGCGTTGCCCGAGGAAGAGGACCTGTTCCAGCAGACGAACCCGGTGTTCCAGGGTGGAACGGCGTTCCCGTCAGTCACTCTCTACTAATCCAGAAGCAGAGAGTGCGATAAAGGAGGGCTCCATGGCGCCCAAGAAAGAACGGCGCTTCCACATTCGGAACATTTCCGGTCGTCCGGGGGTAACGCGGACTATCATCCCTTATGGGGGTGTGTCTTCATTACCTCCCGGTACTCACCGGAGACGTAAGCCCCGACGTAAACCAGGAAGGCATACTGCCATCATTGCCGAATCCGAACTCCGGAGGCTGGTCGGGCTCTATCGAGCTGGGCAGATGAGTGTTGAGGCCATGGATGGCCTACCTCTTCCTTCTTGGTTGTCGTCTGTACCGCAGACGATAGAGACGGTGGTCGAACAGGAAGCCGATAAGGTCGAACAGGTCGAACAAAAAGTCGACCAGGTCGAGGCCACGATGGAGAAGCGAGGTGTCGTCTCTCCGTCTGACATGACGGTTTCAGAAATCGGGGTTTGGGCTATGCGACAAGATCTCGAAAGCTTGAAAGCGGCCTTGAAGTTGGAATCCGATAACAAAGGTCGGAAAACAGCTTTGCAGGTTCTCCAAGATCGTATCGAGGAGCTGTCATGAAAGCACGCAAGACAGTGGGCGTGGTTCAAGTAGCCGGAACCTTCCTGCGTCCAGGGGAAAACAAGATCGTAGATACCGACAAGATCACGCCTCAGCAGCGTAAGTGGCAGGGGTCGTTGATTGAGATCAGAGACATGGGCCACGGGAAGAGCCAAGTGGTTCGTCGCCCGGTCTAGAGGGCCGGGTTAATGACCGTCCAATCTCCAGCTCAAACTCTTCAAACCTTCGTTACCGAAGTCCGGAATTATCTCCGCGATTTTCCTTCTCTCAATCTTCTCTTAAACAATCAGGAGGAGACGTCTGATCGACAGCTCCTTTGGATTATTGCTGAGGTACTGGATGATTGGAACCAGTCTACGCCTCCGATCGGGTTCTTGGATATCAATCAGATCCCTCGAAGTTACCTCCTGAAGGGTGTCGTCGCTGAAGTTTTGATGTCGGTGGCTATCTTGAATCTTCGTAACTCCTTGCGATACACTGACGGACAGGTTACGGTGGACCTGGATAAGTATCAGCAGCTCATGGCTATGCGGCAGATATTGCGACAGGAGTACGAAGCGAAACGGAAGGCGTGGAAGACGTCTCGGAATTTGGAGATGGCTTTAAGTTCTTCCACTGGTGTACACTCTGAGTACTTCTACGTGAGCTGTGGGTGTTTCAGTACGTACACAGACTAGGAGAGATGAGATGAACTTGTTCGAGCAACTCGTTCTGGGAAAGACGGCTGAAGAAGTTCCGTCGGCAATGACTGAACCGCAGACGGAAGAAGAACAGATCCGGGCTCTAGTCGATGAGCTGGATATGAACGACCTCTCCAACGAAGAGCTCTTGGAGCTGGCTGAGCAGGCCCGCGCTCAAGAGCTTCAGTTGACTGACGAAGACGACGAGGGCATGGAAGAGATGGACGCTGGAGCGAAAACTGCGTCTGTCGCAGACTATGAGCAATATGGAGAAGCGCTGAAGCAGGCCAATGCGTTCCTGGGTCGCGTCCGTGCTCATGCTTTCTGGGATGAACTCGAGAAGATCTCTCAATCTGATGATTTCTCGGAAGAGAAAAAGGACGAGAAGAAGAAGGACAAGAAGAAGAAAGAGGAGATGGAGAGTGAAAAAGAGGCGAGTTCCAAATTCGCCGAGGCGCTTCGTATCATCTCCGAAGGACTATAGGAGAGCACAATGAGCAATCTGTTCATGATTCCGTTTGTCGAACCCTCTCCGTCGGAAAAAACGGCTTCGGGTGGGCCTGACGAATACGCCCAAGTTTTGGTGTCTGGAGACCCCGAGTCAATCGCATCCATCATGAGTGATGAGGATCTGGCCTTTCACAAGTTGGGTGAGGATCTGATGGAGAAATTGGCCGGAGGATCTCCTCTGACCGAGCAGGATGTTGATGTTCTGGATGACACTGAGGTCGCGGCCCTGTCACTCTTGAGTGATGGAAACGAGCCTGGACCTGAGATCATGTACAAAGTGGCTGCGTATCTCGAGTTCTACAATGAACTCGCCGCCAATGAACGCGCTGGCCGTAACTTTGCGCGTGCGTATGTCCAGCAGCAGAAACTGGCTTCTGTCCGACAGGAAGAGGACGTCCAGAAGTTGGCCAATCATCCGGGTTTTCAGATGGCTATGGCGACGAAGGCACAGCAGATTCTCCACCACCGTGGAGTGAAGTAGCGTGCCGTACTCTGCTTTACAGTTGGGGAGAGCGCATCGCTATCAAGCGGATATGCCTCATCTTCCAGTTGAAGATCGAGCGAGGCATGAACATGCGGCGATGCAGTCCTTTGGGCAGAACCCAACAGGCTACGTAGCGGAAAGAGGACTTCGCGGTCTTCTCCCCATGGGAGCAACTACTGCTCTTGCGACTGCAGTGGCTGCTCCTAGATTTGCGAGGAAGTTTCAATACCAAGCGGCAGATGCTTTACATAATCAGGCTACAGGTAGTTGGTTGAGGCTGGCCGGCATACTAGAACCTGACGCCATCAAAGGAGAATTGGAAAAGCAGGTGGCTCGGCGCCGCTTCACGCAGAAAGGGGTGGACTTCATTGAGAAGGAGGTTCGGCCGCTCGCCGAGTCCCAAATGCAAGCGGCTGAGAAACAATTGGGTCGAGTACCGGTTGACCCTTCGACCCTGTCTCGTTCGGTAGACAAACTTCCTACTCCTCAACGAAAGGCTGCGCGGAAAGAGCTGAGGTCTCTCATTCTGGGGTCTCAGAAAGCTCGTTATTACAAGACTCTCGGCGAGAAAGTATTCGGCCGTCTGCACAAACATAAGCTCCCTTTGATCGCTGGCGCTTCCATTTTGGGTGGCCTGATTGGTGCCGGAGCCGGAGCTGCTCGATTGTCGAAAGCGGAATCGAAAACGCCTGATGATTACCGAAGAGAGATCGCAGCAGCAGAAACGGAGCAGGCTATCAACTATCAGAAACCGCGCTCGACGCAAATTGCTGACGTAGCGTGGCAAGCTCTGGCGGAATAGGACTCGTGAACTGTGTTGGTCGTTCGGGACATTCGAGTACGCAGCCTCAGCGTAGACTACGCTCATGTCATCTGGCAGATCGAACCGACCACTGAAGACCTCTCTCTTTACAACTTCTATGTTCTTCGGTCTGGAGGACAAGAAGGTCCATATGAAACAGTAAGTAGTCCTCTCGTTGATACGTACGTTTGGCGTGATAATTGGAGCCAGGATGTACGTGCGTGGGGAGGCCATTACTACCGTATTCTCGTCGAGCATCGGGGTACGGGAGAGACTCAAGAGTTCGGTCAACGAACGCCAGAAGAAGTAACTGAAGGCCACGCAATCGGTGGTGTTTCTTATTTACCGGAACCCACGCCCATTGGACGGGAGATTTCGCGTCGACAGGATCTGGTCAATCGGATTTATGCTGGGAGAGACTATTTGATCTTTCAGCGACGTGTGTTCGGACAACGTTGTCCTACGTGTTGGGATCCGATTCAACGTCAAATGTCAGAGAGCCGATGTAAAACCTGTTTCGGTTCTTCCTTTGTAGGAGGCTACTACCGTCCCATACAGGTTGCTCTTAGTAAGTCCGTGGCGCCTCGAGTAGATGATCTCGGGCCGATGAAAAAACAGTCGGAGGCCGTGAGTTTTCGTTTAGCAAGCTTTCCAGAGATCAAACCAGGCGATATGATAGTGGAAGTGTTAGGCAACCGAAGGTGGCGTGTGAACCAGGTCGTTCCGTCATATGTGCAAGGTGCCTTAGTTAGTCAACAGTTGGTAGGTGCATTGATCATCAAGTCCGATATCGAGTACTCTGTACCTGTGAGGGGGATCGACCCGATTCGGTTCGAAGCCATTGCAGCGCACCACTACGAGGGTGCAGTGAATACTGAGTCGCAAATCGAAATACGAAATCGTCGCGATCCCCTGGAGGTGTAAAGAATGAATATCAACGCGCTAGAGTCTTTTGCCTACGAGTTTGAGAAGATCGCTGCGCCGGAGTTCTCTGTGCCGGATGTCGCGGGTTTCTTTACGCCGGATCCCACTGCGTCGGCATCGCCATCGTCAGGAGTACGGCGTGGTTCTTCTGGGTTCGGAGTTCTTGGGGGATACGACGAGGAAGACAACGAGGAGTACCTGGGTTTTTCGTCTGGTTTTGATCCTGGAGATATTACAGACGTTGGTTCTCGTATCGGGGAGACGGTAGCTGGTCCAGCCGGAAACATCGCTGGTGGTGCTCTTGCCACCGCACTGCCCTTCCTCGCTGCTTACGCGGGTGTTCGGGGATTAGGCCGACGACTCGGGCGTTCGGCTGTTAATCCTCAGACAGGAAAGGTCGTCGGAAAGGGGCTCAAAGGATGGCTTGCGAAACGGTTTCCTAAGAGCGAGGTACAGGCAACGCGAATCAAGGCCTTGGAAAGGGCTCGCAGGGGCACCGGATCGAAATTAACAGAGCAAAAGCGCACGATTCGTGATTTGCAAGATCAAATTGATAGTCGGACGCCGTATTGGCGACATCCTGCGACTTTAGTTGGAGGAGGTGTACTGGGGAGCCAGCTACTTTCTGACGGGTCTGACGGGTCCGGTGGATCTGGTAGAGGTCGGGTAGTTAATGTTGTGTAGAGAATGAGCACGATTAACCAACAGGTCCTTTATGGCAATTTCCAAAGTGAGACTCTTCAAGCCATCATTGAAGAGTATCGGCGGATTCGTCCAGACGATGACCTGCCTAGCGACGCCATTCTCAACACTACATTGATTTTTCTTCGTTCCTTGTTCTTTCTCCTCCCCGCTGATTACTCGTATCGGTGGGAAGGGGATGTCTACGGCGAGATGGATGAAGCGGCTTCTGGTATTTGGATTGAAGCTGAACCTGATATCCACTCAGAGAAAATCGAAGTCCGCCCTGCTATCCTCCTAAGTTTAGACGGGCGTAAGTTCAGCGGTTTGCATTTGGACCAGTTCAAATACCACAGCCTCTTACGCGATGCATATACTCAACACGATCTCATCATGGGATCTCTTCGGACAGACGTCATCTCGCGTCATTCAAAGGAGTGTCGGCGCCTCGCTGATTGGATCGGATTGGCGTATCGGCTTTTGGTACGTTATCTGACGTTTGACAGGTTTCATTCAATCCACCCTGAGATTGGCTGGACGCCAGTCGGATCTGCAGGGGAAAAAGTTCGAGGGACATCTACATACGAATACCGAATGGCCTCTGTCGTCTTCAAATATAGTTGGGGATGGACGGGACGAACTGAGCTCAAACCAGATGTACCAGGGTCCTCGAAATGGACTCACCATATCGTCTCTTATGGTACCCCAGTCCTTGACGGGGGTCCTGATGATGATGGTATAGTCGAGCGTGACAAGGTCACGCACATCCTTGAGGTGGAAGACGAATAATGGCTACGATAGCACCAGCAATCAGAGAACCTTCAGTCGATATCTTTCAGCAGGTTGCTCCGACTGCCACGCCGGCGGCGGTTGTTGGCATGAGCCCCTGTTGTGTGGCTCCGAACTATCAGGTTGTTCGGGCTCAAGATGACGACGGAAATTTCCGTTCAGCAGCTCTCATGGGAACCTATGAGGATCTGGATGAAACCATCACGTATGCCGTTCCATCTTTGGAAGATGGGGCTACGTTGGATGATGACAGTCTTCGTGTGTGGTTGAAGATCGGTTCGACCGATCAAGAGCTCGACGGTGAGAGCGATGAAGCGGTCGTTGTCAGTAGCGAAGCCGATTCGGTTGCGATCAATGGCAGTGAGTTCGATTTGACTGATGCCATTCAGGACTTCGTCGGTAGTGGTGTTCTAGCTAGTCAAGCGATCAGCGGTTCGGACTATGTTGTTCGGATGCTTGGCACAGATCTACAAACGAGGGACTTCCCCATCACCAATGTTGCGTCTACGGTCTTGACCGTCAGTCGGGACGCCGAGGGGTACGCGCCTTTACAGGGTGTGCCGCCGGCAACGGATGAGTATGAAGTCATTCTCAATCCGACCAAGTTCGTTGTGAATGCGGCAGCCATTTCATCTCAGCTTCGAGTTGATACGGAAACCGCCACGCTAACGATTCCTGGAGCAGCCACTCCGAATGGGGATCTGTTATACACTGCGGTTTTGGCAGGAAACGACGGCAATCAGATCACGGTCGAACATGTCGACGGGGGTGCTGGGTATACACCAATCCTCGTTGAGGTGACGAACTATGTCATCAAAGTGACGTTCGATGCCTCTGCTGATGATGCTTCGGACATTCGAGATGCTGTGCTGGCTCATGCACAGGCCCCTTTGTTGGTCACTCCGTCGATCAATGTAGACGGGCTCAGTACAGCAGCCGCTGCTGCTAATCTGACCGGCGGCAGTCACGTCATCTACTCGGCTCCAACAGGGGGTACGGCTGGAGACATCAAGCGGATCCGATATGCGGACGGAGGGGCATTGGCGCTGTCGCTCGTCGGAAATGATCTGACGATCACATTGAATACAGGCACCACCACCGACGAAGACATTCGAGATGCCATTGAGGATCCGCTTGATCCAGCCTACGACTCCACAGTCAATGCCTGGATTAACGCACAGCACTATGGAGGGATAGCAACTCCTGAGGCCGCCGATCTACCCAACTACACGAATCTGTCCGGCGGACAAGACGCGGACAGCGTCACTTTGGACGGTAATCTCATCGGCCAGGCGGGTATCAGTGCCAACGTGTATGTGGAATATCGGGCGTTGAGACTGGTGTATACAGCCAGTGCTTCAATGGCGACGACGGGAAATAATCCTCGTCTGGTCCAGGCGAACAACCTCACGACCCTCGAGGAGGTAGTCGGTGAATTTTCCACCGATAATCCTCTTGGTCTGATGATGTATTACGCTCTCCTCAATTTCCCCGGTGGCGCTGTTTATGGGTTGGGGGTGGATGAGGTTAGCGAGTCGTATCCAGATGGAACCGATGCCGCATGGCAACGAGCTGCTGATTTCATGATCTCTCAGATGCCGTACTTCATGGCGATTGGTTCGCAACGCGATGTGGTTCATGACATTTGGGTCAATCACATCAACCTCATGAATGGTGATGGTGTGTCGACAGCTGCTCGAACCGAGCGGTTCTTGTTCATCAACAAAGAGACCCCGACCATGAGCCCCGATAGTCTATTGGGGAATGGGGATGATCTGACTGGGTCTGCCGGCACCTATCTCGCCAGCGAGAACTTTTATCTTCTCGGCGTGGCTGAAGACGACATCCTCGTAGTGGAGGATGGAAGTACGGGACCATATACTCTTCAGAACGGTCTGAAGGGGTACTATTGCAATGCGGCAGCGGTAGGGAGTCCTTACCAGCTTACTATCAAAGATCCAACGCCTTTGGCGTATCCCAATTTGGCAAGCGATACAAATTGGGCGATCTACAATCCTGGTAGTGCCCTTCAAACGGCCGGTGTGTGGGACAAAAATCTGATGGCGGAGACTGTCAATCAGTTGGCACAACAAATCTCGAATCGGAAAGTGTCGTACACATTTCCGGACAATGTGACCGTCACTATCGATGGGGCGGAACAGAGCATTGCCGGGTATTACCGGGACGCCATGCAGATCGGCCAATGTGCAGCTCAGCCGCCACAACAATCCAAGTATCGACAATCGCTCACTGGAGCCGAGAGTCTGCGGTTCTCTGGAGACTTCTTCACCGGAGATCAACTGGATCTCATCCAGGGAGGCGGCGTGTGGGTGTATTATCAGCCTATCCCCAACGGAGCGGTGGTAACGCGACACTCCCTCACTACGGATGTCAGTAACGCGCTTACCCGGAATCCCACTTGCAGCTGGCAAGTGGACAAGTACTGTCGTGCGGTCCGAACGACCACCCAACGATCACTTGGACCGCCTATCACTCCTGCGCTTCTCTCGAACATCGGAGTGAAAATCGAAGCAGTCGGACGCTTTTCTGTCGAAAAGGGACAGTTGGCTAGCGCCGGTGTGGATTCCATCGAACAAGGAGATGGGGTCACTGCGGATTACGACGAAATCGTGGTCCGCGGAGAGGCCAGTCCGCTGTTACCTAATAATGGTATCAAATACTACGTGGCCATCTCAGCGTAAGGAGGAGACCGTGGCAAAACTCGAGGAATGGGACTTCTTCAATCGCAATGTCCAGAGTGGTCTGACTGAAGGCCAGTTTATGGCAGCCCAGTATACGATGATCGCTGCTGGACCGCCCAATCTAGCCTATCTCTCTGATACCAATCCATCAAATGATGATGCTGGAGTGGGTGAGAACGGGAGTGCTGTTGTGTTCCCTATGGGTTGCTCACAGCGATTCGGGATCAATCAAACACGTCAGCATGCGCGAGTCTGGGAAATTGGCTCTGAAAGGAGCTACTGGATTTCCGGTCGCGCGGTCGGGCAAATCACGCTTGGGAGGATCGTATATCACGGTCCTAATCTCTTGCGATCACTATACGCTTACTACAGCACTACGCCGGATCCAGAGACTTTATATCCGTTTCCTTCTCTTATGGGCGACAGTCCTGAGATCGAAGAGGCGAATAAAAATCGGAATCCACATAAAATTTCGATCTCTCCAGGGCACAAGAACATCTTCTTGAACCTGGCATCAGATCTATTCGCGCAGACAATCGGCTTGCTGATCTACTTCAAGGACAGCAACGATGAGTCGGTGTATGCCTGCTATGCTGAGAATTGTGTGATTCCGACACATAGTTTAGGGCTCGATGCGGGTGGAACGGTCATGCAGGAGAACGTTCAGATGCAGTTTGAGCGTCTTCAGCCCGTTCACTTGACCAACGTTCTGTCGTTGGTTGACATCACTTACTCGGGTTCTATGTCTGGTATTCCAAATAGACGGGACGTCTCGACAGGACGCAACCAGTAGATTCAATGAGGTAGAAACATGGCAGTAGTAGACTATTTCGAGACCTTCGAGCCGGTCGAGGAGCCCGATCCGAGGAGTGCTGTTCTGGAGCAGGCCGAAGCAAAGACCTACTCAAGAGTGGGTCGGCACGTTCAAGCGTTCGTCGATGATTTGCGTTGGGATGTAGATGACGCTTTCTCCCGATTGGGAAGCGCCCTGTTCCAGAATCCGGACGACAAAGACTTCACCAAGATGCTGGGTGTGGCGCTGGTGGATGGCAAGATTTCCAACGCAGCGGCGGACAATACCCCTGTGTTCAAGGGTAACTATGCTGCGGAGAAGGATGGTGCATCCCCGTCATCTGCCCGGGCGGTTATCGGTTCGGGAAACGGGGAACTCACACTCAATTCTGTGTTTCCTGGTGCAGGTTCCGATGTTCACCCATGCGGCAACCGCATTCTCATCACGTTCCGCAATCCTGGAACTCTCGGCGCGGCGCTGGCTGTAGATAGTGCGATCATCGAGCTTGGAGATAACGGCCGGAAGTTCTTCGCGGTTGACGTGTCTCTCGGCACTGATGGAGCAGGCGCACTTGATCCGGCGAAGAATACTGCTACGCTGGTGGCTGCTGCTCTGAATGGAGACGCGGATATCAGCTACTTTTTGAAGATTACGGCTGGTGGTACCGGTGCTGATGCAGTCGGCGAATACGATCCGTTCCAACTTGAAGGAGGTGAGGGCGGGATCTATTGTGTGATGATCGGTTCGGCCGCCGGGGCGTGGGAGAAAGCTTCCGTGACCACCTGGACTGATACTGCTATCACCATGGGGGACATCGACGGTACCGCACATACAGTTGATGATACTCTCAACTTTCTTGTCTTGGTCAACGGACTTCAGCTCCCCATTTCTGTCCACGTCGTAGCCTAGTTGGAGAGGTAACGTGGCCAATACCGACGCGCTCATGCGGAAATTAGCAGCTGCTGCTCTTGAGAAGTCTGCCTTTACTCCCACTGAGACGGATTTCTGGGCAGCGGCTGCTGGTCCTCCTGGGGCAGCTTTGTCTGCGCCGGAAGGGCAAGGTACGGTCTCTCTGTTGGGATCTCTTGCCGGTCTGGGAGCGGGCTACTTTCTGGGCAAGAAACTCCAACCTACTCTGGCGCGTCGTATGGGAACGAGGCTCGGTGGACTCCTTAGTCGCTATCCACAATATGTAGGTATGGCTGGGGGTTCTTTACTCGGAGCTCGACTTGCTCGTAAAGCCCTCGCAGCTCGGGATGTTGAGGACCTAAGCCAGCAGTACGCGCAATATCGTTATGGACCGCCCAACCACTATGGCCCGCCCGGTTGAATGATCGGAAACTGACCCATATCGAATTTCCACATTGTATCATGGGGTCCTGGATAGAGGGTCCAGAGTCCTGCACGCTTGCCCACGATGGCCAGTATATTGTCGTCCTGCGGGTTCAAGCCGGCTTCAAGGGCTAAGACTCGAATTGATTTCCCGGAGACGATTTGGAGCCTATTCTGAAGCGTCTCGACGAGATCCTCCGGCACTGGATCTTCGGGAAGAATGGCGAAGCGGTTAGGACCAACATGGTAGATCTTACCATGTTGTCCTGTTTGCACCCACGGGTGTGTACGTAGCCAGTTCATGTGAGAAGAATATCCGATAGAGGCTAAAAAGACCAGTTTGGGCTGGCCTTGGTAGGTAGGTATTAGGGGCGGGACAGGGCTCTCCTGATCCCCGTCAGAGTAGCAGGTGGAGATGGCACCCGCGCTACCTGTCTTCCCTCGAGGAAGACGAGGATGTGGGTGCCGTCTTGCACTACTATGACCCGCTGACCGCGGATCTTGCGGGCCCAGCCCGCCCACTGAATTTTTTTACCTTCCATGGTATTTTCCTCTCTCTAGTCTTTATATATCCTTATACGACTTGCTGGATGTATTCGATGGGCGGCTCATGGTAAATGTTCCAGTGGTATAACAGCCGTTGTTTGTCTGCCATCCGTGGATTTTTCAACCGACCAGGATACCGACCGTCTCGTACCCAAGCTTCCATCAATTCACGGGCAACTAGGATAACACCTGGTTCGTTCTCCAGCTCTTCTTCTGCCTCTTGGACAGCCTGGACGATTGTCGGGGTCAATACGTATTGAACTCGATGGATGGAGAACATCTTTGTGTTGTCCACTTCAGATTTCTTGCCGAGGGATAGCGCAATGCGGCGCTCTCGAGATACTCCAGGAACAGTGATCCATTGTCCTGTTGCCAAGTCTTGTTTGTTGAAGCGGTATGAATGCTCCGAACTGAAGTTGGCAATCCAGAATCCCGCGCGTGTGCCGTTGTCTCGATTTTCCCTTACGCTCATATCTACCCAAATTTTGGGCATTTGATCTAGAGGTCTCATTTCTATTCTCCTTTGTATTAGATGCGGACCGTCTTTGACTTATACTAAGAGGGAAGGGAAAATCCCTTCCCCCTACGGGAGGAAACTACCACGCTGCTGACGAGCTTGAGTCGCACAATATGCGTCTCAATATGCTCAAGCCAACAGCGTTCTAGTTTCCTCGATGCTTGTCCTTGCGTGCTACCTACTTATACCATAGTAGCTAACACGTCGGGAGGGGGACTCCCCCCAGGGTCCGCTCGGACCATCCCGGTGGCCGCGGAAAGCTTTGCAGCTGAGCGAACCTTAGTCTAGGGTTTTGCCGTTCATAACGACCGCATCCCCGAGCCGCACCGGGTCGGTAATCGGTACTCACTCCTCCCGAGTGATTTCACCCTACTTATACCACGGTGAGATGTGTTCAAAGTTTGTCAATTAGAATCCGTGTCAAGACCCACCCGCGCCAGCTGGCATCGTGGGATGTCTCGATGTTCTCATCCCACCCTATATTGATCTCTTCATGGCATCGAGGGCAGGTAATCACCGTTGAATGTCCTGGTTCTTTCCCAAATCCCCAATGGTCGTGGAAGGATTGCATGCACGAAGGACATGTGAACTCGTCTGTCGGATAGGAGATTGTCACATGTTTATGCATCAATCCCCGCGGAGAAGTCTTCGGCTTCTTCTTCGGTCTGTTGCATCTCTTGGATCACTTGTTCTTCATCTTTTTTCGCGGGCGGAGGTGGAGAATTTTTGACCATCTCATAGAATACCATGAGCGCATTCCGAATGATGTGACTCTCGTTTCGTGCATTGGTGTTTGCTAACAGTTCACACAGAGCTTGATGTTCCATCTCGTTCAACGTAATTGTCATTGAGTAGGGATGTTGTCCTCGCTGCTTTTTCTTCTTCATCTCTTGTCGTCGACGTTTGAGTTTTCTCTTCGCGCCAGGTGGAGGGGCAGTGTGGGTGTTGTTCTCTGTCATTGATCTACTCTCCTTCTTTGTGGTGTGGAGGGGCGGTAAAGGATAGACGTGTCTTACCTTTCACTTCTTATCCCTCTTACTCCAACGTCACCTTGACTTCACTTCTTAGCTCGTAGATTGTCATTCACTTCCGGCGGAGGGCCAGATACCATCTGTGGCCACCCTCCGGTTTTGATGTACCAGTAGATGAGATTGCGAACAATTACCTCGGGCGCGATCTTCTCTCTCAATTCGATCCCTAAATCCTTCGCTTCTTTGTTCAGTCGGTGGGCATGTGAACGTAGTGCCCTCTCCCAACGGTGGGGAATGGGGACCTGTAAATCGAGTGTAAAAACCTCTTCAGTGTGTCTGATCGGCCCCAATAGTATGATATCTTCCGCTGAGTTCCTCATGAGTGTAAGATACTCTTACAGTGAGCTTTACACAAGTCTGGAAAGTTCGCTTTGCGCCTAATTGAGATGCTTTTACAGGTAATTTTACACAGAGGTTTACACCACAGTTTATGTGTATAAGGCGGATGTTGAACGCCGGCTTGTGTTGCCTGCTTGGCAGCCGGATCCCCGGCGTTCTTCTTTATCATGTAGACCAGTAAATCAAAGGAGAACATTGATGGATGCAAGTACGACATTGGCCGTTACAGCTACGTTTGTACCCCCTGAGCGGGTACTGTCCCTTTTCCGAGCGGACGGGGTGGTGGTTCTTCATGGACTTTATATTGTCTCGCACGGAGGCAAGGCCAGAGGACCAGTGCAGTTGACTGTGGGAGATACGGAAATCCTCTCTTCATCACAAGATCATCGGTGGGGTAATCATGAGCAGGTCAATGCCTGCTCTCCCGTACTGGTGTTAGATCAAGCTGAGATTATTTTCCGTACGGAGTCTAGCACGTTGACCAGTACCACTTTCACCGTTCTCGCGTTGTACTCCCCGACGTCCGCGAAAGCGCGGCTGGTTAGGGTACCGCTTGAACCCACCAGACCTAAGCCTGATCCAGAGAAGGCAAGACGATTGCTTAGTCGCTAACCTCACGTCAACACAGAGAGAGATAGAACGATGAAAATATCAATCGAGAGCGCAGAGAAGATCTTTATCGATGCGGGGTTCAAGAAAGACCATTGTGAGCATCTGGATTGTGAAGCCAGTTTCTACAGACGGGAGGAAACGGATGCTCCTAAATGTCTGTGCAACGATCGGATTCCTGTTGTAGGAGTCGAACTATATGACATTCCCCATGGGAATTCCAATTACAGGTCTATTGCATTCGGTCTCACTGGAAAGGCCCCTTGTGGGTGGGTGCAGATCCGTGTCTACGGATTCGATCTCGATGACCAGGTCCTTGAACAGTACGAAAGATCGTCGTCGGCTCTTTTGGAATCTTGGACTGCCTTGTTCCAACAGGCCGAAGGAGCAGACAACGATTGTAGAACTACGGAATAGGACTGAGGACGGGAAAATATGCGTTGTGATTGTTCAGTGGATGTAGTCGAAGAGCCAACTCTCTATCGAGAGACGTGGCCTCGTGCTCGAAGACTTTATATGTGTTGTGAGTGTGGGGATAAGATCCACACGGGAGAACAGTATCAGTGTACTACGGGTCTATGGGAAGATGAGTGGGCTACGTACCGTACTTGTATGCTGTGTGCGAAGATCCGAACTGACTATTGTGCTTGGGGGTGGGAATATGGACAGCTTGCTGAAGCACTCTGGGAATGCCTGGAGGTGGAGCTGTGATAAAGCTAGAAGAGTGTGACCGATTCATACATGCCGCAGGGGATTTGGCACGTTCCATCGCACACATTAACCCGTTTGGGGGACAACCTGTAGGGGTGTTTGAAAAGCTCCCCGAAGAGACCCGAGCGTTAAATCTTCTGTGTGGAACTTCTACCGCCACATCTTACATTCGTCTGGGCTGTAGGATCAAAGACAGGTCCTTGCTTAATGAAGAGGAGCAAGAGACGGCGATCCTTACATTGGATTTGGCTCCGGAGAATGAAAATCAGGGTATCTACCCGCCGTTCAGTCTTCCCTCTCAAGCAACTCAGCAAGCTGATCTCGTCGAGGAAGATCTTGGCGGGAGATATCGGATTCTGTTTGTGACGAATGCTCAGGCAATAGTCTGTACTATTCTTTAGGAGGGCGAATATGGACGATCTCGTAGAACCAAGTGTGAAAGATTTGATGACAGTTCTCGTCGACTTTGAGTTCGACGGTAAGAAATTGTTCATCTTCGAATATAAAGGACGGAAGTGTTGTCTCGCTCAGAATCTTGGAGAGGTTTTGGGATACGGCGAGAAGTCTCTGCCCCGGCGGTTGCTCGAGTGGGGTGATGAACTTGAACTCGGTGAGGATGTGGAAACCCTTACAGGAGAGGATTTGGCCACATTGAAGCAACTGGTAGCGGTATTCGCTACCGGTGGTTTTCTCGGTGCTAGAGCTGCTCAAGCACAGATCCTATACCGAGGCGGAATTCATCTAGTGCTGATGAAGACGAACAAACCGATCGGGAAGATGGTCCGGGAGGTTCTCAAGAAGGAGATCTTCCCAAAGCTCGAGGATGGGTATTCCATCGCTCAGATCGGAACAGATGCTCAGACTGGATGTACAGATGAAATCTTCCGTGAATGGATTGGTGATCTCAAGATGACCAAGACTCTCCCGCAAGAAGTCTATGAAAGGCTGTTGATGTCTCTACATGCCGCCCGTCTCAACGCGGCTACGGGTGTGGAGATCGCCAACCATCCCATTCAAACATTGCTCTTTTCTCAAGAGGATGTGGAAAAGCCCGTTGCACGGCTTCATGATCATCAACGGAAACCCAATCCGGATCAGTGGCGGAGTGTTGGGGATATTGCCCGACGTTACGGCTATAAGGGGGCTGAGCTCATCCGAAGGATTCTTCAGGACGTCGGTCTTTACCAGGATCGAAGAGGTAAATGGATTGAGCTTGCAGGTGTTTCGTATCTGGATATGAACGAAGAACATGACCAACCATATCTTCGCTATCATCCAGGAGTAGTGTACGTAGTTCTGCTGGAGATCTGGAGGCGAAGTCGAAAGGACAAGCGGATGGATCAGGATATTCGGCGGAAACTCGAGTCAGGGAACACTACAATGTGGCCTATGACCACCGATGATTTCGTGAGGTGGGAAAAGAGCGTTCGAGTACAATTGCCCAAGAAGTTTCTTGAGGCAATCAAGGAGGAGATCTAGATTTGCAGAGCAGCCGTTCCTCGCGTCTGCTCTTAGTGTGTATAAGAATTTGTCTAGACAGCAGTTCACACGGAACAACATGGAGAAACAGATGACGAAGGAACAGATGAATGATGAAGATCGGACTCTTCTGAGTAATTTCGTAACCAATGTCGAGGGCGATGTGTTCGCTCTAAAGAATCTGTCGCCGGAACTTCAGGCGGCCGTATTCGGTCGATACGCTCGCAGCTCTAAGGGAGCACGAACGTTGTTGGTGACGGAATTCCGCGACCAACTGACTGATCCGGAACAGAGTGAGCGGGCTCGAGAATTCAATAATCGTGTGTTCAACGAGTTCGGACATGCATCATTGTCTCAACTGTGCACGGTTCATCTCGGAATCGAGGGCGTGAGCCAGATTGCCACGAAACTCATCGAGCGGAGTCGTCTCTGCAGCTACATGGAGCAGAGTACACGTGCCATCGACTGGTCCAACAATCCGCAATACGTAGTCCCGTCCGAGCTCACTAATGTTGGGCTCGAGGAGCCGTACCTGGAAATCTGCGATCGTGCGTTTACCTGGTACGCTAAGTGGATGCGTCGTTTACTAGATGCCGTCTACAACCCCCAGAAGAAGCGCCGTATAGACAAGTCTGCGGTGCTGGACATTGTACGCGGAGCTTTGCCGCTGAGTATCAAGAGCTCACTTGGCATGGTGGGTAGCGCACAGTCCTATGCATCGTTGATTTCGCGATTGTGGACTTCACCGTACGTTGAGGCAGTTGAGATCGGAGACAAAATATTCGATCAGTTGACACAGGTGGCTCCTACGTTCATGCGTCACACTAAAGACAGTGTGGGATTCCGTACACAGCGTGGTCAGTTCCTCCTCAACGAGGAGGATGATCTATTGGGTCCAGAGAGCGTGACCCTACAGGGTCCAAGTGTTCGGCTCATTGATTGGGACCAAGACTGGTTGCAGAAACTGACGTCGGCCGTACTATTCGAGCGAGGTTATGGGCTCGAATACGGAAGACAGGCGGCCAACAAACTGACGTATGCCCAGGCCCTGAGGCTCGTGGAAGGCTATTGCGGAGGTCGCAGAGCCTATTGGCAACGTCCGGGTCGAGCACTCGAGTCTGTCTCCTGCGAGTTTGAGTTCGTCACCGACTACGGGATCTTCCGAGATCTACAACGTCATCGGATGTTGACGTGTGAATGGCAGCGTCCGCGTCTGGAGTTGGGTTTCGACTCCCTTACATGGGCACGGCCAATAGTTGGCGATATTTGGAGTGAACTCCATTCATCCTGGATGACGCATATGAACCGGCAGATCAAGGACATCTCTGCATTGGAGAAACAGATGCGTGATAGCCTTGGTGATCTTGATCCAGTCAATCAGTGCATCATCGACTATGCTAAACCCATGGCGACGTACATTCGCTATCGGATTCGCTGTAACATCAGGGAGCTCATGCACATCCTAGAGCTGCGTACTCAGCACGGCGGCCATGAAAGTTACCGTAAGATCTGTCAGCAGGCATTTCGAGATGTCCAACACCAGATGCCGCTCATTGCAAGCATCATGCTTGTCAATGAAGAGTCCGCCTTGTTGGCGCATTTGCCCTAGGAGTCGATCTGGAACATCGACAAACAGAGAAGAGCGTTTTCGTTCTTCTCTGTTAGATTACGTATAAGCGCATATTGTCAACTAGAAGGAGAAGTATCATGAGATTCGGAATCCATCTGAAACATGTCGGCGCGGTCTTTGCCATTTTGAGCGTTCTGTCCTTGGCAGGACTTTTGGTACGAAGCTAATCAACAAAGGAGAGAGAAGATGATAGGAAAAGCCCCGATCTGGATTGATCAGAGAGTCCACCGCCAGCTAAAACAATACAGTGAGGAACAGCAGATCTCTTTAACCGCTGCAGCTAGTTTGCTGCTGACCGCAGCATTGAATGATCAGTTGGCTGCCATAAATATGGTAGGATACCTTATGCACGCTCGCCCCGATGCGGGCGTGTCAATTACCATCACCTCAGACGAGGAGAGTACATGAGTGAGAAGTTTGTGACCGACGGGTGGATTCCAGATCCACCCAATCCAAAGTACTGGAAGTTTGAGCACCTCAAACACTCCTGGAATGCTAAGTCAGGACATGCGGAAAAAACCCTCTTTAAGGGGCTGGTCGGTGTGGAAGTGGATCTACGTCTCTTCACTAGCCCGCGCCACAATCAGCGATCCACCAAATCTTGTGTGGCCCAATCGGTGATTAAAGCCTTGGAGATCAAGACAATCTTACAACATGGACATGATGCGCATGAGGATCTGTCTATCATGCAGCTCTGGTACCTCTGCCGAGAACTCATGGATCCCAAACGAAATCATGAGGATTCAGGGACGTACATTTGGCTTGCGTGCGATGTTCTCCGCCGATTCGGTGTGGCTCCTGAAGAGGATTGGGCGTGGGATCCAGAGAAACTCGCACACAATCCGAGTTGGAGATCCCTCCGCAAAGCCTATCGACATCGAATTTCTTCCTATTACCGTATCACGTCTGATGGAGAGGATCGGGTAGCCGACGTGATCATGGCCCTCTACAATCAAAACCCTGTCGTGTTTGGGACTGTGACGGGGGCGAACTGGCATAACTATGGAGCGGGGGACGTACTTGAAGTACCGAAAGATCCTTCTGGTCGACATGCAACCGTCTTGGTCGGCTATAAAGACGGTTTGTTCATCGGAGAGAATAGCTGGGGATCATGGTGGGGTGATGACGGCTTCTACTACATGGACCCCAGCGTCATTAAAAGCCCCGGAAGCCGAGATTTCTGGGTCATGCAAGGAGGCGGCGAATGAAGTTCATGTGGATCATGCTCGTTTTGTCCATGAGCGGTTGCGCTCATTGTGAAAGAGGGGTCACTCCTGATCCCGAAGATTCTCATCGCTGTCCAGATGCATGTGCGCATCTTCAAGAGCTTGGGTGTCCGGAGGGAGACCCTCTTCCCGACGGGACTACATGTACCTCTTGGTGTGTGTATACGCAGGAGCAAGATCATTGGCTCAATCTTCCGTGTATTCTTTCCATCGAGAGTTGTGAGGATCTCGAGAGGTGTGAAGAACCCCTCCCAGTGGAGGGGACGGGCTCATGAAATGTGAACACACAGGTTACACGACAGTAGAGTGGGTCAACGGGATTCGTTGCCCGCTTTGTGAGGCTGCTGAATTGGCTAGGCAGCAACATGGGGCGCTACATGAGGCCGAGAGGATCTTCAAGCGTGTTCTCGCTGGGGAAGATGCTGTTCTGGATCTTCTATATACTCGTTCCATCAAGGAGGAAATCGAACGATGGTTAGAGAAGCATACGGGTTGGAAGGGCTCGCAGCACGAGAATCCATCATCAGCGACCAAGTAAGAGCCAGAGTTCCAATTTGGGTTGTCAACGCCTTCTGGACGGAGTTTGCTCATCGTATTCAGAAAGGGGCCGAGCTTTCCGTCATGGAAATCGATTCAACAAAATGTCGGCCCATTCGAGATGCATGTCTAGAGGTAATTCTGCCGTCGTCTGACATTGAGACCCATGCTTTCCTTTTCTTCGTTGATCAATATCCCTCCGCAAACTGGGCACATGATTGTGCTTACGTTCTCGTCGGCAATACGAGAAAATGGGTAGATGCAATGTGGCCACCCGAATGCTGTATTGAACTGACCCCAATCACATCGAGATAGGTACGAAGGTTCTCTTCGTATGAACTAGTACAGAACATGAGGCGCCAAATGGAAAACTGTTATGAGATCGTAAGGCTCTACAACCCCGTCTATGGAAAGCAAGCGGGTAGGCGTGCGAAGGTCATCAAACGAGGGGTGACTCTCGAAGAAGCGCAAGAACATTGCAATCGTCCGGATACTCATAAGTATATCCAGATAAATGGGGATCGCCACGTCGAGTGGTTCGACGGGTGGCGTGCGTCTTGATGAAGCAAGCCTGTCACACACACACACACACACATAAAGGAGACATTATGAGCACTATGGACACCATTGACTCTGTTGTCCTCGACGTCCTTGACGTTATCCTTACTAACGAAATCGTAAAGAAGATTCTCGTCGAGGCCGCAAATTGTAATGACGACGACGAGGCTGTCCATCTCTACGCCAATGGCACGGTCGGTAGTGGTACCGATTATGCCAGCACTGACCCTCCTCCTAGTAGTCACAACCCGGTTATCTTATGGTGGTCATCCATCACGAATCTCAAGGATGTGTGGAATAACGCCAACTTGGGCTACAACTTATCCGATGTTGCTCGGATTGCCGGTGAGAAAGGCGACGTGGCTCTTCGCAACACGATTCTGCTTTTGACCGATCAAGGTGAAAGATTGGCTGCCGAAATTGACGCGAAAGGTGAGTGGGATGCTTGCGAGGGTGAACCCGACGACAAGAAGCGAAAACTTGCCATAATCCCATGTTGGAACAGCGTGGCTATGATCACCCGAGATGGAGACGTATTGGTTGGGTGTAGCGAAGAAACGTGTCGAGAGGCGATCCAAATGCGTCGTCTCGACTGGATTTCCCAGTCATGGGATGGGGGCAGGAACGAGATCTCTCCGCTGGGTGCAATGAAGGAGATACTCCACAGTGAGGATGTTGAGTGGGAGCTCATCAGCGTTTATACACATGGCCATCGTTTGAACAGTAAGCAGTTAAAGGACCTGGCTGATCGCATGGAGCGGTATCAAGGAGAAATAAATGGCGTTTGAACTCATGTTTGCGCCTGATTTTTTTGTTGGACCTCATGACGAAGAGCTGGATTATCCGGTGGATAAACCAAAGTCTGTTTACCAAGCGATCATGTCGCTTGATGAAGAGACGTGGCAAGAGATGGTAGAAATCGCTTTCGATCCTTGCGATGGCTGCGGGGAGAAGTGCGAAGCATGCCCATTTTCGGAACAACGAAGAGATCACAAGGAGGGAAAAACGAACGACTTCATATCTCACGATGAAGTGTTGGAAAAGATCCGAGAAACTAACACGTGTACTGATCTTCGCACTCCAGTAGAAGTGTGGATCGACACGGAAGGATACTGCACTCTTAAAGTTTACTAGACATCAATGGAAACTACCTCGTCGAATGGTTTGACGAGTATCTCAGGGTGTAGTCGTATGGTCGTATAAGAACATATAGAGAAACAGATCTTTCGCCTGCATGTGGTGTTCACATGTTAACGCGGAAGGAACCACAGAGGAGAATACAATGAAGACGATTACAGTAGCCGTTCATGATGGTGTGTTTCACGCCGACGATGTCTTTTCGGCGTCGGTAGTGGAAATGATGAGCCTGAACCAAGTGGCCATTTTCCGGACACGAATTCCGGAGGAGATTGAAGCGGTTGATATCGCTATTGATGTCGGAGGGGTGTACGACCCCCTCCGAGGGCGCTTCGACCACCATTTTGTCGGGAGTCCTACCCGACAAAACGGCCTTCCTTATGCAGCCTTCGGGCTCGTATGGAAGGCATTCGGGGCTGATGTTGTGGCTCAACTGTCCGATGAGTTCGGGGACCTGAATCAGGACGAGCTCGACGACACGATCGACCGTGTCGATCAGTTGCTGGTACAGGCCGTGGACGCGGCGGACAACGGCGTCCCGCTCGTTAAGGAGCGGGCTTGGCCAGACGCGCGTCTGGCTACGGTCAGCTCTATTATCTCGGGGTTCAACCCGGGATGGATGGGGGAGGGAGAGGAGCACGATGTGTGCTTCGAGGAGGCCACAGAGGTGGCCAAGATCATTCTCTGGAATACAGTGCGTAGCGCTGTGCAGTGGGTGAAGGCCCGGAGTATTGTTGAGACCTCTCTTCAGGCGGCAGAAGAGGGGGTCATGGTGCTCACCCGTCCCGTTCCTTGGCAAGAGCACCTCTTCGCTAGCTTGCAAGAGCAGGCGGAGACCGTGCTCTATGTTGTTTTTCCGGGATCTGGCTCCCCGGCCTGGATGGTACAGTGCGTACCCCCGATGCCGGGGAGTTTCGACAAGCGAAAAGCCCTACCCGAGTCTTGGGCGGGGCTCCGCGATGCGGATATCCAGGAAGAGACTGCTGCTAGCACCGCAGTATTCTGCCATCCGGGCAGATTCATCTGCGGTGCTGAAGATTTCGAGGATGCAATGAAGATGGCTAAGCTGGCTGTACGTAGCTAGCTGTCTTCATTGCATCCGATACACCCGTTTTCTCGGGTGTATATTAGCCTATGTCCAACGTATAAGTGACCACATTCGGTAGACGTCGTTAGCGACGCATTTCAATCGGAGATTCATAGTGGTTCAAGCATCAGATTTGTCAACAGTTATAAGGAGGAGAGCATGAGCGTAGATCAGCATAGATACCCACATACGCGATTCCGCGAAATCGAGCAAGCCGCACAAGAATTAGTCGACTGGTGCGATGAGTTCGTTCACAACGTTCTCGACGTTCGCGAAAATAGTTTGACGGATTCCGGAGAGTGGCCTGAAGTGATTGAAAATCTACGAGAAGCATTACGAGAATCTCATGCCTAGAAGAGAACCTAGACTACAGCGGTTTTTGGACGACTTGGCTACTTGTCTTGGACACCTGCCGCAAAAAGATGGTGAAGCGCGAGACAAGTGTTGCTTCTGTAAAAACCCAGTAGGCGACTTCACAGATGAACTTTCTAGGCAAGAGTATAAAATCTCCGGTGCTTGCCAGAATTGCCAAGACTGGATTTTTGTCGAAGAAGAGGAGGAAGAAGATGGCGACAGATAAGAAGTACCCGAAGAAAGATTGGGATACGCTGAACAGCGACAGTAATTGGATCGATTATGGGGGGAGCTGGCTGGTCAAGGCCTGGGCAGACTTGATGTGGATCATCAAGTTTGAAAACAAAGAAGATTGGGGAGAACAAGGCTATCTGTGCGAGGTGCGCCTCGCAAGTTTGTCTTCTGCCTCCCTCAGAGACGCTTTGAAATCGGCGGGCCTGAAGATCAACGATGACTCCGTTTACGACGACATCTACGACTACGAGGGAAATACGGTAGTCAAGTGGAATAAACGGCCGGATCTCTGGAAACTGATAGTCACGGACGCGCTTCTCGGGTACGGGGCTACAGCTTGTCTGTTCTCTGTAGAAGGAGAATACGACGAAGACAGTGAGGAGGAAATGATAACGGCACAGAGTCTGATTGACGAAGCCTACCACAAGGTTCTCGAGCTTCAGACGAATATGACGGCACGAAACAAGATTTTGGACAGTGTGGCCAACAAAGTCGGTTCCACGTATCGCGACATCATGGATGGCGACTTTCTAGGCGGTCTTCGGCGTAAAGCGCAAAGTATTCTGAACGGCGAGGACCCCGAAATCTCGATGCAAGATCGCGTTATTCTCGAGATGTACGGAGCTACAGGTGGTCGCACTCTTGGCGGGGAGGTCGAGACCGAAATCGCTCTCGCCGGAAACATGTTGAAGGGCAAACATGAAGAAGATTGAACAAGTGGTGAAGAAGTGGGCCGCCGTAGACCCATTAGCGGGGGCTGAGCAGAAAGTAATCGAAATGTGTGACGGGGCCTGTGACAGTGGGATCGCCGAACTCTTGGAGAGTTTATTCGTTGACCGTCAGCGCCTACTGGCTGAGGTAGAAACACTGAAACAGCACCCAAAGCCCGAGACCGATAGAAACTGGGAGGAATACAAATGACAAACGTAAGGTGCGTGAAGTGCGGTGAACCTTGGGACTATTACGGCATTCCCAATGGTGATATGGATGAGAATGAGGCAAGGAAATTTATGTCTGGAGACGGATGCCCGTGTTGCGCGTTCGGCACACAATGCCCCTATTGCCAGGGGACAGGGTTCAGAGAACAGTACCCACATACGTGTCGGACTTGCTGGGACCGCGGATACATCTTGGCCTGGACACCACGCCAGGATCATCCTCAAGCCTCGTATAAAGTGAATGTATTCTACGCCAGCAGTGCCCTGAGCACAGAGACCCGAAGTATTCCAGAACCCTCATTCGATATTCCGGTAAAGATTGGGGTCCGAGAGTTTCCCGAGAAAATTGAAATTCTAAATTGCCTGGGAGGCCAATTTGAGAGGTGGTGGGTTCCGTGCCCCGATTGTGATGGGCCGGGCCCGAATTCAGAGAAATGCACAGAATGCGCCGGGACAGGAAAGCTAGTAACCGCTCACGATAGTGATTTGAACGCCGCACGAGACGAGCTACATGCGAGCGATGAGGACCCGGTAGACATTCTCGAGAGAAGGGAGGGGGAATGTATAAAGACATGAAGAGTAAGATTCGAGAATTCGATGGGATTCCTGGGTCACCGGAACCCGGTAGACCATTTATGTTCAAAACCTCGTGCCTATACGCCAGAGGGAAAGACATTCTCGATATGCGCGACCATCCAAAGTGCCAAAGAGTTACATATAAAACGTTCCGAAAACATTGTTCACACGTTCTGAAGTGGGCAGAATTGATGGGGTATGACCGCAAGATTCCGCTCTCTCGAGAGGAAAATGCGGTGTTTTATAAATCGTTCTATTGTGGCCGGCCCTGCTACTACATAGAACATTCAAGGATAGAGTTCATATGGGTCAAAAAGCGCGCGTTGTTAAGATGACCATGCCAACGGGTCTTGACGTTGGCTAAACTAAAAGGAGGTCGTACAGCGAAAGACTGGTCTATACTCGTGATGAGATGAGTACAGATTCTCCCATCAAGACTCATCTCCCTGTAAGTACGTGCCCGTTTCCCTCAGCCGTTACGGGCACGTGCTCATCCACACCTAGCTATAAATAGACAATGAACGACAAAGACTTAGAAGAGATTGCCGAGTGGTCTTGCGTCGGCGTCGAGACCGCTACGCATGTTTTGAACCAGCAACAGCAAATGACATACACCACCTATGAGATCCCGGTTTATACAGGGAGACGGGCACGCAGGGGCCTGACGCGTATGTGGGGGCTACCTAATGCATGTCCCCGGCTCGGAGAGCCGTTATTTGGGCGGAGTAGAGTCGTCTTCGTAGACGACGATCAAGATGGTCAGCCTATGGCCTATTGGGTGCCGGAAAACACAAAGGAGAAGACATGAATAGAAATGACGAACTGTTCCCCACACCACGTGAATTGTTATTAATCGCGGACACCAGCTGCTGGGGCCTAGAACGCTTATGTCGTAATCTCGGATGTTCGGCGGACGAAGAATCCAGTTGGATACAAATTGTTCGGCTGGGTGTGAATTTCAGCACAATCCAATTAAGCAAATGGTACGAATGGTTGAGGTTCGTGAATAACCGTGCATTTCGGCGGCCGATGTCGGAGGAAGATCGTCAACTCGTCCGTACTGCGCATCCGAAAGGAGAAGACGCGTGTCTGGCTCACGCGCAGGTGCGTGACTGGCCGCAAGAATTCGTGGCCGTTAACCTGGAGATCCCAATCGATCTTCTGGTCGAGCTCGACTTTGAGGACTGGCATCAGCAAACATGGCACGACCGACTGGATGAGGTCGAGGGCCGTCCTGACCTGCTCACTCTCAGCGCTGCCTACCGTTTGCACACTGCAGACATGATCGATAACAGTGCCCTACGCTATATCGAGAATTTGGTCTGGAGTATCTCGGGACCTGCTGAATGGCGACAGCGAGTGCGCCAACGCCAATTCTCGGAACTAGGCAAAGGAGACCAGCCATGATCCATAACGAGAACGAGTATCGTGAAGCGGTGCAGCGGCTTCACGAGGAGCAAGAGCGGCTCGCGGAACACCGCAAGCGCCTGGAGGAGACGGGTCTCGCTGCTGACGAAGTGAAGCGAGCGCTCGATCCGCTTCGTTCCTTCCACGAGCAGCTTTCCGAGGAAATAGAGAGCTACAAGCGCCTGAAGCGCGGAGAGATTGATGAACTCCTGAACCTCCACGGGCTCGGGACCGCGTTAGTGGCTCTACGTATTGCACTCGGGCTAACGCAACGCGAACTCGCCGAGCGCCTGGGTGTTCATGAGTCACAGGTATCGCGCAGTGAGCGCAATGAATACCGCGCGATCACTGTAGACCGCGCCAGCCGGATCCTCGATGCACTCGGCGTCGAGTTACGGCTTGTGTTCGATCAACCAATTATCCGATTGACGCAACGCCAGCCGGATGATGCAACGCCATCCGAATGGGGGCAAAAGAGGACTAGATGAAAGGCAAAAAGTTCGCGAAAGACTGGATGGGGAAGATTGTTGAGGTCACTCGTACATTCAACTTCAACCCCAGAAGTGGATATTCCAACCCGCTTGAAACACTTCGAGGAGAACATTTCGGTTGGATCCATGTGCTCGATGAGCCGATCGTGGGCTGGGTAGTTGGTTACACGTACCGGCGCCAAGGGCACACTACATTCTACCCCGAGGAAGGATATGAATGGCGAAGTAGAGGACGTTCTCAACTCGTTTACCTCGTGCGGCCTTGGCCGAGTGCAAAAACTATCGACGCTATGCCGGATAGCGTGATGTTGACTGATCTTGAACCATACGCATGGTACTACATGACGGAGTACCAGCGGCAAGAGGCCAGGAAAGACATGGCGCGCACCATGGAAGATCAGTGTAGAGACGGCCGGGGTCAATGGGCTTCGCTTGTAACAAAAAGGAAGTAAGAAAATGAAAGAAGGACCAGCAGTTCTCGGAGAACCATGCCCAGAATGCATGGGAGATGATTGGATTATCACAGCGACAATGATCAGTTGCCGTGCTTGTGGATCAATGTGGGGACGGGTTAATGGACAGTGGATTGGTCCAGTTAGCCAAGATAAGATTGTGTACGCTCGTGAGCTAATAAGTAGACCTTACACAACCCTCGATCTGATTGTGTACGCACTTGGAAAAGAGAAGGCAGAAGATGGAGAATAAACAACGGCACAAGTGGACGGAACAAGAAGATGAAAGTCTCTTGGAAGTGATCGAGTCATTGCGCTCAGTCCAGGACCAATACCCGCACAAGAAAGATTTCTGGAACGGGGTAGCGGGGGGAATGGCGCATCTCTGCGGCCTCGTGGTCAGCGGGAATTCATGTCGCCATAGGTGGCGGAAGATCAAGCCCGTAGACAAGTGGGAAGAAGTGACCGAAATAGTAGATGCCCACGAGCTCATGTTGTCTGGAGACATTGAACATGATCTCAAACTGCTGGCCCAGCTGATCAACAATCATCTGATTGATCTTCGGTTAGAGTTGGAAGCGGTACGCGTCAAAGTCGACTGGCTGGCTAAAGAACTCGGATACCACGAACATCATGAAGGAACAACATGAGACATAATCCACTAGAACACTGTTGGGATGAGATGTGTGGGCCTGGAAGGGGGTGGACCTGGTCATGCAACTGTAACTGTCCTAGTTGTCGAAGCGCTGATGCCAGATCCTCAATCAGCAAAGAAGATGTTGAGCTCAATCGCGTTATGACGAAAGCCGCTGACATGGGTAAAGACCCGTTTGAAGCGGCTAAGACGTTCAAACAGTTAGTCCACGATCATTTGACGGATATTCGGATTCGGGCTGAGTTGGAAACGTTAGGTCTCGACGTCGACTGGATGGACAAAGATCCGTTTGGAGTGGCTAAGAAGACCCAAACTTTGGATGAGGTAAACGAGCAACAAAGGGCGGGAAAGGAAGAGAGAAAAGAGAGAGCAGAAGACCTTGGGGCGGCAGCGCCAATCGAGTTTCAGACTCGCTCCTTTTTCGTAGATGAACATCATCTAGCTCAGACACTAGTAGCAAGTTTGAGCAGAAATCGTCTACTCAACATCATCAAGGCCATTGAAAACAAGGTTAATGATAATGGTTTCACGAAAGCAATTCGTGATTGGATAGCCTACGAATACAGGTATTAGTGAAAACTCATATAAGTTTGTGTAATCACTAGATTAAAACTACGGAGGAGAAAACGGAAAGGAATATGAGTGTTGTGACACCTGACAAAGAAATGGAACTCGATGAGGCCATTGATCACGCCAAAGAGGCGGCACACCGACTAGCCAAAGAAGGCTGCGATGAATGTTCAAGAGAACACGCACAATTGGCCGAGTGGCTGGAAGAACTACGTCGCCTCCGACAAGGACGAGAGGAGTGTGGATGACTACATTGACGGTAACGCGGAAGGATCAAGAATGCGTCGTCTTGGTTCTTCCTTCTGGAAAGTACATCACTGTCCGCGTTTGTGCGCGGGTCAAAGGAGGAACACGGCTCGTTATTTCAGCGCCAGAAGATGTGCGAATTTGGCGTGAAGAAGTCCTCGTGAAAGCAACTGAACAACAGATGGAAGAATCATGCAAACTAATAGAAAACCCCAAGACCTAAAGCCGCTGATTGAAGAGCAGTTACAAGAACTTCTGGACTGGGCTGAGTCCACAGATAACTGGGAACTTGTGGAATTGTCCACGTTGGCCCTTCAGGAAAATGAATTGGCGCAAAATATCTGTGCCGTATTCGTACAAACGCTTCGAGAGCGCTTGGAAAAGGAGAACATAGACGGTGAAGACTAAGCTGTACATCCCCATTGAGTGTGGAATCAAAACCTGCGCTACGATGGAGGGCAAGATGTGCAAATACGTGCGCGTGAGGCGTCTCGGTACCGTATGGTATTGTGAGCTCTTCCCCAAAGGTGATCTGAAAACCACGGAGATCGAAGATCGGGGGTGGCTGTTACGCCATCCTCGGTGTATACAACAAGAACAGGAGGAAGAACGTGACATGTAAGCACACTCTATACGAGAGATCCAAGGACATGCCGTTCATGTACTGTGTGGCCGGCGAGAATTGTGACCCCGCTAGTCATGGTGGGTACAGCGTACGTTACACGTGTACAAAATGCGGTGCGACTCGCCTAGTCAACATCAACCAGACGTACATCGAAAAGTCCCCATGGGAACGGCCTTGTCAAGAAGGGGACAACGATAACTCACTCGGCCGTAGAAGCTAGGAGGTCTACAATCGTTGATTGATGTTTATGGACCCGGTGTCCGCGAGTTAGCACGAAAAATCTGGCCATATGATAGGTCCGACGCCTTTGACTATGAACACATTATCTGGGCAGCTGCATTGGTTTGTCGTGGACAGAACTGGATCATTATCTCGTTGAGGAACGGCTTCTTCGGTCCTCCACGAGATGTCCAGGATGTGTCGGATGCCCTCGGCCTGAGCCCTGAACATCTTCGAGCTGTTGAACACCAGCTGTATCATACGCTAAGAGTCTTCCTCGATGGGGACCCGAAACCGGGAGATCGGCCTGAGCCGATCAACCTCATCGAGGAAGACCGACATCGGTTAATGCGGAACAAGGATCTCCTTGCATGGCTGCAGATTGGAGAGAGCATCAAGGACCACTTTTTAGATCTAGGTATGCCTCACATTCGATTACCCAATCGACGGCGATGGATTCGCTATCGAAAAGTCGATGTAGAGCGCTGGCTTGCGAGATATAAAAAGCCTCGCCCTAAGCCACGGGCGAAAGGAGTGTTTGTGAGATTCACCGTACTGAAACCGCACTACAGAACGCAGCCCTGTAGATTCTGTGCAGAGATCAAAGAGCGTGGAGGAGATCTTCCATGCATACCTTTGTGCGATGGAACAGAGCAAGAGCAAATTGAACCGTATGTCAATTTCGCCTATGTGAATGCGTGTGATATTTTGGATATGATCGAGGAGTCGTACGACCATAACATCTATGGGCATTGGCCCTTGGACAAACTCCCCATAATTCGCCGCAAGATCATTCACGCCATCAATGTGCCCGCAAATAGAGCACCCTATCTACGTGATCCCCATGTTGAAACCGGGGCTTCGGGAACGAAGTCGGTTATTGTCGGAACTTCCGAGGAAGCTGTTCTTCGACGGTTGTGGGATCTTTTGTCACTGGTGGACTGGGCTCAAGAGCATGGACGTGACCTTTACTATGGATAGAGAGATGAAAGAACAACTACAAAAAGCATTTCCAGCCGCTCAATTTGAGTCGGATGGAGAAGACGGGCTGGTATTGGTAGTCGATCAGATCCGACTGCGAGTCCAACGTGATTCAACAGACGGATTCTACACGGTAGACATATTCCTCAATGCTGTAGCTGGTCAACAGCCTTTTCGGCTGTCCACTACGCGACCCGGAGAGCTCATAGAAGCTGTGCATTGTGCTCTGGCGTCGATACTGAGTTGGAACAGTCAGATCTGTACAATGTGTACGACGCTGCACAGCATTCTGTGTCCGGATCTTTATATGGACCCCGCTGATCGCTAAGACACGAAGACGGGAGGCCGCGCTCTCGTCTTCTTAGTATAAGGTCGCACGTTGTTCAGTCGTGTAAACCGCGATATACTCTCGCCATCCTCGTAGAGGGTCAAATTCATTTCGGAGGAATTCATGTCGTATAGTGTTACGATCGTTGAAGGGATCATCGGCGTTGGAAAGAGTACTGTCAGCCAAGAGCTGGGCAAAGCGCTCGAAAAGATCTCGGAGAAACCGTCTTTGGTTCTTATGGAACCTGACGAGAAAGACAATGCCAATCCCTACTTGGTCGATTTTTACAAGAACCCCGCTCGATGGGCATTTACCATGCAAATCCACCTCCTGAGTCGAAGATACCAGATGCATGAACGAGCCCAATGGGCCTGTCTAGACGAAGCTGGCCATGTCGTCTTGGATCGTTCATACTTTGGAGATACTGCTTTCGCTCGTCTTCAGATCAAGAATGGAGATATGGAAGAACGCGAGTTCGAGACCTACACCAAGCTGTACCACAATATGCAGGCGCATGTTCTGAAGCCTACTGTCTGTCTTCGGTTGTTGGTGAGTCCAGAGACTGCCATCGAACGCATTAATCGGCGTCTTTTTGAACGCGAGGGACGACAATGTGAGTCCGGTATTACGATTCAGTATCTTCAAGATCTCGACGATGAGATCACCCACATGGCCAATGTTCTGCGTCAACAGGGTGTGCTGATCCTAGACGTCCCCTGGGATGTGGAGCGGGACAACGCCGATGCACGCGAGAAAGCCGTTCAGAGTCTTGCCCGACGTATCCACAGTTACCGGCCCGTTGATCCTTTTCTCGATCTTCACCGGAAAACCGTATGAGCAAAACGCATTCATTTACCGGGAGGGAGATTCGATTTGACCACCCCGAACAGATTGATGTTTGCATTGAAGACATTGCCCACTCCCTGTCGTTGATCTGCCGGTTCAATGGCCATTGCCACGAGTTCTATTCTGTAGCGCAACATTCTGTATTCGTCAGTTCTCTACTTGATGATGAGCATGCGCTACCTGGCTTGATGCACGATGCTGCAGAGGCGTATATCGGGGACATCATTGTCCCTGTTCGAGAGACATTTGGCGCTCATCGAATCGATCAAGTGGAACAGGCGATAGCCTGGAGAATCCAGGAAGTGTTAGAGATTTCTGATTGGACCAATAATCCCGTTGTCTACGCCGCAGATAAGCAGATGTTGGCCATTGAGGTGCAATCGTTGATGCACTCTAACGCGTTGAATTGGCCAGATGTACGTAATGCTCGAGTAGATCCAACACGTCAATGCCGGTCCTGGCATCCAACTCATGCTGAGCATCAATTTTTGATCAGGTACAAGCATTTGAAGTCAATCACAAGAGTATAGAGCAGTCTATGTTTATGCAGACGTGCCCAGTGCATAACTAGTTCTGAGAGCGAGGTCTGTTCCACGGATCTCGTCTTAGCGTCTGTTGCAGATGTCATTGAAGCCAGTGTACACTTTCGCTGAGTAGTTGTGGGACGCGGAGAATCACATGTCGTTGCCAGAGTTCTTATCCAGGAAGGTCGATTCGGAGTCCCTTGTTCAAAAACTAGCTCGAGCTGCTCGTACTTCAACACCGGTCTATCATGGATCTCCAGTTAGGGCTGATATACTTCAGCCCAGACTTGAACACGGTGATCCGATGGTTCCTGACGCGGTCTTCGCTTCCCCGTTTCGAGATTTTGCGCTCGCCTATGCTGGTCGAAAGTGGAGCGATCGTGATTTCAATCAGAGCATACGACGGAAGAGCGGACAACATGAAATGATCATGCGGGAGATGCGACCGAATGCTATCGAGGACACTTATAAGAATGTTCCAGGCTATCTCTATCATTTGGCGCCACAGGAATTCGAGCGAACACAGAGACCAGGATCTACATGGGAGGTCATCAGTACCAAACCTGTTAAACCGCTCCGCGTAGAAAGCGTAACAGATGTTCTTCAAGCATTAGAGAGTGAACCATCGGTTCGATTAGAGAGGTATGATCCTGGCCATCCTGATACTCGGGCCGCGATACGAAGAATGGTCGCCCGGATGAACGAGATGGAAGATCCGTCCGAATATCGTGATTGGCGTTTGGAGGGGGCTCCGGATGAGATTCGTCGCCTCTTAGAGGAAGAGGAGGCACGGCTCAAGACGGCGAAAGCTCCTGTTATTCAAGCCACATCCTTGGACGATCTGCGAGATGCCCTGCAGCTCGAGCAAGATCAATGGGGTGATGTGGTATGTCCCAGTCCTCGGGATAAAGTTTTCGTGATCAAGGACAACGATGGTATCGTCGGTTCTGTACGAGTTAATACTAAACCGCGTGAAACTTGGGATGATGAAGCTGATAAAGTGATGTCGAAGCTGGACCCTCAAGTGTGGGTAACTTCTATTGTAGTCCGAAAGGATCGGCGAGGCGAAGGTGTCGGTACTGCTTTGCAGCAGAGCTTACAGCAGAAGTATGACCGGATCGCTTTAGGGACAGGGGAGAGGTCTGACGAGTCAATGAAGCATCTGAGCAAGAGACTCGGATTCAAAAAGGTTCTGTTCCGAAACACAGGAGATGTGAAAGACGTTCATTTCTGGGAACGGGACAAGACGGCTTCAATTATCAAAAGGGTTCTGTATTCCAAACTTCACGCCGTATGACGGCTTTTTTGTCTTCAACTATCGCTTTGATTTTGCTTCTTGGATCACGTGCTAGTTCTTTTCTGTCGCTTTCTGTGAATGGAGAGGCGTCTCTTGACTTTCCAAGTATAAGACCTAAACTAGCTCTTCCAGCTAGATACCAAGTGGGCTATTCAGCCCGATGAGACAGCTGGGGCTGAGATCACGATTTCCGATGGTGTGGAAAGAATCTCTAGCCCCAGCTGTCATAATTTTGAACAGAAGGAGGAAGAATGCACGTGCTCATCCATTGTTTACACTGTCTCCAAGAGACGAGAGAGAATCCTCGAGAAGACGCACGATTGGAGGTCGAACTCGAATTCGAAACTGGCGCCGATGTCGGAGTCTTGCACTTACGGTGTGTTCGATGCAACCGTTCGATCAGATCGTTTTCAACCGTTGTACCCTCGGAAATACGAGATCTACCAAATATGGCTGCGAATCCGTCCGACGGACAGGACGAAGAGGATGAGGGTAAACTAAAGAAGTATCTCAACTAGGAGGTGAAGTGAATTTCGATGACCTGATGAGTCGAATCGAGCGACTTCAAGAACAGTGGCAAGCTGTCGAAGGTGATTACAAGCCCGCGAAGAAGCGACGTCAGCGCTTGAGTAAGCGGATCTCCAGACTTCATGCTCAATTGAAGGATGGATTGGCAAATCAACAATTTGTCGATCAACAACGTTTCCATTCCATGGAAGAGAATCTCCGTTCACTGGGAGTGATCAGTTGAACATAGGAAGGTGACTAGATGAAAGCTGAGGAGTACTTCGGGCCAGAAGGTCTTCTGTCAACAGCGTTCGATGGATACGAATACAGGGAGGGCCAAGAAGCGATGGCGCAGATGGTCTTGGACGCTATAAAAGACCGTCACCGCGTCATCATAGAAGCGGGAACAGGGACAGGGAAGACTCTGGCCTATTTGATTCCCGCCGCCGTGACGGGCTGTCGAACGGTTGTTTCGACCGCCACGAAAGCCCTCCAAGGTCAATTGATCAACAGCGATGTTCCCAAAGTGCATGCCGCAGGGCTACCCCTCTCGGCTGCTGTTCTGAAGGGACGAGACAACTACGTCTGTAGACGTAAGCTTCGCCAGTGTCGAAAGAACCCGCCCATTTGGGCTAAGAAAGATGAGCGCTTGTGGAAGAAATTACAAGTGTGGGTACGTGACGACAAAGGATTTCGAGATCGTGCGACATTCCCGTATCTAGGAGACGACGCATTGGAGTGGGCTGACGTAACTGTCAGTAGTCAGAACTGTTGGCGAAATACGTGTCCGCTTAAAGACGGGTGCTATGCCGACCAGGCCAGAGGTCGAGCGGCCTCGGCTCAAGTTCTGATCGTCAACCACCATCTTTTCTTTGCAGACTTGATGTTAAAGTCCGAAGGTGCGCCTGGGCTTCTTCACAATGTGGATTTCGTTGTGTTGGACGAAGCGCACAAGATGGAATCGGCAGCGACGGGCTTTTTTTCGATTGCTGTTTCCCATGCTCGAGTGAAGCGGCTAATCCGCTCTATCAATTCTCTCGTCCACACTTACCCTCCTGGTTTTAGAACCAAAATCCAGGAGATGCAAAAGGCTTCCGAAACCTTCTTCGAGCTGCTCTCAAAGGAAGTTCAAGATCGAGTTGGGAGTGGGTCAATTGAGTGGAGTCGAATTTGTGACGATCGCCTTGCTTCACTCAGTCAAGAGGGGCTAGAGCGAGTGGAAGAGGTGCATGTCCGGCTTCGAGATTTGAACAATTCGGACATTAAACAGTTCGATGACCCGCCGTTGACAGCGCAAAAGGTGTCATCTATTTTGCGCACAAAGACGCAGCGTTTGATGGATGAGTGGGAGGACGTGCTCTGCGATGCGACGGACAATTACGTACAATACGTTCAAGGCCGTCAGTATGGAGCACGTCTGGTTTCCAGCCCAATCTGTCCGGGCGATGTTCTAGAGCAAGAGATGCTTCCGATCTATCCGGCCATGGCGTTTGTCAGCGCTACGTTGGTAGTAGGAGAGTCGTTCGATTATTTTCGTTCTCGGGCGGGACTGAGAGACTCGAGCTCTGCTCAAGAATATTGGGTTGAAAGTCCGTTCAACTACGAGAAACAAGCAGCTACCTACGTGCCTACTGCCTTTCCGGTTCCTAGTAGCCGGGATTTCATTCCGAATGCCGCGGATGTCATTGAAGAGCTAGTCAAGATTACAGGGGGTCGGGCATTTGTTCTGTGTACCAGCTATCGGAATATGCACGGGCTGCATAAGGCGCTATCCAACCGGCTCCCTTATCAGATCTTGGTACAGGGAAAAATGGCGAAAGAAACGATTGTCAAGAAGTTCCAAGAGGAGCCGTCTGTTCTCTTTGCCACGGCCAGTTTTTGGGAAGGAGTCGATATTTCTGGTGAGGCGTTAAGTTTGGTTGTCATCGACAAGATCCCTTTTGCACCACACACCGATCCTCTCGTCAATGCTCGTGTCGAGCTTCTCAAGGCTGAAGGGAGAAATGCATTCATGGAGTACCAAGTCCCGACGGCCGCACTGACTTTGAAGCAGGGATTTGGCCGTTTGATTCGTCGAAGAACGGATCGTGGCATAGTCGCTTTTCTCGACACTCGTCTGTTGACCGGACATTACGCGGCACAGCTATGGGATGCGCTCCCTCTCTGTTCCGATTGTGAATCAATCGAACAGTTACAGGGGTGGTACCACGATCCTGACAAGTGGATCGACAAGCTGTTGAAGATGTAATGTCAAGCCCCCAAAAGTGGGGACGTGTACTTGGTTCGGGATGTGCACACATCTGAATCATTACGTTACAAAGAACTATGTGTTTTAAGGGACACATGTAAAAGGAGGATGATCATGGGTTGGATCGGACCGACAGAAAGGGTTCAAGATTGTCTGAAGACCCATGCAGATCGTGATGAGTACGGGCAATACATGATACGAGGGTCGCAAGTCGTATCGTTTTTGGGTGCCGGTGAAGAGTATGTTCTCGGAGACGGCACTGAAATTCGTGTTCAGGGAGAGTGGAAACCGATCATCCCGTTATTGTACGGCGGTATACGGGTAACAGTCATTTAGGAGGATCAATGGACTTAAGCACAATAGACACAAGCAAATTAGAGGCGATCGCAGACTTGCTTCAGCACCAGTTCAGCAAACTGTCTGACAAGTGGACCAAGTGCCAGTGGACCAAGAAGATGGGAACCTTGGGTCTCATTGACCTGAAGAACAGGACGGCAGCTGATGTCTATGATCTGATTGTCGGGGCTCGATTTCGTGTCGAAAAACTTCTCTCTACCCTTGCCGATGCGGGGTACGAGTACAAACTTGTGGTATCTCTGGCTGATGCCGCAGAGTGGGAAAAATATGGGGAGCAAGTTGACGCTTACCTTCGAGATGTTGAGCGGAGAGCCTATGAGGCGGCGAGGTGTGCTGGAGAACTTATAGAAGGTATCCAGGACCGTGAACTTGCTTCTGCTTCCATAAAGGCGGCGGAAATTTTGAGACTGGAAAGTGTGCGTCCTTCGGGTCAGTTCGTTTGGAAGAAGTTCTGTCATACTGTCCAAGAGATCATTCGAGCACTTCAGAGAGGGTGGATACCGCGTTGGACAATTCGAACAGACGATCAACATGTCATTCTCGGAAATCGTCAAGAAGGAAACAGGTCGGAAGAGGTCTACACGGCCTATGAGTGGAATCGAATGGAAGGAGGTTTTCCCAGTCCATGTAGTTGGACGATGAAGTTTGTGGGCGATACGGTTCAATGGCTGTTCAATGGCCAAATTCAAGTCGATCCGAAGGTCGAAGCAGTTTGACTTGCGCTTCTATTTTCAGGAGCTCAGGGTTGTCGGCTTTTGTATAGAAGAGAGCGCTAAATAGCGCTCGTTCTTTTGGGGTCGCGTTCTGCGGCCCCTCTCTTTACCTTCGATTGTATAAGCAGGTATCACCACGACGAGGAGAAATTATGCGACCGATTCCACAGTGTCTACCACGTTTCTTTTGTGTCAACATTCCATATTCTGTGCCTAAAGAAGAGATTCCGGACGAGTTTTGGGAGCCCGATCATCCATATCGGCAACCGATGGATATTTGGTTCTTCTTCGGTGGAGAGACACTGGAGACGGGCGAGAACGGAATACTGCTAACGCTCCAAGATCATACGACGAAGATTTGGCTGGCTCCGAAAAGCGAACTCTCAGAACAGGACGCCAAGTATGCTACTCACGCCATTGGAAACATTCTGTCGTCATTCGACTTCAACCATGAACACAAAATGGCGATGGCGGCCTATTTGACGGCGGAGTGGTTTGATCTCATACCGAAGGAGGAAGAGGAGATAGATTAGCGCCCTACTACATGCGGCTTCGGAGGTGCAGGCGGTTGTGGTGCTGCCTTTGATTTGAGTAAACTAGGGCCTGCCAAAGATCCGGCAACAGATCCTCCGATCGCTCCGATTTTGGGTGCTTTCTTCAACAAGGTCTTGCCCGCCAATCCTCCTGCCATTCCCCCGATTAGTGATCCAAGCGCGCGCTTCTCTAGAGCTTGTCGCGCCAATTTGATGTACAGTGGGTTAACCATAATTCCGACCTCCTATCGGGATTATAATATACTGAGCACATGACGTATACAAGAGGAGAACATGAAAGTACAACTACATCCGGTCGAGACACGCGTGGTCTGTCCGGTTTGTGTTCGCGAGATTCCGAATCCTGATCATACCGGAACAGTTTGGACTGAGTACGACTTAACTCGCACCAATGGCGCGTTCTACTGTGAGGTCTGTCGGACTCGATTCACCGAAGTTCACGTATCCATCGATATGAAGGATCAAGCAGAACATCCTTATTCCGAAGAGAACAGGTAGTCAATCAAGAACCAACTTACAAGAGTGCGCAGAGGGAAACTGCGTACTCTTTCTTTAGCTCGTGTGTAAATTGTTTACACAGGCAACTGCGCTATCTAGAATTAGCGGTGGATTTTACATAACTACGGAGGACCCCCATGAGTGACACTATCCCTTACGGATTTGATTTGGACAGCGCCGTTGATTACAACCAACGTAGAGCAAAGGCTTTAGGTTGGTACGACGCCATCCCTGATCATGCTGTTTCAGACCATCCGTGTTTCTTTCATGATCCGGTAGAGGGGAACAATGAAGAGAAGAGGAGGTTTGCCCTCGAGGTTCTCAACTTCCAGAGAAAGGCTTTCTCAGACACAGCCGAACATGACGGCAAACTGGGACAGGATACGTGGACCCGTTTGCTACAGATCTTTGACAATGTAGACGATGCAGAGAGCTTTGTTCTCTGGAGTGGCCGGCGATTTGCCACTCCTGAGGCGCACGTGATCTCCTTTGAAGAGTCGAATGGATTCGATCTCCATCGTGCTGGCAATTTCTCTCGGCGCCCAACGGATATCCGCCTGATTGTCCTCCACTGGGGAGGAAGCACTGTTCATAATCTATATCGCTACTTCAATACTCCTGAACGAGATTTGTCGACTCATTTCGGCATTGGCCCGATAGGCGCGTACCAGTTTCTTGATCTCAAACATCGAGCATGGCATGCAGGGTATGTCAATGACTACGCTGTAGGTGTAGATATTTGTCAACAGCCGACTATTGAGTATCGCGACTACTATTGTCGCCGCCAAGATTATGACGTTTCGGTTGTACAGAACCCAACGGATCGGGGGAGGACAAAAATCTTGTCGCTGGACGTTGCTATTTGCGATCAGACGTGTTGGTTGGTCCTTGAGCTATGTAGAGTCTTGAATATTCCATTGAGGGCTCCTAGAGGCGCTGACGGGCTCTCAGAGGACGGGCCGATTTGGCATGGAACTTTCGATCGCGATGTTCTCGATAGTGGTCAGTTCCAAGGTGTAGTGGGTCATCATCATGTCAAAGAGACGAAGTGGGATATGGCCTGTTGGTGGGATATGATTTTCAAGGGTACAGAACTTAGTTAGCTTTGTCCACCTTCTCTACTGCCTCCATTATCTCGTCTTCCTCTCAAAAGTACGTATAAGCAAGCATACTCGCGTGTCCTTCCGTTCGTTAAGAGAATTGGGATAACGGAGACATCGAATGTCCAGTGCGCGGCAAAGAGTGGCGTACTATAACTGAGAAGACAAGGAGAAGTACATGATTAATGACAAGAAGATCTGTTTCTATCACAAGGTAGATCCTGACGGCTGGTGTTCGGCTGCGATTCTCTATGACTACTGGGGTCGTCGGGATCACGTGTTCTACGGTATTAACCATGGAGACAGATTTCCGTGGGCGCGTATTGACTCGGAAACCGAGGTCTGGATGCTGGATTTCAGCCTGTCTATTAGCGGTATGATTCGTCTTGCCGAGAAGTGTAAGAGGCTCGTGTGGGTAGACCACCACAAAACGACGCTGGAAGACAAGCACATCTATGAACCGGGATTCGAGGGCCTGCAACGAGAAGGAGATGCCGGGTGTGAACTACTCTGGGAATTCCTTTACGGCGACGAAGAAATGCCGCAAGCCGTGCACCTCATTGGGCGTTATGACGTTTGGAAATGGCATGACGTTCCTGGGTCGCTCGAGTTCACGACAGGACTGCGTAGCAGAGAATGGGCTTCTCGACCCAAAGACTCTTTTTGGACGGCGCTAATCTCTTCTGAACACCCCGGTCACAATAGTATCGTGAACCACTACATTGAAGATGGAAAACTTCTACTCAAGTGTCGGAATCGTGACTGGCGGATATACGTTTTGGGACACGCATTTGCTACTACGCTTATCTTGCCGAACAAGTTTGCAGAGTACTCAGTGGTCGCCTGTAACCGGGGCGGAGTAAACAGCCAGTTCTTTGACTTCAGAGAACTCGAATCCCTGTTTCACTACGTTGATTTTGCAGTGAATTTTGCGTGGAAACGCGGACAGTGGAAAGTCGGGCTCTGGAAACCTGATTGGATTGACAACGATATTCACTGCGGAGACATTGCCAAAACCTTCGGCGGTGGCGGGCACGAAGGAGCCGCGGGTTTCCGGTGTAAGTCCTTACCATTCGAGATCGTCTGATAACTCTGACACAGCAGTAATAGGAGAAACAACATGAACGTACATTTCATCTACAAGCCGCGCAGTGGAGACCGAGTTTTTGCCATGCGACCGACTCCCGGAATCGCGGTCGTCAAATATGACAACGGCTGCCGGCATGCGGCCGGTGGAATTTTGCTCGGGTGGGATGCCGCCCAACCAGGCGAATGGTGGAGGTCCACCGCAAAAGCGGTGGTCAGTGCCGTGGTGGAGTGCTGCGGCGGCCTTGCTTGGGACGAGCAAGGAACGATCTGGATGATCATCCCGGAGAATGGTGCAGACACCGCCCTACGCCTTATCGAGGAAATCAGGGAGATCGATGTGTCTGGCCAGAGCGCTGGGTGGCTTGGCAATCGAGTGCGTCTCGGCTTGTGGGTAGAAATCGTCGGTACCCGTCTCGGGTGGGCGGCCGATAGCGGGCCAGCTCCAGTCACTCGCCGTCGACACGATGACGGCAAGTGGGAATACATCGCCCGCCCCCCCGGGGCGGTGGTGGTCTGGACGGCTCCGTGGGCGTCCGAGGATGCCTGCGAGGAGGTCGAGGCGGAGGTCGAGGCGGAGGCGGAGGTCGAGGCGGAGGCGTTGGTCGTTACTCCGACCCTGTTGGAGATGGCGGGCGGAATAAACCTCTGCGGGCATCATGCCTACGTCACAATCGACATCCTGCATGATCTGCTGTCCCGAGGCATCAATCTCCGGGGCGCAATCCGTGTCTTGCGCGTCGACGCATCCACTCCGCAGGAGTGGCGCGATCGCGCTCGAGCCGAAGACGCGGTAATCCGCGAAGCGAGAGAGGACGGCCTCCGGGTTTCCCCGGAACATCTTGCTGCCCACCCTGATATCTGCTGGACGGTGGGCACGATACGATCTGAACTGGCCAAAGCTCCGTCCAGCGACGGACTGATCGGCTGCCAGGAGGTCGAGGCGGCGGCGAACATTATGCGCGAGGATCGAGTCCGGGCGGTGACGGTCCTGGCACTGCATCAGTGCCAGTCGTACGCCACGTGGGTCGAGCACGCCATCCATGGAATGGCCGATCTCGCGGCTCCCATGCCAGAAAGGTGGTAGGCATGATGTCGCCCAAAGGTAACATAAATAAGGAGACAAAGCATGAATGTACACTTCATTTACAAGCCTCGTAGCGGAGATCGAGTTTTTGCCATGCGACCGACTCCCGGAATCGCGGTCGTGCAGTACGATAATGGGTGCCTGCATGTGGCAGGCGGCTCGTTGCTCGCGTTTGAGACAGCAGTTCCCGGTAGTTGGTGGCGGGACAAAGCACGGAAATTGTTTTCGACCGTAGTGCTGTATACCGGTGGAGTTGCATGGGACGACCGGGGCAAGGTGTCTGTGGTTCTCCCGGAATTTACGGCGCCGGTCGTACTCGACATCGCGGAAGCGGCTGAGGCCATGGAAGACAATGCACCAGGCTGGTTTGCTAACCGGGCACGTCTTGGAATGTGGTATGAAATCATATCCCAGCGTGTGGAGTGCGGCTTAAATGTTTATGAATGGGCGCCTGTGACGCGTCGTGAGGTAGACGGAAAGTGGGCATATACTGCGAAGCTACCTGGATCCGACGCTCATTGGACAGCCCCCTGGCCGTCTGATGACGCTGACTGCTCTGAGACGACGTCGGTGTCGGATACGGAAGACACCGAGGACGTGCCCCGCGTGCCCGAAGACATAGCCGAAGAGAAGACCCTGGGCGTCAAGAGGGGAACGATTTTGACCGTGACCCCGACCCATCTTCTTGGCCTGAGCAACCTCGATTTTAGAGGAACTTTTACATACGTGGATATAGATACTCTACGAGACATTGAACACGAAGATTGGGGGAATGATTCCGTCATTCGAGCCCTGTACCAAGATGCGAATACCCCGCGGGAATGGTTGACGCGGGCGCGAGCCGAGGACCAAGTGATTCGACGGGCTCTCGACGACGGGCTTCGAGTAACTCCGAAGCATTTGGCTCGACACCCGGATATTTGCTGGGATGAAGAGCTCATCGAAAAAGAATATCGGCAGGCAGGAGGGTCTTCTGACGGTCTGATCGGGCGGCCTGAAGTACGGCAGGCACTTTTGTCGGAAAGCGAATCTGATTCCGCCATCAGGGCTTTGAAACTAGAAAAATGCCTGCCTACCGTTGAGGGGGTCGAGTGGCAAGAACAAGCCATCCACACAATGGCGAATCAAAAATCTGGCTGTGAGAACTGTGCTCAGTCGACCTCTGAAGACAATGACGCTGGCAACAAAGAGAAGAAGGACTTGAAAAACATTGCGGGCGAACTCATTTTGAAAATGACGCCAACCCATTTCAATAAAGTGTGTGATCGTGATTTGCGGGGGAGTCATGCATATGTGACGGTAGACATTCTAGAAGAAATCGCGTGTACGGCTCTGCCGTCTGATGTGCTCACGAGAAAGGATTGGTTGCCCCGCGCGGGAATCGAAGACCAGGTGATAAACCAAGTTCAAAATAGCGGACTCCGAGTTACTTTGGACCATTTGTTCCGCAATCCAATTATCCGGTGCTATTGGGATGATGATGACGAAGACGAACAATTGGCCGCGATCTCGCGCGTTAATAGGAGCCCGGATGGCCTGATCGGTATTCCGGAGGTGTTTCAGACACGCCTCAGTGAAGCCAACCGCACGAAAGTTCTCGAGGCTTTGAAGCTGGAACAGAGTCCGGGTAACGCTGAGCAGGTGAGGTGGATCGAGCAAGCTATCTGCGAGATGGCGGACTTTATTGAGCAAAAAGTCATTGAGGAGAAGAAATGATTCAAGAATCGTACGATAGTGGACTACGCAACTTCTCATATACGCATTTTGCGGGTGTGAATTTGAGAGGCGCGAATCTACCGGGTGCCAATTTCACGGGGGCCACACTCACGTATGTGAACTTCGTGGGTGCGTACCTACCGAATACCAATTTCACGAGTGCTAATCTCTCGAATGCGGATTTTACGGGGGCCAGGCTCACAGGTGCCCGTCTTTCTGGCACTAACTTCACGGATGCCGTGTTAATACATACCGCGTTCAAAAATGCTAATCTCGTGGGTGCTAACTTCACGGGTGCCACGCTCACGAACACGAGTCTCATAGGAGTCGATTTTAAGGATACCGTACTCACAGGTACCTGCCTCGACCCGGCGGCGATTGTTCCGCCTCTCACCGATGAAGAGATTCTTGCCGCTGGTCTAGAAATAGACGGTGAGTGGGTATGCGGGTGGAGGACAGAGAGATCAAGAATCGCAGGAGGCACAAAGTACGTTCCGCGCACAGAGCCGTATGTGGCTCCCATCTTCAGCGTGGATCAATACACTTCCTGCCATCCTGGCATCTACTTGGCTGATCGTAAGTGGCTTGCTGACCATTATGGGAAACACGAGCCCGTTGTCCGCTGTCGTTGCAGACGTGATGAACTACTTCACTCCGGATATAAGTGGAGGGCAAAAAGACTCTGGATCGAGGCGGAGAAAGAATGACTATTCAGGAAGAGTACGATAGAGGGCGACGAGATTTCAGGGACCTTGATCTCAAGGACGCTGATCTCACAAGCGCTTATCTCGTTAGCGCAGAACTCATGGGCGCGACATTCACGAGAGCATTTCTCAGATATGCTGATCTCACGGGCGCGAATTTCACAGATACTGATCTCACAGGCGCGCAGCTTGAACATTCAAAACTCGCGGATGCCGACTTCACAGGAGCAATTCTCACGAATACAAATCTCATGGGAACTAGGCTCACGGGTACCGTACTCACAGATACCTGTCTCGACCCGGAAGCAATTATCCCGTCTCTCATCGATGAAGAGATTATGGCCGCTGGTCTAGAAATGGATGGAGAGTGGGTATATGGGTGGAGGACAGAACAATCACAATTCGTAGGAAGCACAAAGTACGTTCCGAGAGAGGAACCGTATATTGCCCACGTCTTCAGTGTAGACCAAAATACTCCTTGTCACCCTGGAATTTATCTGGCTAGTCACGGGTGGCTTGATTACCACTACAAGAGGAGAAAACCTATTGTCCGCTGTCACTGCAAAAGAGATGAGTTGATTCATGCCGGAGACAAATGGCGGGCAAAAAGACTCTGGATCGAGGAGTAGAAAGAATGACTATTCAGGAAGAGTATGATGAGGGGAGACGCAATTTCTCGTATATGCGTTTAGAACACGCATTCCTGAGAGGCGCAAATCTATCGGGTGCAGATTTCACGCATACCGATCTCACGGATGCCATGTTCACGGATGCGGACCTCACGGATGCGAACTTCATGAATACACGTTTGATAAACACGATCTTCAAACGTGTTACGCTCACGAACGCGGATTTCAGGGGTGCGGACTTAAATGGCGCAATCCTCGTAAGTACAAACTTCACGGGAGTCAATCTCACGGATGCGGACTTCGGGGGTACGCACTTGAGGGACATAATTTTCACACGCGCCACGCTCACACGTACCTGTTTCGATCCGGAGGCAAGTATCCCGACTCTCACCGATGAAGAGATTCTTGCCGCTGGTCTAGAAATGGATGGAGAGTGGGTATATGGGTGGAGGACAGAATGGTCGTCTATAAAGCAGGAGAAGTATGTTCCGTGTAAAGAGCCGTATGTGGCACCCGTCTTCAGCGTGAGTCAAAATACTCCTTGCCACCCTGGAATCTATCTGGCTGATCGTAAGTGGCTCGTGAGAGAGTACGGAAAGTACGTACCTGTTGTTCGCTGTCGTTGTAAACGATACGAATTAATTCACGCCGGAGATCAGTGGAGGGCAAAGAGACTCTGGATTGAGGAGGAGAGATGAGTATTCAGGGTGAGTACGATAGAGGGCGACGAAATTTCACGGGCGCCTGTCTTGATCGGCGGTGGCGGCATCTTCACCCGCCAACGAATAGATGATTCTGGACTGAGGAGGAGAAATGAACATTCAAGAGGAGTACAACGAGGGAAGACGAGACTTCTCGTATATGCGTTTAGAAGGCGTAAATTTGAAAGGCGCAAATCTATTGGGTGCAGATTTCACGAATGCCGATTTCACGAATGCCGATTTCACAAATGCCGATTTCACGGGTGCCTACTTCAATGGTGCGTACTTAAAAGACGCGATTTTCACCCGCGCCATTCTCGATGATGCGGACTTCACGGCTGCGTACTTACACGGCGCAGTTCTCACGAAAACGAATTCCAAGAGCGCGAATTTCAACAGCGCGAACCTCGAGAATTCGACGATCAACGAAGCTAAGTTCAGACATTCTGAACTTGTGGGTACAGATCTTGAAAATGCGAATCTTGAGGGAACAGATTTCACGGGTGCCGACCTCACGTGGGCCAATCTCATAAAGGCGAATTTCACGGGTGCCATACTCGATGGCACCTGTATCGATCCGGCAGCACCATTACCGCCTCTCACCGATGAGGAGATTCTTGTTGCTGGCCTATACCCAGAAGGTGAGTGGGTGTATGGGTGGCGAACAGAGATGTCGGCTATGAAGTGCGAGAAATATGTGCCGAGAGAGGAGCCGTATGTGGCTCCCGTCTTCAGCGTGGATCAGAGAACTCCTTGTCACCCTGGAATCTATCTGGCTAGCCGCAAGTGGTTAATCGAGGCCCGCTGGGATCTTGTTGTTCGCTGTCGCTGCAGGCGTGATGAGCTGGTTCACGCCGGAGACAAATGGCGGGCAAAAAGACTCTGGATTGAGGAGGGGAGAAATGAATATTCAAGATGAATACGACAATGGACGGCAAGATTTCAAGGGCCTTGATCTAACGGGTACGTTTCTCGTTGACGCGGAGCTCAAGCGCGCCGATTTCACGGACGCGAATTTCACGGACGCTGATCTCACAGGTGTGTGTCTCAACCAGGCAACCTTGATGGGCGCGACATTCACGAGAGTACTTCTCAGATATGCTGATCTCGTGGACGCGAACTTCGCGAAAGCTGATCTCACGGGCGCGCGTCTTTATCGCGCCGACCTCACGGGTGCCACGCTCACGAATGCGACGCTCACGGACGCGAATTTCACGGATGCGAGTCTTGCACGTGCCACGTTAGCGGGTGTCGTTCTCGCGAGCACAAATCTATCGTATGTGTCCTTTATGGATGCTGATCTCACGGACGCCGACTTCACAGGAGCAATTCTCGCGAATACAAATCTCATGGGAACTAGGCTCACGGGTGCTGTGTTCACGAGTACCTGTCTCGACCCGGAAGCAATTATCCCGTCTCTCACGGACAAGGAGATTTTTGCCGCTGGATTGCAGCCGGTAGGTGAGTGGGTGTATGGGTGGAGGACAGAGAGATCAAAAATCGCGGGAGACACAAAGTACGTTCTGAGAGAGGAGCCGTATGTGGCGCCTGTCTTCAGCGTGAGCCAGAATACTCCTTGCCACCCCGGGATCTACTTGGCTAGTCGCAAATGGCTTGCTGACCATTATGGGAAACACGAGCCCGTTGTCCGCTGTCACTGCAAAAGAGATGAGTTGATTCATGCCGGAGACAAATGGCGGACAAGAAGACTTTGGATTGAGGAGAATCAGACATGGGAGCACAGTCGTTCATAGTAGAAATTTGGGCGCGCTCGGAACACCAGGCGTTTAGAAAGGCTCGAGAAGATGCGCACTGGGAACATGGACAAGGAGGGTATACGGGGTCCATCGCCGAGAAAAATCGGTTCCAAATGGTTTGGACCTCCCCTGAAGAGGAACCGGTCGACTTGGCAGAAAAACTTCTTGAAGATGATGATTCCGAATTCAGCAAGTGGGGTCCAGCTGGGTGCATTATGACTCCGCATAAACGGGTAATAGACAGCGGTAGAACCGAGTACAAGTACCTGTTTTTCGGGTGGGCGTCATGCTGAAAACCGTAATGGAAAGATTGACGCCTGAGTCCCGTGCAAACGTGTTATGCACAGGATGTAGCTGGATTATTCGGGAGCGGGGGGCAGAGCATCTACCTGACCATTGCCCTCAATGCGAAAAAGAGAGGTTAGAGTCAGATTGGGAAGGGCTGGCCAGGTACGATGCAGCTCGCCGCCTCTTCCAGGACTTCTGTGAGATCTATGCTCCAGATTGTGCTGAACCTACGAGAGAAAGAGGAGAATGAGTACAAATAAAAATTGTCCAGAAGGGTTTGTTTTGATCAACGCGGGACGGTTTACGATGGGATCGCCGAGTAGTGAACTGTATCGATACGACGACGAGGACCAACACGGGGTACTGATCACTCGAGACTTCTATTTACAGGCGACGCCGGTGACACAAGGTCAATGGCGAAGAGTAATGGGAACTAACCCATCGCCATTCACGAGCTGCGGCAACGTGTACCCGGTAGAGAGGGTGAACTGGTACGAGGCATTGGCGTACTTGAATGCACTATCAGAGTCAGAGGGGCTAGAGCCGTATTATTGCCTGACGGGCTGTCGAGGGGTATTGGGCTATAACTACGAATGCGACGAAGTGAAGACAAAAGGATTGGAGTGCGAAGGATACCGTTTGCCGACGGAAGCCGAGTGGGAGTACGCGGCGCGAGCAGGCACGGAGACGGCTTACTACAGCGGAGAGAACAGAGCGGCATGGAGCGGCTCGGACCCAAACCTGGAGCGGATAGGGTGGTACTATGGAAACTCGAAGAACAGATCCCATCCAGTCGCGTGCAAAGAACCAAACTCTTGGGGTTTATACGATATGCTGGGGAATGTGTGTGATTGGGTGTGGGATTGGTATGGAGAATATCCTAGCTGTTCCGTGACAGACCCAGAAGGGCCGGAAACGGGCAAGTATCGAGTATTTCGAGGGGGCGGCTGGTGTAACGGCGCTCAGTACGTCCGGTCTGCGACTCGCCTCAGGCATGACCCTGCGGCCCGCAGCATCTTCCTCGGCCTGCGGCCCGCTAGAACAGTAAAATCTAGCTAGGACAGGAGAGAAGAATGATTACGGCCGAAAATTGTCCGGAAGGATTCGTTTTGATCAAAGCAGGGCAGTTTACGATGGGTTCACTGCCAAGTGAGCAGCATCGCGGTAGTGACGAAACCAAACACCTGGTGGAGATCACACGGGATTTCTATTTGCAGACGACGCCGGTGACGCGGGGCCAGTGGCACCACTTGATAGGGAACAACCCATCGTATTTCACGCAGGGCGGCGACGAGTGCCCTGTGGAAAGCGTGAACTGGTATGAGGCATTGAGCTATCTGAATGCGTTGTCGGAGTCAGAGGGGTTAGAACCGTATTATCGCCTGACGGGCTGTCGAGGAGTGTTGGGTTGGGGCTGCGGAGGTGGGGGGTATTATCCTGATGGCTATGTATGCTACAGCGTAGAGTCAAAAGGGTTGGATTGCGAAGGGTACCGTTTGCCGACGGAAGCCGAGTGGGAATATGCGGCGCGCGCGGGATCCTTGACGGCTTACTACAGTGGCGGGAACATTAAAGATTTAAGCCGCACAGATCCGAATCTGGCGCAGATAGGGTGGTATTACAAGAACTCGAAGAACAAAGTTCATCCAGTCGCGTGCAAAGAACCAAATGCCTGGGGTCTGTACGACATGCTGGGGAATGTGTTTGAGTGGGTGTGGGACCGGTATGATTATTATTACCCCTCTGAACCCGTTACGGACCCAGAGGGGCCAGGAACTGGTGCCCGCCGAGTGTACCGGGGAGGCAGCTGGATCAGCAAGGCGCCGCGTGCTCGGTCTGCTGCTCGCGGCTGGGTTGGCCCTATATACCGCAGCAACGTCATCGGCTTTCGGGCTGCCAGGACGGTAAAATACTAGAAAAAGATAGCGCCGTCCTAGATCCTGTGCGGCAGCTCGACCCGTAACTTGGAGATAGATCATGATCACGCGGCTGGACCTCACGGACTTTACCCTCTTCGCCCGGGCGGACTTCCAGTTCGGTGCCCTCAACGTAATCCACGGAGCCAACAGCAGCGGCAAGACCCATTTGCTCAAGCTGGCCTATTGCGTGACCTCCGCGATTACGCCACGTCCGAACGAACCCGTGTCCGGTCAACCAACCAAGACCAGGCTCGAACCCGCGCTCGGAGCCAAGCTCGCCGCGGTATTTCGGCCCGACCAGGGCAAAGTCGGGCGCCTCACCCGACGGGTGCAGAGAACGAAGAGGTCCGAGGTTCGGGTCACGCTCAAGGATGCAGGGAACCTCAACTTCTCATTCAGCACCCGAAGTGACCGTGCCGTCGCCACGTCGGAGGTTCCGACGGCTTGGCTCGATCAGGCGCCGATCTACTTCCCTACACGTGAGCTTCTGTCTGTGTACCCGGGATTCGTCAGCCTGTATGAGACTCAGGCTGTCCCGTTCGACGAGACGTGGCGGGATACCTGCCTGCTCCTGGGGGCACCCATCGCGAGAGGTCCGAAGAAGCGTGAGATCGCCGAGCTTCTTCAGCCTCTGGAAGAGGCTATCGGATGCAGAGCGGTGCTCGAAGGAGACCGCTTCTTTCTGCAGATGCAGCAGCCCAACGCCAAGGTCGAGGCGGATCTCGTCGCTGAGGGGTACCGGAAGCTCTCGATGGTGGCCAGGCTCATCGCGAACGGCAGTCTCGATGACAGAGGCTACCTGTTCTGGGACGAGCCGGCGGCGAATCTGAACGCTCGCCTCGTGCGAAAGCTGGCGCCACTGTTCATCGATCTCGCCGATGGAGGTGTGCAGGTGTTTGTCGCGACGCACAGCCGCTTTCTGATGCGAGAAATCGAGATCGAACGCGCATCTCGGAAGAAAAAGGCCAGCGTGCGCTACATAGGGCTGCATCCATCGTCTGGTGGGGTCGAAGTCGCCCAGGGCCAAAGTGTGGGCGACTCAGGAGACATCACCGGGAACGGGATCGACACCCGGGGCCTAAAGTGCTATTAACAATTGAGTCGTGATGGGGAGTCCGTGGGATGTTCCACGGACTCCCCACTATCCATTCTTTTTATGTGTGGGAAAGGAGGTTATGTATTATGCAGAAGTCGATCACGCTGCTGTCTGTTTTCTTGTCTCTGTCTTTGTTTATGCTGTCCAGTGCGTCGGCCGAAGGCGACAGTGAGCCCGGTGACGGTAATCGGACTCTAGTCGAGGAGTGTACTGCGCTGTGCGGTGAGTACGAGGCGGCAACGATTGACATCGATGCCGCTGGTAATCTGGTGGCCTGTACCTGTGACGTCACTGACCCGAGTAGGGTGTGTTGCACTCAAGGTACTTCTGTGCCGTGTGGTGATGCCTGTATTCCAGAAGGCAGAACCTGTAGCCATGTTGAAGATGGACGAGCCAGTTACTGTGATATCGAGATCTCGGGGCCTAATGTCGAGTATGCTGCCGAATGCGCTGTGCCCTGTTCTCCGTACACAGTTGGGACCTTGAAGTTGGGGACTGACGGCGCGCTAGTGGCTTGTGGGTGTCATGTTAGTTCTTTGGCCCCGGTTTGTTGTACGCCGGGGACGTCGCGTCCTTGTGGCGACGCCTGTATCTCGCCAGACCATAATTGTCAGCGTCCCACCGGCAGGGCGATGTTCTGCGATCCCGACACAGAACAAGAAGAATAGTAAGCCTATCCGCTCTCCTCACTCCTCTTCACATCTAAGACAATTCAGCCCTTTATCTCATATAAGTCTGGTACACAGGTGAGAACGGTTCTCACCATTCGCTAACTGGGTGTTGTGCACGCGCACGCGCGCGCGCCTCACCCCCATCAAAGACGCCAAGCGCGTCGGAGAGGATAAGAGCATGAAATTCAAGATGGACAATGGGACGGTGATCGACACACGACTCAGCCGCCGCACGTGGGAGGAAGACAGTTTTTGGGACGGAAGCAACCACATCTCGGTGGCTACCGGGAGCCAGTTCGACCACCAGCAGCTGTATGAATCGAGGCGAGGCCGCTACTACCTACGGCATTGGTCCAACTGGCAAGGAACCCGTGACCACGTAGAGTGGGTGTCCCCGGAAGAGGCAGCTCGTTGGCTTATTGCCAACGAACATGAGCTTCCCGAAGAGCTTGTCCAATTCGAGGATGAGATCGTCGAATAGGTTCAAAACTGTAATACACACTGGGTGTGATTCACTCACCCGGTGTTTCGTTCATTCCGAACTCTTCAGGAGCCAATATGAACTCTGAAAACAACACCGAGGCCGAAGCCGTGGTGTCCAAGCTTCAAGACGAGGTGCAGATTCGCAGGCTCGGCTTGCGACAGTACAAGGTGCCTGTTTGCGATCCAAGGCTGCCTATCGAATTGTCTGGGAGGTGCCCACAGTGCGAAAACATCGTGACCCTCGCTATGTACCGTAGCTGGATCACGAAAACGTGGATGGTTGCGGCCCATAGCGGGTCGGACCACTGGGAAGAACGGGATCTACAATGCCCCTACTGTGGACGCTTCGTGAACATAGAGTTCCGGGTCGAAGTCGACATCGTGACACGAGAGAAGGAGCAGAGCCTATGAAGCAGCGGAATGAGAAGTGTCCTCGTGCAGTCTAGCCACGGGGACCCGATGGAAACTGATTCGTCGATGTTTAGACGGTCATACGTAGAGGAAAAAAAATGGACTCAATTGAAGAACCCGAACCCGGCATTGATGTCGGACAAACAGAAATCAAGAAGGAGACAGTGCGAGCGATTCTGGTCGAGATCGAGGGTACAGAAATGTGGTTCCCGAAATCTCAGATCCACGACGACTCGGAGATCTGGCAAGAAGGGGATGTAGGTCATCTCTACGTCACAGAGTGGCTAGCTAAGAAGAGGGGTTTTGCTTGATCTGACTTACTAACACAGCGAGCGCGTATCCGGGTACAAGCAAGCAAGCGGTTTTTCTGTACTTGCTTTCAGGTGATGTGTACTTTTTACGCGCTCTCTTCTTTCCCTCTGAGGTACCATACCCCTTCGGGGTTTTGTCCAGTTTATGAGCCTGTTGGGTGGCGGTTGCAAACGCCACCTGACGGGCTTTTTCTGGTCCGTAGGTTCCAGATCTATTGAGACTTTTTTCGATCCGTCGCGCTCGATCATGAATCCAAGCTGGCATGAGATCACCTCCAGTAAGAAGATAGCAATAGGAGCGAGACTATGGCAATAAGAACGATGTGCATCAATTGTGCACAGCAGTGGCCCCTACACTCAAGCAGGGATTTCCAAATGAAAGGGGTAGCGATTGTTCACTGTCCGATGTGTGACCAACTTGAGCCGGTGGAGTCAGTCGATCGTAAAGTCTTGGAAGATATCGCTGCTGGATGTTCTACTGTCGAAGAGTTTGCTGTTGCGCTGGAAGATTTCGGACTCATCATGGAGATACTATGTCCCACAAGATCGAACAGGTGAAGCGGCTTTTACAGGAGTCGCTGGCGAAGATCAACACATTAGAAAAGCAGATCAACAATCTCATTCAGGCGTACACACAAGTGATGCTGCATGGAGGGGCGGATCCAGACCAGTTGATCGACGATCTTTATTTTTTACTGACCTATGAAGTGCCGGGAGAGCCGTCTCCGATGGTTCGGGAAACAATTCAGGCCATCGTCCGAGCAATACAAGAAATACAACAGGAGGACCATTGATGGATGTCGAACAATTGGTGCAAAAGATTCAGTACCATCGAGTGAAGTATTGGGCAGGCGAACCCGTGATTTCCGATACAGAGTTCGATCGGCTCGTCGAACAGCTACGGGAACTCGATCCCAACAATGTCATCCTGAATGAGATCGGGGTGGGGTTCATCGAAGGCCGACGGAAAGTGACTCATGAAATGCCTATGCTGTCTCTCCAGAAGTGCTACACAGTTGAGGACCTGTTGCGGTGGCGTAACAAGCTGTCGGATCCTGATTTGATTGTTAGCCCGAAGATTGACGGTCTAGCTGTGGCGTTGCGTTACCGCAGTGGGACGTATGTTCAAGCCATCACTCGTGGAGATGGGCTAGTTGGGGATGACATCACGGAAAATATGCGGTTCGTGTCTGGCGTCGCTATGCATATTGATGAAGTTCAGGATATCGAAATCCGGGGCGAAGTGTTTATTCCTCGATCTGTTTTCGAGAACCTGTTTGCAGAGGAGTATAGCAACCCGCGAAATCTCGCGGTAGGTGCATTGAAACGCGACAACGCCAAAGAGACAGCGAAATTCTACTTGGTTTTTCAGGCCTATGATGTTCTGGGAAAAGAGTTTTCTTTCGAGACGACCAAGTTCGACTGGCTGGCTTCAGTCAATTGCGTACCAGTTCCGGTAGAACTCGTTACGTCAGAAAAGGAGATCCGCGCTTTCCTTTTGACAACGCCTGATCAGTACCTTTATGAGATAGATGGCTTTGTGTTCAAAATTGCGAAGTGCTCTCTTCAGAAAGAGCTCGGCGCTACACGACATCATCCTCGTGGATCAATGGCGTACAAGCTTCAGGGGGATACCGGTGTGTCGTCAGTCAAGGCAATAGAGTGGCAAGTCGGCCGTACAGGGGTGCTGACACCGGTCGCTCAGATCAAGACGATTACACTCTCTGGTGCAGTAATCAACCGAGTTAGTTTGCACAACACCAGTATCATGCGAGAGCTGGACAGCGATCTCCGGCTCTTGAATGCTTCGGTTCAAATTACGCGGCGCGGCGGGGTGATTCCCTATATCGAAAAGATGTTGACCCCTGGGGAGCCTCTTCAGGTCCCTCTGTATTGTCCGGAATGCAACGGCATCACATTCTTCGCAGACAGGGACCTGCTGTATGCAGAACACGCAATCGATTGTGCTCCGATTCTCTTGGGGACTCTGCAGCACTTCCTCAAGGTTCTTCGAGTCAAAGGATTCGGTCCTGCGATTTTGGAATCGTTGATTGAAGGCGAGTTCATTCAAACACCTGCAGACCTCTTGGGATTGACGGAAGACGACTTGCTATCCGTTGATCGGATAGGCGGAAAGCAGGCGAAGAAGCTTCTCGCTCGACTTCAAGAGGTGCGGCAGGTCCCTTTGTCAACTTTCCTCGTAGCACTAGGGATTCCCAATCTTGGGATTCAGCTCGCTTCGACATTGGCTGACCGCTACCCAACTTTGGGGGATTTGGCCAAAGCTAAAGAAGAAGATCTCCTTCAATTGCCTGGGGTAGGTGAGGTGGGATGCCGGATCGTCCAAGAGTGGCTTCCAGCTAAGAAGTACCTTATTCAGGACTTACTTAGACATATCCAAATCGAAGAAAATGTAAAGGACGAGGAGCCGATTGGGTCACTTCCCCTTGCAAACAAGTCTTTCTTGTTCACCGGTAAGCTACAGTACGCTACTCGATCTAGCGCTGAAGAGATTATCAAAAATCTCGGTGGGTCAATTGTATCTGCTGTGACTCGCAATTTAGACTATCTTGTAGTCGGAGAAACGTCTGGAGAAAGTGCCAAGCTCAAGCGAGCTCGAATGGTTCAGAGTGCTAAAGGAGCTCTTGAAATCATTGATGAGGATCAGTTTGCGCTTCTCGTTGGGAAGCGCAACCTGTAGTCAGAAAGCCCTCCTGGAGAGGGCTTTTTTAGGTAGGCTAAAAGAAGAGTACAAATAGAATTGACTCTTCTTTTACGAAATAGAACGTCTCAATCCCCATCTGAACGGGGCACGTAGACTAGCCTTTCTCGTTACTTACTTATACCTATTTCCAACGCAAAATGCACCCGCATTCTTGACGATCACTTTGTCTCTAGAGGACAATCAAATTGCGGTGAGTACGTTCTGGTCCTCCAGTACTCGTCGTCAGGAGCCCTTGGCCCAGGGCTCCTAACTTCCTTGCATTGATGTTAAAAAGGAAGGGGCCTGACGATCCAGGCCCCTTGGGTTTGAGTGCAGAAGATGACTAGCCTTCTGCACTCGAGACGACCTTAGAGCCACCAGTCGCCGCGGTATACGCGGATTTCCTGGCGCTCTTCGGCCTCTTCCTCTTCCTCTGTGTCGGTCCACTTTGAGGCCGTCCAGTACTGGTTCGGTTTCCACCGAACCTGGACGGTCTCGTGAACCTCTTCTTCCTCTTCCTCTTCCACCACCCACCAAGGTTGGTGGCGGTCGAGGACCCGAACCCAGTCCTGGATGCTTCGGGCCTCGAGCTCACGCGCCACGCGCGTAACGTGCTCGAGTTCCGCAGTCTGGACCAGACCTATCTGATGTAGGTCTTGCGCGATGCAGGACGCGTCGCGCAACAAGTCCATTCCGTGCATCCAGGCCCGGATACGCCGGGCGCTGATGACCTTGACCTCCCGTCGGTCGGTTACCGTGATATGCACAGTAACTCCCCCAACGAAGGGGTCAGCCCCTCAAGGCGCTTGGGCATCATCTCGTCGTTGAGATGTGCTCGACGCTCATACGCGTCGTCGAAGATCGTTACGGGCACCCCGTAACGATCTTCTAGCTCCCCCTGATGAGCTGAGTCATCCCAGGGCCGGGTAACCACGAAGAGACGGACGACTACCATCTCCTCGCTTCTCCAGCCCTCGGGCCCGGACTCTGTTCGCCCGTATCCCCGCACCTCTCCGATCACTCGTGCGTGGTCGGAGAGGCAATTAATGCCCCACTCCGCGTGAAGCCCGCCCACGTTTCGCACGCGTGCGGACTCCGGGAAGTGGTGGGCGACCATTACCGGCCGCTCCCAAGCAGTTCCCTGCTGGGGGCTCAGTAATATATCGTCAACCAGATTCCACACACGCCAACCGACAAGGGACCCGTCTTCCGGGTCCTCTTTTGGGCGTGCAGCACGGATCTCTCTTTCCCTGACGTCCATGGACGTCAGCAGAGAATACCATGCTTTATGGATCTGTGGGCGCAGGGAGCGGATCAGATGCCCTCGCTGGGCCCGGACCAACTTGGCGCGCCGCGCCCTTGAACTTCTGGCCCCCAGCAGAGGGTCTGATCGGAAGGCACCCGACTCAAGGCGATCTCGCCTCGTCCGCTGCGCGTTCATGGTTTCAGCCATGAACGCCACCAAGTCCTTTACGGTCTTGATGGCGGCCGTGTGCGTCCTTGGGCTGTTTACCGCCCAGGCCACCCACGATCGAGGCGAGGCATACGCCTCGGCTGCCTCGTGGCATATCTTCTCCAGGCTTACGGGACCGGCGTCCAGCGTCCAAACGAGGCCGCTTTGCGACCACCATTTGGGGTGAAGGCCGCACTGTTTTATGGTGCGAACCTCTTCGACCCCGATTCGTAGTCTGATTTTGCCCTTGTCATAGGCAACTTTTACGTCGCCATTGACTATTGCAGTCATCAACTTATCGTCGGGGTCCACCCACCGGAACCATTTCAGCCACTTTCGGGCGGGCACGAGTGCCTGCTCTAACTGTGGCCGAATCGGCTGGAGACGCACCCACTCTGCGTGGAGACGCTCCAGCCGTGCCCAGAGACTCTCATCGTTCGGGCATACCAATTCGTCCCAGACGGCGCGGAGGAATGCGCCGCTCATCCGGGACAGCCGCTTCAACCACACGGTCTTAGTGTCGTGTGGGAGCGGCATAGGCTCACGCGCCCGGAGTTTCCTGCTCAGGCGCAGGATCGCCCGCACGCGCGTGCGGTTTCCGGGCCAGATGGGGCGTTCTGGCAGCATCGAGGCTAACGCCTTCGGATACTGCTCTGCCTTGATGCCAAGGCAGAACGCCCTGATCGCGGCTGAAGGGTCACAAGTGTACGGTGACCCCAACCGCGATGAACGCTGTTGAGTGGCGAGCCAATAGGCCACCCACTCATCCCACTTTTGGATGAGTCGGTTTGGCGGCAGCAGATTCCATCCTGCTTTCGCCAAAGCCCAGTCCACGCGATCCGCCGACCGGATTATCCCCAAACCTCGGAGCACGATCCGACCGTAGTCGGATGCGCTCTTGATTTTTCGGGCGGGCTTTGGGGAATAGCGCGCTCGAAAGGCCTCAGCGACAGTCCAGTCGCCGACTAGCCAATCCGCCTCTTCCTGGCGGAGCCAGGCGGCGGATGGAGTTGCACTCATTTGTGCTCCTCCTTGGGCGCTTTTGCGCCCAGTTTTTGTCTTCGTTTGATACGTATCCCGTTTATACCAAACGTATCCCTCGTCTCACTACCGGGGCTTTGAGTGTGCCTCCACACTCCCACGTGAAACTCGATTGCGCGAGGTAGGACCATCCTATCCTCTGCAGGTCAGCTTCGTGGCCGATAGCTTCCGAGTATGCTGATGATTGACCTGATTCACAGTGTCCAATTGTGAATCGCCATCAGCCGAAATGGGCGTGGCCAGCCCTCATGCAGTAAATTAGTGATCCGGCTTTATTGGGCTCCGGATTACGTTCTGCATATTGTTTCGTCACTGTGGTGCCACTTTCCACAGCTGTTTCTAGGGCAAGCTTCATCACTAGCTTGCAAGGATGCCTGACAGTGGACTACTGTCAGACTTTCAGAAGGCTTCTCATCTCATTACTAGAAGCAGGCTAGACTCCGTTCATGTAGACAAGTCGCATCTGTCCTTCTGATAGATCCGGTGATGTCGACTCTATTCAGAAGGCTCTACACTTCTATAAAGACGGGGGGTTAGTCATCCCCCCGGATGTTGCATCTGGGATGCCTCCCATAAACCTTGTAGGAAGTCCTACAAAGCTTACGGGAGGCACGCCCCCTTTCGGGGGCGCCTCCTTCTTCCTCATGCCCCAAAGGGGCATCTTGTGCAGCGGTGTCAGAAGCGCCTTACTGCTTCTGGCCTACTGCTTTGGGACAGCGACCTTTGTTCCGCCTCCCTGGGTGCGTAACCACCCGTCCCCCGTTTTAACGGGGGAGTTTGCCTGTGTCGCGTCATCATCGAGCTCTACGCGGACGCCACAGGGGACCAATCCCCTGCGGCGAACAGGACCCCAAAAGGGATCCCGGGAGCCCAAATGAGGAGGCTGCCATCCGTAAGGATGGCGAGCTCCTCCTCGCCGGGCTCCTCTGCCGGCAATCTGCCGGCAGAGTAGAGCATCTCGATGATCAGCTGAGACGCGTACTGATAACTCAGCCGCATCTCATCGCTGAACGCGACCTGTGAGAACGCCACTGGGTGGCACTCCCCACAGGTCGCGATTTCAACGATCGCGATCTCAAGATTTTTCATGTTCCTCCCGAACATGAGTTTCGTCCCTCACGCGGAACGGCGGATCGGGCGTATTATAGGGCCGCCCAATCTTCTACCCTCTGCGGCATAGCCGCATATATGCAAGCCCTGGGAATCGAACCCAGGCGACGTTTGTCGCGTCCTTGGCTTGCGGTATGGGATATTGAGTCCCATCAATGCAACTGGGCAGGTCTGCATATTCCTTCTACTAGGCCTTGGGAGTGGGGTGGCGCTTTTCACAGCCTCTCGTGACCATATGGTCAACCGCCTGCTCCGTACCGTTCGATTACTCAACACGACACGCTACTTTCGTGTTGAGGGCAACTTTTTCTGACGGGGTATTGCCAAGGTCCCCCATTACGCACCCACACCAAGTTACCCCCATTTTCGCTCAGGATTTCTCTGAACTTAGGGCCCTGGGCCTTTTGGCCTATACTTGTCTTCAGCTGTTAGGGATAGCTGTTAACCAGGGTTGATGGGATGGTTATACTTGCCGCCGAATATAGTCGGCGGCGGCTATGTTGGGTCGACGGCGATGACCGTCCCCAGCTTCATAGCCGGGGAATGGGTCATCGCCACCGTCGCCCCCACCCCTGGCTGGTAACAGGCCAGCCACGGCGTATTGTGGTACGCCATGGCTAGACTGATCGTCAGCCAATTGGGGCCTCGTCCACTTAGGACGATCCCCATTCCCGGCTGCACAGCCGGGGGGGTGACGTCGTTCAGATCGTCGACGGAGAATACTCCGCCGACGATCTCAAACGTGACGACGGCGAACTCGTCCCTCTCCTCAACGGAGAAGGACAAGTTCGCCCCAGAGCCTTCAGATGAAGGCTCTTGACACCCGATTGGGACTGTGCCCAATCGGGGGTCGTTCACGCTTGCGGCTGCCGGGTGGCAGCCGTGAACGACGGACAGACCCAACCACGCGGGGCTGGGTCCGTCAAAAACGACGTGGTCGTCGGCCCCGAAGCCCCACCCACGGAGGGTGGTGTCGATTTTGGGAAGGTCTGTGCCTTCCCAATTGATCGACGAAACCACCCTGCCGTTGGGCAGGGTCTTCGTTATCGGAGCTTTTCCCAGCAGCTCTGAGAGCTGCTGGGTGGTGATGGTGGTGTCCATCGCCGTCTCCAGTGTCCCGGCGCTGAAATCGCACCGGGACAAGACCCGCTGGGCCAGTCTTTGCATTACTGGCCCAGCGTTGACCGTTCCCCGGTGAAGCCCGACAACCGTCCCCTCTAGAGGGTGGGTGTCGGGGGAGACGGTCTCCTCTCCGGCTAGCCGGCTTTTTAGGAGGGCTATACACCGTAGCCCGAGGTCTTCCCCAAAACGCCGCCACTCGTCCATAGCTTCGTCTTTTGACGAAAGTACTACGAACGCGTCACAACGCTTGAAAATTTCCTCGTTCTGTGGTGTAATTCGTCCCCCCACATCGACCAGTGTCAGAGGTAGGCCGACATTCTCCAATCCTGTCAGGACATAGTCCATGAATGAATTGGAAAAGTCGCCCTTACGTCTGATACGCTGGACGAGTTCTTGGGGGGCCGAATTGGCCCACGTACCTTCCCCGTCCGGACAAGCCCGGAACAAGAAGGTACCTTCCCGTGGAAGCAATTGCTTCAGGGAAGCGAAAAACACCGACTTTCCGGAATGAGGAGGACCGCAGATGATTACTTTCATCCTACTCCTCTCACCAGAGAGTCATTTGCGCTCTACTCTTTCTGCTTGCACCCTACTGCAAGTGGAAATTTCAAGCTCCTGGGAAGACCTCCCAGTCGGGCAATTGACGAAAATTGTTTTTACGTGACGCTCGTCAATTTGGTGCGTCACTATAAATACGCGGTTCTCGCCGCGTAAATAAAAATGGTTTAGCATCTGGTCAGGTAGGAAAGACCAGGGATCATCAGGAAGATGATCTCCGCAAAGGACTTGCGGACCGTGCCCCGAGGATCGGGGTCTTTACAGAACTCATCCAGCATGTTGCATGCTGGGCAACCTACAAGGCGGACCGGGTTCTGATTCCAGTCCGACAGGAGTGCATTACGCTGCACAAACGACCACCATAACCTGGCAGTGGAGTCCGGAAATTCGCTTCCGGAACGGGTGGATCTTACCGAGTAACCACCATCTCGGCCCATGTTTAATGCTATTGGGGTGCAGGGACCTCTACGCGAGGTTGGCGGTGTAGATTTAGCTCTACACGAACTGATACTTGGTATTTTAGTCTGTAGTACCTTCAGACTATCCAGCTATGGCACTGGATGGCCAACAATCTAAGCCTGATTGCCCAAGGCAGCTCTTACCCAGAACTTGGGGAGTTCATACCCAGAACTCATAGGGCCTCCCATTGTAAAGGCGGGGTTGGTGCGCCTGCTCGTATAACTCCCTGAGCAAGGGGTTGGCACTTGGTAATCTGCCTTAGTGCCAGAGGCAGTTCATAACCCTGAACGGGGGCCTCCCATTGTAAAGGCGGGGTTGGTGCGCCTGGGGAATATTCGTGTGCCGAAGGGTGCGCGGTTGGGATCGGTGTTCTCCTTTTGGAGCCGATGTGCGCAAGTGGCACGTGGTAAGTTCCCTTAAATACTTATACTTATCAGAGTCTTTATGGATACTAAAAGTTCAGGGTGGAGGTTTACAGAAGTTCCCAGATGCCACCCTGAACTTTGACTAACGGCGGTTTTTACGCCGCCGGCGTCGTCGTCGGGAATTGTTTTCGGAGTGCGCATCCTCCCGACTCAAACGCGCACCCTCTTCTCGAAGTGCTTGGCGCTCCTCTGCCCAGAGGTCGCGCGCCGGTCCCCGCCGGACCGCGTCGATCACGGCAGGGGCGGCGTGCTTCGCCAGGGCGAGAAGCGCCTTCTTCTTTAGAGACATTTAACCTCCTTGGGTTGTCTCGTTAGATACTTATACGTTTTGCCAACGAACGCCGGCAACTTGATGATCGTTTACATGTTGTGCCTTGAGTTCACATTGTACGCCGTAGAACGTTGCAGGACATTGATGGATAGAGGGGTCAAAACACGCCCGGCAGCGAGGCTCATAGATGTCCTCGGCACCCGGAAGAATCCGTTCGGAGGAGATTATCGTGCGGTGATTGTAGATCGCTTGTTTTCCGCAGACACAGCACTGTGCGTACTTCATGAAGATTGTGTCTGCTACAGCCATCAATCGTAGAATAGGAAAGAAAGGCTGTCCTATGTAATCGGACATAAGTCCGACAACATAGACGTTGATACCAAGATGGTTCACTAGTGACATACAGACGTTCACTAGATCTTTGGGGAACATGTGCGCTTCTTCAATAGCGATGGTATTCACGGAAATGGCTCGTTCCATCTCCATGACGCATTTTGGTATTTGGAGTGGGTGTTCGAGTGGGATAGCTTTCCGAACACGTCCGTTGTGTGTTCGGATGACGTCTTGTCCGTCTCTAACATCCTTCTGGGGCTTGAAGATGGGTATGGCTCTATCTTCGAGGCTGTCGAACAGTAATTCGGTTTTCCCTCCCCACATGGTGCCTGTGATTACGGTAAGTATTCCTGGAGTCCGCGTAGACGGTTCATCCATGTTGGATGAATCATTGGACTTTCCATTTCCTCGCTCTCGGTCCATTGTACCTCCGTCTCATTATAACTGATTATGGGATAATTCTCCTTGTCGGGCGTGGCTAGAAAGTACAATAGCCTCTGATTACACTCATCAAGTTTTCTGAGGAGAAATTCGCGCTGCTCCCTAAAATCAGCGCGATCTTCCGCATAGCGTTCTTCTAGCCTTTTGTAGTAGACGGTGGCGCCTCCCCAAACAGCACTTGCAACGACGCCTACAATTCCAAGTACAATGAGACTCTGCTTTCGGGTAACGCTCACAGGTTTTGGTGCTGTCATGGGGAGGCTCCTAGATTTTTGGGAAAGTCGGCTGATTAGTTTTGGAGCGAAGTGGCGAGATTTGGTGGCCCGTTCTGATTCATCAGTTTCTCGATAGCTCCCTCCACATATGCATTTACAGCGCGCGGAAGGAGACCCCCGTCAATGACCTCCACATTCCCTCCTTGATTCTGGAGAGTGGTTGCGAGCTGTCTGTACACGTCCTCAACTTCTGTGAGGAACTCGATGTTCTCGTACTTCTCGAACTTCTCTCCCCCTCGTGCATCAATTCGATCCATCGCTACTTTCGGTTCCATCGCCAAGAAGATGGTGAGATCGGGGAAGGGCGCAAATTGATTGAGTTGGTAAATCCAGTCAATGTTCAACCCGGCAGCTGCATCATAGGCTAAACCGCTCATCACGTAGCGGTCACAGACCACAGACTTTCCGCTGGTCAAGATCGGGTTGATCTCAGTGAGATAATGATGCAGTCGGTCTGCAGCGAAGAGGAGTGCAAAGATTCGGTTGTCGGGAGCTTCTTCTTCTCCCATGAGCACCTGCTGAATTATCGACCCTACAGGTCCGTCGGTCGGTTCGGATGTGAAGTGTGTTTCATGGTATCGATCTGACATGAACGCCGATGCATGAACTGCTTGAGTGGTCGTACCAGCCCCGTCGATCCCTTCGACGGCAATCAACTTTCCCCTCGGTGGGGCGTTCGGATCTTTCTTTTTCTCGATCCTTAACTGGCCAGAGGATTCCATTTTGAGAATGACAGTTCCCTCGGGAGTATCAATTTCGACAAACGGTGTCTCAGTGTCGATTCCTTCGCCTCTAATTTTCATGTAGGTCCTCCTAGAATGGAAGTAAAGAGATGTAGTCCATCTCATCGCATGTATGGATCGGCAGATCCTCATAGCCCAGAGGACAATAACCGATCCGAAGATAGACAAACTCCCCGAGAATGTTCCAGATCAACATAGCCCAGTGACGGTACGTCTCGGCTGTGTTGCTAATCCATAATCGGTCGTCTGTCTGGTCGACGCAATAGCCTGCTTCTCGAAGTCCGTGCGCTACGGTGTCTAGACGATCTGGAGCACACGGTAGCTCAACGAGAACGTTCATATTTCGAGTCCATAGAGGTGGTAAATGTGAAAGATTGCCCCCGCTGGGGCGTGTAAAAAAGCGACTCGATCGTTGAGAAAATTACACGGGTAGTCAGTCTGCTCTTCGTTGTTTTGAATCACCAGTCGATCGGAGCTCATGATCATGTACGTGAGGGAGTCATACTCCACACCAGGTGGGAGTGTTTTTCGATCACGTAACCCGAGATCTCGATCTCGAGGTAGGAGTCCGCACAACCAGCGGTCGGTATCACGGGTAGGTTCCTGGACCAGTTGAATCTGATACACCAGCATCATCTGGGTATAGCCGAGTCGGGGTCGTCCGGTAAACCACAGACTGTGGTCGGCGTCCTCGCGAGCGCCAAAAATGATGTAATCTGATTGTGGATCCCAGATACATTTTTTTGCGTTGGCTGTCTCTCGAGTCCAGTCCGAGAACTTATTCGGGTTGAGAAGGAGGGGTTGTCCGATTTGATCGTAAATCACATTGGCCTTGGCCCACTGTTTCGGCACCAAGAGCTGTAGATCGCGGTGAACCGTCAATGTTCCTGCTGTCGATTGTGGTGGACTGATATAGGCTCGACGTTTGTCTAACAGGTGCATGGCTTATACCGCAGATAACCAACAACGAGAATCGCTACTGACACCGACTTGTAGATCGTCATAGCCGCCGTCCGCTTTCCCTACAAGTGCAAGATGGAAATCTGCGGCCATATCGCTTAGCAAGATCGCCGCACTTCGGGAATGCGTAGTCTGTGCAGTAGAGGCAGCGACTGTATCCGTTAGGTCTGTGTAGTCTGCAGATACAACGTTCCCTTCTCCGACCTGTTTGGTGTCAGGAACGACCATCCACTTGGACAGACCCGTACCTCCGTTTCCGTTGTCGATCCCTTGGGAACGCCATTCGAGGAACAGCTCCCATGAGTAAGGAGTTGTGATCCATGTTGGCAGAACGATGGCAATCTCTTTCTGGACGAGGAGTTCGGCAGACCCAACGGTTGCACCAGGAGTCCAGATCGTTGTAGGGTCCGCGGTCATACATCCAAGTGTATTGCCAGGCCAGAGATATCGAGGAGCTCCAAACACAATAGTGTCTCCCTCAACGGCGGAGACACCATTAACCGTGAGCCGTGTCCCGATACCGTTGATGATGATGTTCATTAGATCAGCTCAGAGTTGTAGGCCCATTTGCGGTAGACCAAATAAACATCGAAGTCTATTAATGTCCCCGAAGACCCGTCAAGGTGCATATTGATCTCTTCTCCGTTGGCGATCACCGTACCGACCGTTCCCCCATCAGCGGCGATTTGTTTGCCCAGTGCATCGATCCGTTCTCGATCCCCTTCAGTCGAGTCAATGATGAGCTGATTATCACTGTTCCCGCCTTTGATGGCAATCGAACTCAGATCCACCGTTGTGGCTCCTCGAGATCGAACGACAGTCCCTAGAAGACTGATATCTCCACTGGCTGTTGCCAGAAGTACCGGCGTGGCGGTGTTGTTGGCAACATTCACCCTTACCGGTCCAAAAACTTGTACTGCTCCCGGCATGGTCGCAAGAAATGGTCCGTTGTACATAACGCCCTCCGTTGAAGTCCATCTCATAGTACCGCCTCTCGGGTACCCGAAGCAACCGGATCCAACACCCTCTTCACAGCGCCTGCTCTCTATATCTTCCCGTGTGTTTCTATACCTGTCTATACCTGTCTATACACACGTATTTTCCTTTAGTTTTCTTTCTGCCCTAAGCGAGATAGACACGGGAGCCTGAAGCTCCCGTGTCCATTGTCTCGCGATTGGGCAGATTATCTTCTATTTCTTTCTTTATTTATTATATATAGTTGTCTGTCTAGACCTGTCTAGGCCTGTCTATACCTGTCTATAGGGAGTGGATTCATATGAGCTAAGTTGTATTGATCGCATTGCGATCTAGATCATCTCGACTTGTCTTCTGAATCAACTTTGATTATGGTACGCGTTCTATGCTTCGTGGTATAAGTCGCTGCATTCAAAACCATGGAGGTTATATGAACAAGAGAGGTATTCTGATGGACCGGAACGATCAACCATCGACATTCTGGTTCTATCTATTGATCGTGCTGATTTTTCTCGTGGTACTTCTAGCCGCCAAGTCTGTAAGGTCAGAGACATATGCACCATTCTGTCCTGAGATCTACCTGGAGTGTCCTGATCGAGATTTCTCTCAGTCCCGGAATCTCTGGCATCTCCTTGAGGAGAGCGGAGCAGAAAATTGGGAGATCGCAGGTCTTCGAGCCATTACCAACAATCTTGATTCCAAAGATCCGTTAGATGTGGTCCGTACAGATTGCGGCTCTTCTGGTTGGGCACACAGACGACCAAATGACGGGTGTGATGGATTCAGTATGGGGATTTGTTCCGAACACGAATGCCCATATCACGATCAGGAGTGGAGGGACTGGGTTCTAGCTCTATTGATGTGGGACATGGAACAAAATCAGAGCCAGCTTCAGCTACATAAGTGGCGGCAGATCATGGATCTTGCTATCAATCGAGCCCCTCGTCGATGTCGACATAGAACTCGATGTATGATCTCTCTGGTAGCAATTGCTAATTCAATCCCCAGCCATGCGGCTGGAATTGGTTGGCAGACCGAGTGGGATCCAGAAGCTATGATGAATGAATACGTTCAACGTCGTCCAACTCGACATCGACAACGTCGAGTGAGTAGAGTAAGAGAACAGTGGGCTCTACAAGAGGATTGAAATGACAACAGGACCATCGACACATGACAACATCATTCCACGAGGTGCTTTTGGGCGTATTCCCTGGACAGGGAAGGCCATGCTTCATCGTCAGTGGAATCCGATCAGAACGGTGGTCTCTGGTAATGAGGATCCTACCCCAATCAAAGTCCTTGCGGACAATGGAGGGTGGGATCCTCTTCCAGATTCACTCAGCATGATCAAAGCCGCTAGCGAAGTCGAGATTATTGTTAGCCACCGAAATCTTGGTCTGAATGGATTGATTCCGGGATCTCCTAGTTGGAAAGGATTGCTTTGGATTTTTGGCGGAGAACCGGAGCGACATGGTTCAGATCAACGGATGTGGACTAAAGCAAACTGTCCTATTTGGGAGAGGACTGGAGGCGAAACTTTCGCGGAACGTTTTGACGTGGCTGCATACTCCTACATCATGTTTCAGATCTACGAGGTCAGTATAGGTGAGGTAGAACTTCTCGTTCGTCCGACCTAAAATAGGTCGGCTAATTGACCGGTTCTTTTAGAACATAGTATTTTAGTCCTGAGGAGGACGACATGGCCTTTATCGATACCGGATTGACGCATCCAGATCAGTTGATGAAAGGGTCTGCACATGACCCTCGTCGGGTCTCTATATATAATCGGTGGGTGGAGTGGCCTGCATGGAGAAACAACAGTGGAGCTGATGTGTATCCACATACATTGGCATATCCCGCTGATTATCCCCCTGATGGCACTTCTTGGGATGGTCGAATCGTCGACATTCGGGGGTGTGACCATTTGGTCATCGCGGTAACTGGAGAAGTACTAAACGCTTCCGGGATAATCACGAATGTAACAGCTTGGGAGGGAGAGCTGTGGGTAATGGCAGGGCCTCCTGATGTAGCTCAGTGGTGTCTAGTACCTGGATCTGAAACGGGAGCAATGGCGGGTAAGACCTACTACAAGGTCACTGAAGTTCCCGGCGCTTGGTTTGCGATGTTTCGGATTTCTTCTAGAACAGGCACTGGGGTCATGAAAATTGGACTGCGTCAACTGTAATGCCGATCTGGGGTGGAATATGTGGTCAGTGCGCTACTGGAGGGAGCGTTGGAATTGTCTTCCTCAAGTACAGCGCTTTAGTGACCGCTAACATTCCCGCGGGGACCAACGTGACGGGTGCTGGAGTAGCACCCAATTTGGATGTGCAGCTGGGAAACTACCTCTCAGTTGACTTTGAGGATGACGTCAACGTGTATTTGAATGGGCAGCTGCTTGAAAATGGGCCTAACGCAGGCACGCCTGATGAATGTTTATCCCGGAGACAGTCCCGCTAACGGTGACCTGAAATTCGAGTACAGGCTCAAGCAGAATGACGTCATCACGATGATCATCTGGAGCTAGAGCTCATAGAGGAGGACCATGGGAACGGAAAAGTCACTAGTACGGATGTCCGTCTTGAAAGAAGATCTTGAGAGGCTGACAGACGGCAGACAAGCGGCTATCACGGAACGTTGGAAGATGGAGGGAGGGGCCAGTGCATGTGATTCCTTCATCGCCAATATCCAAGGGTTGCAGATGAGGGCCCAGAAGCAAGCTGAATCGGAAGGCTGGAGTTTGGAGCGTTTGTCATTCGTCAAGCGTTATCTTCAGATGGCCATTGAGGTTTCTCAAGAGATGAAGCGCGCGTCTATGATTCGATACAATCAGTATCAGGGTCAAGTACAGGCGTATGAATCATTGATTCACGATACTCGGTCGAAGTTCGAGTTCGAGGATGCGAAAACTCGAGGAGAAGTGCAAGCTGATGGTGACCGGCAAGTAGGAGAACATCCTGGACCTACATTGGCTCAGCAGCGACGAGCAGAAGCTGAGGCGTTGGAAGAGCCGGAGAAGCCGATAGAGACTGACCCTTCGGATTTGACGTGTGTCTGCGGCAAAGTGTGTAAGTCGATCGGCGGGTTGAAGCGGCATCAACGGGCGTGTAGTATGGTTGTTCAGGAGAAGTCGGAGAGCCACGATGCCGAGGACACCAGACAGATGTCCGGGAGCGAGTGACGAAGAGGGCATCTTCTTTGAAGTCGCATCCAGTCCTACCCAAAATGGAGAGCTCCGGTATACCGGTACCGGTCTTTTCTTTCGTCATGATGACACAAACTACGATCTTCTAATCGATGAGACGGGACTGTCTGAGTCCCAACATGCTCTCCTCCGCCAGTTGATTCATTTTCTCGATAGTGGACCTGGTGATGGGTTCGCCTCTGGTCATGAGGAAGTCTATGCGTATGACGGCATCAAGCTGACGTCTGCGATTTGGTACACGGACAATACACACTCGACTAAGTTGTATGAGCTGGTCTATACCTACAGTGGAATCTTGGTAGCCACTGAGACGGCCAAGATGTATGATAGTGATGGGTCGACGGTATTGGCTCAAGCAGTCGATACCTATTCGTACTCGGGAGTTTTCCCGACAAAACGTGTGCGTGTAATTACGGTTCGATCTCGGATATGAAGATGCTCGCCCATATTTCGGCGAAGAGGTGATCTAGTGGCGATTCGGGTTAATGGGCAGAAAGTAGCCGGTACGCTAGGGATCATCATCAACGGTGTCGAACTGTCGGTTGAGGCAGGATCTGGAGCAGCATTTTACAGTGTGCTAGCAGATCCGCCTGACATTACTCCGGGAGAGCCGGACACTCTCCGAGAAGCATTCTCCGCGGTATTACCGCAGCGGTCGGTTGATGATTTGCCTGACGCACTGTCTAAGACAGTGCGTACAGTATTCTTATCGACTGGGATGGATGTACACGCGGTCGATAGTCCGCTGTCCGATAGTCCGATGCCGACTGTCGAAACGTTGACTTTTCTGTTGCCGAGTAACACGGTGTATTATCTAGATGATTCTCCCATAGAGACGGTGGATAGTCTAGCGGCTAGCTTGCCGACGCCGTTTGTGTGAGTTTGATATGACTGCTTTTACGCCTCAAGTAGGGCGCATCTTTATTGATCCCAGTTTGTATCCTTCTGGGACCAATAATCAGGCCCTCTATCAGATCCCCAAATTAGAGGATATTGCAGACGTATTGGTCACTCTTTCGGCTGGGTGGGCTGAACCGTGGACTCGTGTCTATACGGGTGGCGGTTACTACACACACCAGAAACATACTGTTTTAGAGAGAGCAAACGGAAGCAATAAATCTCAGATTATCCTTGCTTATGCGACATCAACTTCCTACATCAGGAGTCCCAATCAAGTAGAAGTGTGGCCGTCGAGTTATGGTTTTTGGTTGGCTTACAAATCTTCTTTATCTGGGGCGAACATTGACTACGCTGCGTTGGATCCGGAGTATGATGACAGTTTCATCTCGAGCGGAAATGCATTTCGATTTGCTCACGCGATGGATTCGTCGGTGGAGCATTTCTATAATCAGGAGTGGTATTTCGTTTGGTTAGCCGAAGAGTCTAGTCGGCGTGTAGTATTGATCTGCGAACGACCACTTCATTCGATTGGGTCCATTTTGATCATGGGAGAGGATGTGATTAGCGACCCATACAATGTGGGGACAGGTAAGTGGCGGGGTGATGGTGATATTTCTCATCCGGAACCAGATGTATATCCAGAGCTCTTTTTGGGGTATTCTCGTGGTGCTGAAGGAAATTGGTATCCACTTGCGTCACGCGTTAATACCCTCCAGTGGTACGGTACTGATCATGAGGTGAACTGGAGAGGAACCTCGTCTGGAGGTATTACTGTGCGTGAAGACCTATTGGGACCGAGTCCGTCTTCAGCACCTCCATATCACCGAGAAGCTATGATGATCTACGACAACCCGGAACGTAGACATGGGACTGTGTGGTCTGGATATGATGCGAGTGCTCCAGATACACCCGTGTCTGGAAATACTCTCAAAGGCTTGGTCGATCCCGATTTTGTCTCACTTGCCGCTCGAAGTGCATTTAGCACCTATGAGCTCTTGAATGGGGGAGACTTTTTGCATATCAAAGACGGGTTGTGTGTTGGGTGGGATCCTGCTCTCGGCTCAATGCCCACATAGGAGATGAGATGGCTACCAATTTTGCCCCATCTGTAGGCCGTGTATACATTGATCCAACTTCGTATCCTAACGGATCGAGTATTGAGCAACAGTTCCAAAGTCCTAAGCTCAACGATATTGCAGATGCGCTCGTTAACACAGGAGAAGGGTGGACCCGCGTTAATACGGTTGGGTATAGTTCTTACATGTGTTACACCATGTTGGAGCGTCTTTCCGGTTCTGATGTCGCGCAGATCGTGTTAGCGTATACGCAGAGTACTAGCTACATCAGCAGCAATAATTCCTTTTCGCAGGTCAGCACGAGTTACCTACTGTGGATCTGTTATAAGCCGTCTACGGTTGTGGCTACGCTCGATGATACCGGGTCCACTACTCCGTACCATAGTAATTTTTGTTCGGACGGTAATAGTTTCTTGCTTGCGCCTGTTCAATATGAGGGCGCGTTTCATGATAACGATTTTCACTTCATGTGGTTGGCGGATGGGGAGCGTGTGGTTCTTGTCGCAGAAAAGCCGCTACATTATCCGATCGGTGTTGCGGCGTTTGGCCCTGATTTGATTGATACGTTCTACAATGTTGGCACTGCCAATTGGCAGGGGTCTGGAGACATCGCTCACCCGCAACCTGATACGCAGGCAGAACTGTTCTACGTTCGGTGTTATCCCTCGATGACCCCCGGTCAAGACTATCCGACATCGTTGCAGTGGTACAAAACGGATGGTGTCTGGAATGGAACATATGGAGAGGGGGCTGCTGTTCGCGGAGAGTGGATTCAGAATGTTACCCCGAATGGCGTTCAGCCATTCATCCGAGAGCCTATTATCGTTTATAAGTCTGAATACGGAGCTGTGTGGCCGGATACAGGTGGTGTTGATGGGAACGGTCTCAAGGGCAGCATAGATATGGACTTCCTTTCTGCTGTCAACGCTGGGCCGAATTCTGCGAACTTGAAGAGTTACCAGCGTCTAAGCAGCGGAGAATTGCTGCACGTTTCAGACGGTTTGTGTGTGGGGTGGGACGCGATGTTCGGCCCTGTGCCTACGTAGGAGAGGTCATGGCTACCGATTTCGCGCCATCTGTTGATACCATCATCATCGATATCGCCACATATGGGTCTCTTAGTACAGGCGCTGACCAACAGGATAAGCTCGAGGCGTTGGCAGATACCTTAGTTGGGATGGGAGAAGGGTGGACCCGGGTGGCCAGTTCGGATTTTAACGGGGTCAATCAAGGGTGGTTTGTTGTTCTGCAGCACGGTGCTGGTCCAATCTATACTCAGATTTGTCTGGCGTATTGTAACGCTCTATCGGATTTTGACGGGAACAATCTTGGCGGCCAATACAAGCCAAGCAACGGCTTGTATATTGCTTACAAGACGTCTACATCCGGTGCGAATTTCGACTACTCTACAGATGATCCGAACGGGTCGACGTTCATCTCCGATGCCAACAGTTTCAAGTTTGTCTTGTGTCATGATCAGGGTACAGCTTTCCACAATAACGATTGGAAGTTCACGTGGTTGGCAGACGCGTCGCAAGTCGTCCTGGCGGCCAGCGACTCGTTGATGGTGCCTAATGGACTTTCGATCATGAGCGAAACGGCCATCGACGAGTATTACAACTCGGGGGACACTCGACCCGAACTTCAGCTCAATTGGAGTACTACGGATATGACTCCGGGTGTCGACACGACTCACGGTCATCAGTTTTATCGGTACAACGACGGCACAATGATTTCGTCGCACGGTTCAATTTGTAATGGGCTGGCGTGTCATGCGGAGATCATGACGAGTCAGTGTAACCCTGTGGAACCTTGGTTCGTCCAAAAGTTAGCGGTATGGAATGATGCCGTTGGCTCGTGTAATAATACAGGGTCAGGAGACAATTCGATCAAGGGGAACATCAACATGGACCTCCTGTCATTTATCAATCACCATAATTTGGTTGATTGGCAGCAGATTGATTCCGGGAACAATTTGCACATTCATGACGGGATCATGGTTGGGTATGACCCGACAAACGGGCCTGTTCCGACGTCCTAGATCGGTAGATTGCAGGTTGTCTGATTTTCCACTTCTGCGGTATCATTCTACTGAGAAGGGGTGAAAACCTACAGAAGCGGGAGAACGACATGAGCGATGAGAAGAAAAAACCAGGGTCGATGGTCATTCGACGTCCCCGCAATACTTGGTCTGAGGATATGGCTGAAACCGTACCGACGTCTCAGCCCATCCCAGGTGTTCACGATGTTGGGGATGACACGCCTCCGGAAGTTCCTGTTCTCAGACGAACAGTCGGTGATGTCGATACAAATAGCGTGGTTATCCATAATGTGTCTGTGATCGCTCCTGGCCGCGATCTGATGAATGCGCTCAAGCTTATGCCCGTCACTTTGCAGTATCACTACATTTCTCCAGTGAAGGATGGGTTCGTCGAGCGCGCATTGAAGACTCGGCCTTCAGTCGTAGTGGTTTGTTCTGACGGGTGTTCGGTCATTTCCGGCCATCGAATTTGCGAGGCGGTTAAAGGCTCTTCGAATACTCCTGTGGTGTTCGTGAATAATGGAGAACTCCCACCGAACTTTTCACATGAGCCCTTCGCTGATGTAGATGTGCTGTACCCTACCAATTTCGAAGAGCGATTCAATCTTGTCGTCGAATTGGCTCGAATCGCGTACAATGTTCCTGTTCCCAGTGTTCGTGTAGGACCTAGTCCAGCGGAAGTGAAATTTGTCAAGTATAGGAGCCGAACATGGGCTTTCATCGGGATACCATTCACATCTATCGTATCAGGCGCAATAGCTTTGTGGCTGACGAACGACCCAGAGTTGGCAGCGCAATTTGCGCTGATTATGGGTTTCGTTATAACCGGGACAGCAGTCAGTCCACGCTTGATCGAAAAGATTATCGAAAAGTGGGTTGGGCGCTGATCATATTGTTGTGGGTGCTCATGGTTCTGTTTTTTGCAGGGTGTATGGTGGTGTCTTTTATCTAGGGGTGCTGTTGTACGCCTTCTGCATCTCCGGTATTCTCTACCAAAACGCCCTTCGGGGCAGTGTGAAAATCTCTACCATTTAGGAGGACCGTATGGCTGATTTCGGAATGACCTTGTTATCGTACTTGCTTCCTGTCATCGCGGCTGTGTTGACTGGGCTCATTTCTTGGGGGCTTTCCAAGCTTTTCAAGAAGTGGGGGATCGACTTGGATCTCACCAAAGACGCGACTGTTCGATCTGCGATTCGGACGGCGATCAGTGGCGCTGAAGAGTGGTCTGAGAGGAAGCTCAAGATCGAAGGGAAGAAGCCAGAGGGTGCCGAGAAGGCCAAGTGGGTACATGCTCAAGTATCTCGTATGTGGCCAAAACTTTTGCCTAACGATCTCGACGGCATGATCGATGAGGAGCTCTCCCTCATGTCTGGAGTCGGGGCCACCGGGGATCGAGTTATCGGCGCGCGGCTCTATCCGCCTGTGGGGGCGCTTGATGGGAAGATGCCACTTAATGAGACTACGGTAGAACAATGACGGTCACCGCTGCTATTCTGGCTATTGTGGCCGCTCTTCTTCCGCTCTTCGTGAAATGGCTTAATACAAAAATGGAGGAGAAGCCGGATGGACTTTCCACCCTCGCTCGATTCCATGCACAAGAAATCCGCGACCTTTCTACCGCTATGGAGTCTGGTACTGCTACTGACGTGGCTTTTGTTTGGGCTCGGCATGATCGGATGTTGCTCGACGCCGGTTTGTCCCCCTCTCGATCCGGAGGTGGTGGTAGTCGACAACTCCGAGATCTCAAAGAACTCCGACGGGACGTACACAGTCACCGTTGGGTGGATGTTGCGTCGCCTCGAGTACGAACAGAGTCTCCTCGCCGCACTCGGGCGCTGCGAAGAGGGGATGCAGTGAGTATTCCAATTTTGGATTGAGTGCATGCCTGAAGAATATGATCCTAGACTTGATGAGGCTCCCCCTTCGGCGGCTGAAATTGCAACGTTGACCGGGTTAGGCGCGGCATCGATTGCCGCGCCCTATACTTCACAGTTTACGCGAGCTGTTCACCATTTGGGGTCGCTTGAATCGGACAAACGTTTGACCAGCAAACTAATACGTCGTCTAGAGGATGCGGCAGACGTGGCCCGCGGTACTGTGACGCGTTTTTCAGATCTACCGCCTGGCGGTGAGTTTACTGCTACGGGGCTTAACATTTCCCCTAAAGGGGTGAAGGTATTTTCTCCATATGTGGAGGTTTCTTCTTATACTCCTCCGTTTACGGTGGCCCATGAATTAGGTCACGCCCAGCAGGGAAAATCAAAAGCTCGCATTCTGCTTTCCGGCTTGTTGAAAAGCAGATTCATGAAGTATGCGCCGGCCTTTGGGGCGGCGGTGGCAGATCCTGATTCTGTCGAAGGTAAATATATCGTTCCTGGTCTAGGGATCGCTCGTGGAGTACATACATTAGGCGATGAAGCCGGTGCGTGGGTGCGGGGAAGAAATATCCTTCGTCGGGCCGGATTACCGACAAAAGGATTAGCTCGGTCAGCGTCTGGGGCGTTGCTGTCGTATTTGCCACAGATGGTGGCGGCCGGATCGATCCCTCTTGCTATTCGAGCTATCAAGAAACGATTGGCTGGAGGTGGAGGACGCGCTGAAGAACCCTTGAAAGAGGCGGCCCGCAAACTCGACGGCAAGTATCGTTTTCAAGGTTTTCCGATTTCCATTGAAACCGCGAAGGGGGCCACTCGTTCGGGTATCGATAAAGACGGTCGTGAATGGTCCGTCAAGATGAACTGTGATTATGGCTATATCCGAGGGACGGAAGGGTATGATGGAGAACATCTCGATGTTTTCATCGGTCCCCACGAAGATTCCATCTCGGTGTTTGTGGTCCGGCAGATTCATCCGGACACGAAGAAGTTCGACGAGGACAAAGTGTTGCTTGGGTTCAAGTCCCAAGAGAAAGCGCTCAAGACCTATCTCGGCAACTATGATCGGAAAGATCATGTAGACGGGATTCGGGAGATCCCCCTCGACGCTTTCCGTGCTATGATTAAAGTGCACAAGGGGAAAAAATTGACTGACACCGACACGATCCAAAAGGTCGCCCAGTTTCTCCTTCCCGGATTCCGTATTGTTCTAGCGGCTGAGAACGCGAGTGCACCTCGGTTAAGCGGGGGGTTGAAAGGAACTACCGGCAAGAAACCGAAACCACCCGCGATGAATCTCACACAGGGCAGTATCAGTGTTCCTGGTATGCGAACCGGATCCACAGCGACTGACACCAACTTGATGCCGAAGATCCGCTCCGATTCTTAGTTCACCAGAGTTCCCTCTGTACTTTTCATATCAGCTCCTCTATAGTTGCGAAGTCAGTATAAGCTGACACATACATGTGTAACTATATAGGAGAAGAACAATGTCAGCACTGTTGGATTCCATGTTTTGGGTCGCCGAAGACGGCGAACCGTGGCATAAGGAAGGAACCCGAATTGAGTATCGAGTCACTACTGGAAAGGAGGCACAGAAACTCGCAGGCTGTGAATGGGGTGTAGAGTTGCGGCCACTCTACTTTCAATCTAGTCTCAGCATTTCACGACAGGCGGCAGATGGGAGTCAGTATGAAGAGCGGCAGCTAGTCGAAACTGACCAATGCGCGGTCATTCGGACCGACACGGAGGGGTATTTGGCAACTGTCGGCCGGAAGTTTGAACCGCTGCAGAACGATGAATTCTTTTCGCTGATGGATGAGATCGTTGGGCAAGAAGAGGCGGACTATCGAACAGCTGGATCTCTGAAAGGAGGCCGCGTCGTGTGGGTCTTGGCGTCTCTACCTGGTTATCTCAAGGTCGGCAAAGATGATCACATCGCTCAGTTTCTTCTGGCGTCTAATGCGCATGACGGGTCCCAGTCGTATCGCATCAACCCGACCACAGTGCGGGTGGTGTGTAACAATACGCTCACCATGGCAAATTCTATTGCAGATCAAACAGAGGCCAACGGGGGCGTGAGTGTGCAGCGGTTCTGGCATACGTCTGGATTGCAGAAGAGAGCTTGGGACTACGCCAAAGCTATGGCTCAGATTCGAGTCTTGTTCAAGAAGTCCGAGGAGGTCTATCAGGAGCTCGCCCAGTGTGAAGTGAACCAAGAGGATGTAGACAACTTCTTGGAGGACGTCTTCCCGATTCCCGAGGATGCCAAGCGTCCGACGCGCATGTTGAACATGCGCGAGTCGGTGCTTCACAAGTTCGAGGGCGCTGGATTGGGATCTGATCTCATTACAGCTCGAGGAACCGCATGGGGACTTTACAATGCTCTTGCCGAGTTCGTGGATCATGATCGTGGCAATAGTGTGGATCAACGACAGTACAACTCGTGGTTTGGTACTGGCGCTTCCATGAAGGAGCGCGGTTTCATTCACGTCGCCAATTGGCTGTAGACCCTAAGTGCGCATTTCTGCGCACAACTCCTTAGTTCATAACAGGAGCTCCGCTAGGAGTTTCTGTTAGCTTACGTAGGCTAAAAAAGTGAGCACGGTTCTCTAGGCTGATATGGATGAAGGCCAGTATAGAACTTCTTACCGCATACTAAAAATACGCGGGTCCGACTTACTCCTTTTGTCTCGCCGCGTACTGTAGAGTTATGGAGTAGACTTCTTCCGGCCGCCGTTCTGCGCTCGCAAGCGCATGCGGCGGCCGGCTCGCCAATCCTCGACGGCCTCTCGGCCGTGTCGGATCAGGAGCCCAGCCGCCACACCGCTTGCAAACGCAACGGTGGCGGTGATGAACAGTATCATGTTTCCTCCGTTTCTCTAATTACTTATACAGGATACTAAAAAACGGGTGATTTCGTTCCCTTCATTGCGTATCCTTGATTCCGGTTCGACTCTCGAACTCTCCTCACAACTCTTGAGTTGGTTTTGGCAACAAGAGTCCTCACGGACTTCTTAATACCCTTGACGGGTCAACGGGAATCACCCGCTCGATCTCTCAACTGTCCTACAGATCAAGCCAGTTCTTGGCCCGATTGATCCGCCCTCCGGTTCGGCATCTGTCTTTCTGGCGGCTTGCTTTCACCTTACGCGATGCTTTTTGGGTCTTGTACTCAGACTTCAGCTTCCTCAGTGCAGCATCGGTCCGCTGTTGAACGACTTTCGCTTCTGCCCGACGGGTTTTTCGCGATCTTGCCATTGGTTTCTCCGTTAGGTAGTTTCCGATCAAATACTTATACCTATGAAATCATTAATTTTTTAGTTCAAATTCATGGTATAAGACGGAGCTGTCATAAAGGAGGAAATATGAAGCTCATAATTTACACTGATGGAAGTTGCTACCCAAACCCCGGGCCTGGTGGAGGGTGGGGTGCAGTGATAACCACGCCTGATCATGCTATTTTGGCCTGTGGTCGAACTGCATCCGGATTCGGCTCAGTGATGATGCCGATGAAAGATGACCCAACTCCACGAATGCTCACCACCAATAATCGGCAAGAATTGATGGGCATCTTGATGGCGCTGAGACTGTTAGAGGCAGAAGGTCATCATATCTGGGTTTGGTCGGATTCAGAATGGGCCGTCAATTCGATTTCTGGGAAATATCGATCCAACAAAAACAAGGATCTGCTCGACCAAATTCGGATGGAAATCAAGCGATTAGGTACAGCTCATTGTAAATTTCGTCATATCAAAGGACATGCAGGTCACCCACTTAATGAGCTGGCTGATAGGTTGGCTGGAAAAGGGCTACAAGCGGTAGACAGTCTCAAGATTGAGGACGGTAGGTGGCTAGATGATGAACATCAGAGGTTAATAGAAGTCGTTGGTTTTCTTCCCCAAGATATTTCGGATGGAGGAGGATCTTCGCGAGCCTCCTCCACCCTAGTGACATACCATCACACACTTCGGATCAGTTTTCGTTAGTCGTAGTCGTCTCGGGAGGTATAGACCTCCCGAGCGACATTGATCTCGTCTTTTTGGAAGCCTGCTTGTTTTAGCTCTCGCGGAAGATTGACGTGTCCGTACTCATCGATGGACAGATTGATCTCAGTTGCGGCGATGTCTGTTCTCGGATTGGCTACACGTACTTTCAGCGACTTTCTTGTATCGTCTAGGACGACAAGGGCGCGATCATCTTCTTTGGCTGCATGTGGAATCCCTCTTTTTAGTCCTCTCTCGTTCATCATACGCATGACCAGTGTCGCTGTATCTGCAGAGCGGTATCTTGTTCTCATCTTCTGTAGAAGTGTTTGGATTTCATGCCACCGTTCCAGGCCGTCTTTTTTGGTGAGTAGGGCGTCCAGCGTGTCGATGACCAATAGATCGTAGGATTTTCTTTGTGCAGCGCGGAGAGCTCTCTCCATCCCGTCCAGATCAATCGTTCGGGCTACGTTGATGGTGCTCAAATTCAAATCCGCGCGGCGCATGAGTTCGAGATCCAACATGACGGTAGCGATGATCCCGATTGTCTGATGGCGCTGTTGCGCTGTTCGCAGTGCAGCGAGGAGGAGCCGTTCTGGATCACTCCCCGCGGCAAAGTAAATGGTCGTGATTTGTCCTCTGAGATACCCTCCGTTTAGTGCTGTGTCCAAGGCGACGCTTCCTGTCTGAAAGTAGCTTGGCTTAGCGCGTTTGGTTTTTCTCCACCTTTTAGCTTCTTCGGCTTGACGTCGGAGCGACTTCATAAGTCTTCCTCCTCGAATCCATATTCAAACAATGCTTGACGCAGCTTTCGGTTCTCTAGGTCCAACTGCTTATTACGCGCAAGGAGCTCAGCGATCTTCTTTGATGCTGTGGCGTGTGAGACAGAATCGATGTGACATATTGGACAGGGCGTGTCTGCTTTCTGTCGGTCATACCAGACCAAATTACACCAGCCTTCGTCGGCATCTATGAGCATGTATTCCCGGTCCATTAAAGCAAGTGTGTCTGCAATAAAGTACAGCCAAGATTCGTTTTCGCCAATGCGATCTACTAGTGCATCTGTGATAATGTCTGGGGTCATGTTCAATACATCATCGAGCTGTTGTTCGATCCCCGTAGCAATCCGATGTAGGATGGAGATCAGTTTCTTGCGTGAGATCTTCTCCGGTTCTTTTTGTAACAGGCGAATAAGGCTTTTTAGCCGACGGAGTTCGGATCCCTCATGGTTCAAATCGCTCGAGATCTGCTTTAGCACCTCCCGCGCGAAGTCTGTGGTCGATATCATAGCAACCTCCTTCGTATTTGTTGTGCTCTTATACAGGCTAAAAACGACGCCACTGGACCGTCACGGTGTTGTGTTCGCCCGGTCCCGGCTCCTCCAGTAACCGGAGGAGATGAGACCGGTTACTATTGCAACCGGGGTCGGCATTCACGTGAGCTCTCCCTCCCCCCGAATGGGGTTGTCCACTCACCACCATGGGCGTCATTTCTTGTGACAATTCTGTACGGTGTACACCAGCCCCGCGTTAGCGGGTGCTTCACCTTAGCTGGTGCTACCTCTCCGAGCGTACTTCAGTCTAGGGAGCTGTGGACGTTTCCGTCCGGTCCCCATTACCTTTCCTACTAGGTACGGAAGGTCTGACTCCGTACAGGTTTGCAAGATCGAACGCTCACGACACGACACTTCGCAGTGCAACTCCCGGATTACGGTATCTGGAAGTTTTCGATCTCTCATTTACTTATACCTACGAGATTCAACACTTTCCCGACTCTCCTGGACATGCGACTGCTGTGGGTTTCTTCAAGTCCGGCGGCTAGAGCTCGAGCTTCTAGATCGAGGATTGAATCGCCGAACTCGATCAGGAATTCTTCGGGTCCGATGATCTCTCCAGTATTCTCGCTCTCTAGTTGTCTTTGTGTGCGCACTTGGTCTATCCTGAGTTGGTACTGGACTAGTGTCCGTACGATTCGTGCTGCAACAAGGTCCGGTAGGACAGACAACGCAGTCGGACATGCGATGAGCGCATCTCCCACGAGTTGACGAGTGAATACCTCTTGTTTGATCTCCTGGCCGTAGTTCTTGTTGGCGCGATTCATCACATACTGTTTCAAATCGTCTTTCGTCATTCCCTTCTCCTGTGGTAGGTTGTGAATATGGACGCTTCCTTCTTCCAAGATCCGACCATTCGTGATTTCATCGCTCGTGACATTCAACAAGCGGGCGATGAAGCCACGATGGTCAAGAGTGCAGGTTTTCTCGGCCCAGCTTTGATGGTCGGTGGTTTGGGCGGTCTCTTATACGCCGGAGCGAAAGGGCTCAAGGGGGTGCGTAAAGCATCTCCTCCTGGTCAGCGCTGGCGTCAGCTTCGTCGTCGAGCGCTTGTGACGGGCCACCCAAGAGCTGGACGTCCACCAACTCCCAAGGCTGACCCCACTTTGTCTCCAAGGCGGATCTAATCTTTTTAGGCAGATCTTTCATTCGAGGTTGTGGTTCGTCATACAACTTGTCGACGAGGCCGTACAGTCGAAGTTGATCGGATACGATGGCTTTCCCTACTTCTGCAACGACTATTCGTGCATCACATCCACCACTGTGCAGCCTGATTACTAGTCGACTTCCTAAGCACCAAAGCCCTCGTATTTCTTTCGCAAGCTTGTAGTCATAACGCAATGCGAAGTCATTACTTGAGCTGAAGTGATATGCAAGGATCGGGGTTGGGGCTGCTTTGTTGTTGATCAAGACGTCGAGAAACCACGCATCGTCGTAGAGCGCCCACTCGAGTTCTAGCTCTTTGTCTTGTAGGGTGTTGTAAACGAGTGTGGAGTATCCTCGTAGGTCGAAGTAGCCGTCGATCAGAATGATTGGATTGCGTGTGATCAAAAGTTGTCGGTATCCCCACTCTATGGTGGCGGAAGGTGTACCGTGCTGTTGTAGATAAGACACAACTGACTCCATAAAGTCCTCCTTCTCTAGGTTCTGTGCGGTCTTATACGACTTAGGAGGGCTGGAAGATGATCGCGGTCTGTGTCTCTTGTTCGAGAGCGTGTTTCATGTCAGCAATGGACGATTCTTCCTTGTCGGCGAGATTCTCAGCGATTTTGATGAAGTTTTTCAGGGCTTTCTCAGCACTCTTGAGCAGCGCCGTTCCTCCCTCTGATGTGAGGTCTCCACCGGCCATTCCAGCGCGGCAGAGGGCGATTGTCTTCAGAATGTCTAGAAGTTGTCTATGGTGACTGATCAAGGCCATGAAGATCTTCTGTAGGCCAGTGATATTCGGCACGCCGATGTGCGTGTCATAGAACACGCAAGCCCGCGCCCACCCATCGGGCGTGCCTATGATTTTTTTATTTCTTGTCCTACGAACTGAGCATCGCTGACTGTGCGTCGTACTCGTTGCTCGAACCACGTGATGTTGACCATGATCAAGTCTACGATGGCTGGGTTCTTCTGGAGGATCCATTGCAGACGTTTCTCAAAGAGTGTTCCAATGCTTTTCCAATCGCGGGAAAAGGCATTTGGAAGTTCGTTTGGGATATTCGAATCTCCGGGAATCTCGTTGTCGATTCTTTGAACTGTCAGGGCGTAGAGTAAGAATAGCCGGAGCTTCATCTTGGTGGTGGACGTCATCGTATGCCCTACGATCTCGAAAATCCACCGATCGACTAAGGTGACTAATGTGGTTGGGATGGTACGAAGGACCAGTTTGATTTTGCCGGCGAAAAGGGGGACTTCTTGTTCTGCGAAGTCGTCCCACAGAAGTCGCGTTACGTCAATCGGTTCGAGCGACGCTTCGATTTTCGATCTCAACTGTTTGTTGTCTTCGAGGATTGGATCCAGATCTTTTAGTTTGGATCCTGCGTTGCCAACCATAGCAGCGATTCGGGAGGCGGTTTTGACTTCCTCTTCCGTTGCCGGTTGTACGCTAGGGTTGGGGATTTCTTTCTTCTCTTCCTCTTTTGACTCCTCTACAGGAGTGAGGGGGTCTGCGTCGATCTCCTCTCCGCGGGCGATACGTGCTTGACGATCGGCCTCTTCGGGAGTGTAGCCTCCGCTGAGTTTTTGGTTCTCAGAGTATCCGGCCCCGATACCCCGCTGTAACCGATCTTGAATTCTTGTTGACATGGGTTCTCCTATTGTTGGTCCTCTGATAGTACGTTATCTTACAGAAGGACGGTACATTATCGAGGTCGATTATGGAAATCGCAAGTATCATTCACGATCGAATTCGTCGAATGTTAGAGAAGACCGCGGCGCCCCGGTCACGGTTGTCAACGCGGGCGCTATTGCAACATGGAAAGGATATCTATGGAGGTCCGGTGTCTGCTTCGGGATTGGTGCCTGGTCCGGCTAGTCTGATTGATCCTAGATCGTCTGGTTCTCTGACACGGCGATTGTGGTCCTGGACCGGTCCGACTAGTGCTGACTCCGCAGGTCCAAGCACCGTCTCTTCTGGTCTTTTGGAGAGACTTCGTAATCGGACTTCTAAGGGTTCTGCAAGCTAAGAAGAACTGGCTGAGGTGATGTCGGATGACGTCACCTGGCTCAGCCAGTTCAAGAGATAGGATGTCTGTGCCGGCGATGTGATGCGAGCCCGCCGCCAGTTTGGGCGACGAACCTGCACGTAGGGCAGGTTAGCGGCGGGACCGCTTCTTCCTGCTCTTCTTCCGGCTCTTCCTCCGGCCCTCGTCCCGGTCCTCGTCCCGGCGGTCGTTCCGCCGGTCGACAGCACTCTCTAACCTTTCGACCTGTTTGGCCGTCTCCGTGGCGCTCTGGAACGCCTTGGCCAGGTTGGACTGGCCCAGGCCCACGCTCTCGGCGTGGGCCCTCAGGTGCTCCCCCTGCGTAGCCACCTCCTGGTGGATGTTTGCCAGGAGGGCCTTCTTGGCATCATCACTCTCCTGCTGTCCCAGGAGGTTGAGATGCGCCTCCAGACGGTCATGGGCCTTCTGGAGGGTCGTCAGGCCGTCATTGGACGACCCTAAGCGGGTAAATTCCTGCGTTAGCAGGAGCACCCGCTCCGTCACCAGGTCTGGCATGGCCTCGACGTGCCCCCGGAGGGCCGCCGTCTCGCAGAGGATATCCTCTGCGAGATCATCGAGGTCGTCTACCTTATGGCGGACGTCCCCGATGACCAACCGGTTCCAGATCGCCAGGCCGACGCCGGCGGCGCTTGTCACGGCGCCGCCGATGAGCAGGCCCTTGTCGAGCCCGCTCAGTTTTGTGGTTTGGCCTTGCGGCCGGAGGTTTGTTGCTTCGACACTCTCCCCTGCGGAGGGGAGAGCTGTGACGTTGTTAGGATTTCCCATCTTCTTTTTCTCCTTTGTTCACTTCGCCAAGTTGGCGAAGCGATTCTCCAGTTGACGTCTCGACGCGTCGAACTCGTCTCTGAGCTGCTCCCAGCGACGTCTCGACGCGTCTAACTCTTCTTGGATGGCCCGGAGAGCCTTGTCGATCTCCTCGGACCATCCTTCTAATTCTTTGACTCGGCTGCGGGTCCCCCCGTTGGACACAAGGGCCCAAATGGAGAACCCGACAGCCCCAACACTGGCCATCAGGGCTACTCCTGATGACCAGCCCATTTCTGCGGCGTCGTACGCCGGACGGTGCGGTGGTTGGTGCACCACAACGACCGGTCCGCCGCCGTCTTGTTCCATAGGCTCCTCCGCGTATGGTAAGTTTTGGTTATGCTACTAAAAATATTTAGCAGCGCGTCTCTACCCACTTATACGGCGAAAGACGAAAAACTTCTTGACATTGGCAAGTTTGATAGATTAGGTTTTGCTTTGATGAAGCTGATGGGAATTACTGAGGCAGCGGCCAAATTGAATCTCAGCCCCTCGACATTGAGACGGTTAGAGAAGTTGGGTCAGGTTTCGCCCGGTAGAACGCCCGGCGGCCATCGACGGTATACAGAAGAGCAGCTGGAAGATCTGCGAGTGTATTTGGAGAAGAAAACGCTTCGTCGATCTGTGTTTCGTGGAGTCACACTAGGAGATTGATGTGAAAGGAGATCAGAATATTCCAGGTGTTCCACCTCCTGGCGTGTCACGAGAAGTTGATTCGCAAACAGGTAGATATGAACAAATCAGTCGGCGGGGGAGTTCCTTTAGCCAAGCACGGGAGGCGATTGAAATGACAGACGATCAACATCTAAAAGGCGGGCGACGAAGACGGCAGAAGCCCGTAGACCCCCAACGTCAACAGCGGCGGAAACGTCCCCGACAGAGCCCCCACCCCCGTAAACAGCAGAAGCGGGTGCAGCGACAACAGCGCGAAGAGCCGCAGCGACCGCCGCGTGAAGAGCCGACATTAGTCCATCGGCCCCAACATCGAAAATCGGATCTCTTGGTATCCAGATCTTCTACTGCCCACCGACCTCGCTCTGGTCAAGGCGGAGACACTGTTGCTCTTCCTCCGCGGCGTCGGTCGGGAATGCGTACGTCGTACGCGTTCATCAACGGTGTGGACGGTCGAGAGTTTCAGTTCAAAAAGATGAGCTCGGAGTCCAAGACGGCGGAGGCGACCAACTACGATTTGGGCATGATGAGTTTGATCGCGTTGGTCCAAATCGCTCGAGGTGCAGATCCGGTGGACGTCCTCCGAGCTTTCAAACTCCGCATCGTGGATGAGAATGGTCAGGTCTTTTTTGACTTCCGCGATTTGGAAGAAGCGCCGGATCAAGATGCCCCCTTCTACGAAGAAGGCGAAGAAGAGTACGAAGAGTATGATGCTGTTGTGGACGACCTCTACGCGGAAGAGGCTTATGACAGTGACTACGATAGATATGATGACTACGACGACGACGACTACTATGAAGGGGCAGGCGGCGTAGGCTATTAGAGGGAGGACGCATGCTGCAAGTCAATACGGAAGGCATCAAAGTTGAAAGCCACAGTGTGGATGTCGACATTCCCTGGATCGCGCTGGTTACAGCGGGGGCAGTCGTAGGCCGCGTAATCCAATTCTTCGGGCGGACCTCTCGACGGGACAGGCGTTCGGAGATTCGTGAGGAGAGGCAGCGATGGCGTCAAGAGTATGAAAGTATTCTAGACGAGATCCGAACGCAGCGGTCAATAGCCCGTGATTGCTGATGGCTAAGAAAACACGCAAGCAGAGAAATCGCCCGCGCAGGCGGGTGCCTTATAAAACAGGGCGAGCGGTAGTTTCACAGGATTCTTCGGCGCAATCCGGGACTATTCTGGATGATCGGTCCAGACGGGTGGGTCAATTTGCACTGAGTGACGGTGTATTTGATCTGGATACTGCTCTACAATCTGCTCAAGAACTTGCGTCCACTGCGCAACAGCAGCAGTGGGAAATTCGAGCTATCTTTGCTCTTCGCCGGCAAGATTCCCCTGTTCGAGGTGCGATAATCAAACCGATTCGCCAAGTCGGGCTGTTCTTGTTCAAGCCTCGAGGGTTGACAATCGATGTCGCTGAAGACGTGATTCATCGTCTCGGGTTCGAGGAGGCAGATATGCGTCTCCGAGAAGCGCGTGATGATGCAGGACGCGTTGTCAAAGATAAGTCGGTCATTTTTGTGGTTGAAGATCCTGCTGGTACAACGGGTGTGTCGACTATCAATCGGAATACTCTCGTTCGCCATCTGTTGAGCATGTGGAGAAAACCTCCAGTCAACACCAATGGGATCATACAGCTCTGGTACGATCGGATTAATATTCGACTTTCTCGCGCTGATCTGATGAAGACGTCCGCACGCGATACTCTTTTTGGACACTTGCAGCATGTCCTCGAGTTGATGAAGCAAGGGTTTCGATACGATCCGTGGGCTGGAGATCAACCGAAAGAGGGTCAACTTCGGAGAGTTAACGAACAGGGGTTCGGGCCATGGGTGAAGGATCGACAGTAGTTATCCGGGTGGATGCACGAGAGAAGACTCCCGAAGAGCTGCTCATCGCGTTCAATCCGATCGTGGATCGATTTAGTCAGTGGATGTCTCAACACACCATCGTACCGCAACCGTTGATCCGTAGTGAACGAGAACTCATTCGCCAGTTTTTACTCTGGCTATCCGGAGATGGTCATGCAGAAGACCAACCAAGTTCGGAAGATCAAGACCCCTCTCTCCAAGTCTCAGATTCTTGAGGCGTCTAAGTATCGCCTGTATCTCTTGGTCAAAGACGCTGTTGTACAACACGCTGATGATGGAGGCGCTATTCTTCCAGCGGGTCGGATGATCCATCTGTTAGATCCTCAGGCTCCTGAGCTGGAGGACGAATATCTCGCGCTCGAGCTCTATATTGATACTCCACAATACTGCGATCCTCGTTCCGGTCTTCCCGAGGGGGTAACTCACGCCCAAAACGGTGGGCGAGGGTTCCGTCTTCTCCCAGTTCCACTTGGACAAGAACAGGAGTGGCTGCGGGTCGCTTCTGAGAAGTATCACGCCAAAGATTCTTCTGTCTCTAAATAGACCCTTCCATACAGTTCCCTCTTCCCGCTTGATGGATTGTGTTGTACCGGCGATACTGTAAGCGGTCCTCTGCCGGAGCAATTTCATCATGATGGACAGTCAAGATATCAACGCGATCCTCGACGGCCAACAAGACGAGATGTGGGGAATGTCCGGTATGGGCGCATCTCCGTCGTATGGAGAGGAGTTCTCTGCCTCCGCTATGAGCGGCGTTGCGGAGATCGGCTTGCCGGCTATGGGATTTGGGGCAGCTGTTACTGGCTGGTCGGCTGCAACCCGCATGGGAGTCGATCCTGCTTTCGGAGCTCCTCGAGCTGGCTGGCGAATGGGGTCCAAAGTGGCCAAAACCTTTCGTGCGGGGGCCATTGCAAAAACTGCGTTGAGTGGAGCGGGCCTAGCTGTTGGTATGTTTACTGGCATACTGCCTGGGCTTGCTCTTGACGCTGCTGTGCGCGGGGTAGGTGGAAACATAATTGAGGGGGCTCAATCCTATACGGCTACCAATCGATTTATGCAGCAGCTCGGTAATGAAACCGCTGGCTTTGGTGGACAATCCATTCTGGGAGTCGGAGGCGCCGCTTTTCAGAACGCACAAGAGTGGACTCTTGAGCATGGGGCCGACGCGATGTCCAGTATGGGGGAAAGTACTGGTTTAGGGACGCAAGGCATTATGCAGATGGGCGGAGAGATGGCTACCAGCGGAATGCTGGGTGAGGTTCGCAATCCGCAAGAGTTCCTCTCTAAGTTCCGTGAGAAGCTTGGTCAAGTTCGTGAGGTGTCTCGTACTTTAGACATCTCTCTGCAAGAAGCAACGGCAGTGATGCAGCAGCTTCAAGATGCTGGCATTTCATCCGAAGGGCAGGTCGGCTTGAGTACGCGTGCGGGTGCAATTTCGGGGCTGACAGGTCAATCACTCGACGTTGTTATGGGCGCTGGTATGGAGGGGGTTCAAATGGGCGCCCAACTGGGCATAGGGGCGGACCGGTCTTTTCAGGTCGGGATGCAGAATCTCAGTTCGTCGTCTGTCATGTCTGGATTGGGGGCGATTGATCCGCGTACATTGGCTCGTTATGGGGGCGCTACGGGTCTTGCCCAACAAATGACTCAGATCGATCTGCAGATGGGTATGACCCACGGAGGTCAAGAACTCATCTCGCGGCTTGTCAATGAAGAGGGTTCTGGTTTCGATTTTGCGCGTATGGGGACCGCGCGGGGAGGAGAACGTCCTGGGAGTCGGCGAGACATTGACCCGTACGCGATGGCCGATCTTCAAGAGGACTTTCTCGATAACCAACGGGGCATTGTTCTGGGACGTATCTCGCAGCTGCGAGGAGAGTACACGGACGATAAGGAGTTCCATCGAGCTCAATATAGCTTTCTGCGAGAGATGGGTATTGACGATCCACAGATGCAACAGGCCTACCTCCAAAATCTCCGATCTGCACCGACTATGGATCTGTTAGAAACGGGCCAACAGATCGAGAGTGACGAGCAGATGGCCGCTGAGATACGGTCTCAAGCGCGTCAGGCGTTTAGTCGCGTATTTTCGGATATGGGTGATTGGATCAATGAAGCCATCTCTCAGCCCATCCAAGAGTTTGGCCGGACGATGGCCCGAACATTCGAGGAAGCTGGACAGGCCATCAGTGAGGCGTATAGCGGACGGCCTGATAGTCCTACTGGGATGATTGCTCCGGATGTAGCTGCTCTACAAGAATATGGCCGCGGCGTATGGATGGGGAATTTCGATCAAGGATATTCTCGAATGGAGATCGCCGATTTTATGGAAGGCGGCGGCGCATTTGGTACGTTCCAAGAAGAAGATCGTCGAGGGTTTTTTAGTCGAAGTGGTTTGTTGGCAACGGAAGATAATCGCCTCGCGGCTTGGGCAGTAGAGCAGGAATCAGAAGGTCGGTTGGATTTGAGTGGGATGGGAATTCGAACAGCTCGGACAGAGGCACAGCGTCGCCGTCTTGAAGATCGTGGA